CCGCGGCGGCGGGTGCCGGGTTCGCCTCCAAGGCTGCGAGTCTCGCTGAGACCGTGGCCGGCCCCCTCGGTCTGGCGCTGGGCCTCGGGTCGTTCGCGCTGGAGCTGTTCGGGCAGAACAGCGAGGAAGCTAGCCAGAAGGCCCAGGAACAGGCCCAGTTCACGCAGAATCTCGCTCAGGCTCTGAAGCAGTCGGGCGGTGCGCTGGACGCGAACGTCCAGTCCACGATCGCGAACCAGCTCGCCACCGACAACAACGCCAAGACCCTGGAGAAGTACGGGGTCTCGATCTCGGACATGCAGCAGAAGCTGCTTGCCGGGAACGGGGCGATTGACAAGACAGTCGCGGCGTTGCAGGCGCAGAAGGACGCGATCACTGACAACGCGAACAACTACGCGCAGCTGGGCGAGACCGGGTCCAGCATTCTGTTGGAGTCGTCGCAGAAGCAGGTCGACGCGATCGATGATCAGATCGGCGCGTGGAAAGCGCTGGAGACGGATCTTGCCGGCCCGATCCAGCAGCAGAAGGACATGCGGGATGCGATCAACGCGTCCGCCGCTGCTCTCGGTATCCACACCGACAGGGTGTCCGACGCTCAGCGGTCGCAGGAGGCTTATGACTCGACGTTGCTCAGCGCGGCGCAGTTGTACCTCCAGGACACGTCGGCGATCAAGCAGTACACCGACGCGGTTGTGTCCGCGGCCGGCGCGAACTTGACTGCGCAGCAGCAGTTCCAGCAGCTCGACGATGCGGTCACCTCGGCGCAGAACGCCGTCGTGGCTGCGGCCGGTGGTGTCGAGTCGGCCCAGCATTCCCTCGTGGATGCAGGCAACGCGGTCGATTCAGCCCGACACAGTGAGCAGCAAGCCGTGATCGCGGTCACCGAGGCCCAGTACCAGTACCAGCAGTCGCTGCGGCAGGAAAAGCAGGCCCAGGACAATGTGATGGCCGCGAGGCAGGCGGCGGCCGATCAGATGGCAAGTCTTCACCGGCAGATGGCCGACCAGGGCGACAGTCTCGCGTCGGCCAAGCTGCGGTTGGAGCAGGCCCAGGAGGCTGTGGCGAAGGCCGGGCTGTCCGGGATGACGCTGGACCAGCTCGGTGACCCGACCGCGGCGAACGCCTCGAAGTTCCAACTGCTGCTGGAGCTGTCCCAGGCGCAGCACGCGTTGAACGACACCCAAGCACAGGGCGCCGACCTGGCGAAGCAGAACGCCGCCGCCCAGAAGGAAGGCATCGAGGGCAACGCGGGCGTGATCCAGGCCGAGCAGCAACTCGCCGACGCCAAGCACGCCACCGCACAGGCAGCACAGGGAGTGCAGAACGCGCAGTACGCGGAGAAGCAAGCCAGCCAGGCAGTGTCGGACGCGATCTGGGCCCAGCACGCCGCGCAGCTCGCTCTCACCCAGGCCCAGCTCAACGCGACCGACGCGCAGAAGAAACTCACGGCCGCGAAAGACGCCGACTCCCGCAACCTGGACATCAACACCGCGGCAGGCAACCGCAACTGGCAGATGGTCGAGGACCTCTGGGAGAAGAACTACCAAGCCATCGGCACGGTCCAAGGCGCGACCACCGCGACGGAGAACCAGACGACGGCGATGGGGTTCAACCGGGACGCCGTCCAGCACGTGATCGACACCCTGAACGGGCTGACCGACCACACGTTCAAGTTCTCCATCGTCGGCACACCCAGCCTGGACATGTCGCAGGTGCGGGGCATGCTGTACGACCCGACGCTCGGCCTGTTCACCAACGGCCAGGGATCCAGCGGCGGCATCGCCTCTGCCGGCCGCCTCGCCGCCGGCGGCCCCATCAGCGGCCACGGAAGCCCCATCGGTGACGCGCTGATCGCCGCCGTGTCGCCTGGTGAATGGGTGCAGCCCGCCGACGCGGTCGACTACTACGGGCCGGAGTTCATGGAGGCGATCCGGAAGAAGCAGATCCCCAGGTTCGCCTCGGGTGGCCCGGTGTTGAACTCACCGCTGGGTCTCAACGCAGCTGCTGCTGTCGGGTGGGGCACGTACGAGACGGTCGGGTTGACGGCGAACGCGATGGGCCGGCAGCCGCCGCTCAACACGAAGATGCCGCCGCCTGGGAGCTTCAGCGCTGGTTCGTTCGGTGGCCTTGCTGGGCTGGGCGCGGTGCAGGGCCGGGCCGCGTCGGGTGGTGTAGCGAAAGCGGCGCAGCAGTACGCGGCGGCCCAGCTGGGGCTGTATGGGTGGGGCGCCGAGCAGATGGGCCCGCTCATCGCGTTGTGGAACCAGGAATCCGGTTGGAATCCGTGGGCGGTGAACCCGTCCTCGGGCGCGTACGGCATCCCACAGAGCCTTGGGCATGGGCATCCGTACGACCTGGGTGACTACGTCGCCCAGATCAATTGGGGCCTGAACTACATCAAGGGCCGCTACGGGTCACCGGCTGCGGCGGAAGGGCACGAGCGGGCGTTCAACTGGTACGCCGCCGGCGGCCCAGTGTCCGGTGGTATGGCAGGCGTCAATGACGGTGGCCTTGAGCTGATCCGGTTGCCTTCCGGGTCGACTGTGGTGCCGCACAGCGGCCTGGACAAGGGGCTGCGGGACGCGGTCCGCGGAGCCGACGGCGGCAACGTCGAGGTGACGTTCGCGTTCGCCGGCGACACGGACACGGTGTTCGCGTCGGCGTTTCAACGGCTGCTGCGTCAGGGCGCAATCCGCATTTCAGCCAAGTACGTCACGTAAGGCGGGCGGGTCACCCCTCTGCCGTGAAACAGAGGGGTGATCACCCTGCACAGGTACAAGTGCTTCAACGCGGCGATGAGCACCACCAACTCGCAGGGGTTGGTGTCGACGGGCACGAGCATCAAGACACTGCTTCAAATCGCTACGCCGAGCACGAGGCAAATTCAGATCCTCGAATGGGGTTTCTCGCTGTCTGCGAACCCGACTGGCACGGTCGAGCTGCTGCAAACCGATGTGGCCGCGACCGTGACGGCGCATGTCGCATCCGGTGTTCAGCCGTTGGACCCCAATGCGCCGGCGTCGTTGATGACGTTGGGTGTGAACGCTACGGGGTACAACGCGTCCGTCGAGGGCAGCATCACCACGACGCGGATGTTCGACGCGGAGGTGATCGCGCAGTCGTCGCCGCTGACGTACGCCTATCAGTTCATGCCGGACGCGAGGCCGATCGTTGCGGTGTCGAAGTTCCTGCGGGTGCGGGCAACGATGACGTCGTCGGTCAACTGTTCCGCGTGGATTGTGTGGGACGAGTGATCCTCTCTTCGTGACGGGAGGGGTCGTTGCGCACCGCTGCTCTCACACAGGCATTCCAACGCCGGCTCCGTAACCTGCCGGGCCCGAACTCCGGCACCGACCTGTCCCAGGGGGTGCCGATTCTCCAGCAGCAATTCCCTGGCGGCCAGCTCACGATCGTCGCTGAAATCGCGTGGGGCGCGGACATCACGCAGCCGTCGGCGACGTGGCAGTGGCAGGACGTCACGCATGATGTGCTGCTGAACGACGGCAACAAGATCACCATCACGACCGGGCGGCAGGACGAGTACACCGTCGCCTCCCCCGCTGCGGTGACGCTGCGCATGGACAACAGGCTCGGCGCGTACAGCCAGTCCGTGACCGGACCGAACTGGCCCAACGTGCAGCGCGGCGTCCCTGTGCGAATCCGGTACTTCCTCAACAGCATGGAAGCCTCGACCGGCGGCCTGCACCTGTTCCAGGGCAACGTGAGTTCGTTCGCTCCGCATTTCGACCAGACCAGCCAGTACGCGGTGTGCGAGCTGCAATGCAACGGCACGTTCCGGCGGCTGTCGCAGCAGGGTGACGCGATCCAGTCCACCATGCGGCTCTACACGCCCGGCGTCACCGCGCTGGTCGCCTACTGGCCGATGGAAGACGGAGCCGGCGCGGCGTCCTTCGCCGCCGCCACACCCGGCACGCCAGTGCTCGGCTACGCGGGAACACCGACCCTGGCGAACGACATCACCATGCTCGGATCGGCGCCTCTGCCGACATTGCAGACCATGGTGTACACCGCGGGCCAAGTCAACGGGCCGGCCGGTATCGGGCAGGTGCGGGTGCTAGCGGCGATGCCCTCCGCCACGTCCGGGCTGCCGGATCTGACCGCACTCCTGCGCGTCTACACCACCGGCAGCATCCAGTACTGGGAGCTGCAATACCACACGGGTGGCGACCTCGGTGTCGTCGGCTACTCCAACGGCACCGTCGTGTTCACCTCGGGCCCGACGACATTCCACATTGACGGGTTGGGCGTGCAGCTGTCGTTGCAGTTGCAGCAATCCGGCGCCGACATCGCCGTCACCTACAGCGCCTACCGGCAGAACGCCGGCACCGCCACCTACGCGACCGGCACCGCCGCCAGTCAGACGATGGGCGCCATCACCGGCGTCAACCTCGTTCCGAACGGCACCGGCACGACCTCGATTGCGATGGGGCATCTCACTGTCCAGGGCGCGTACACGGACATCATGGACAACTCGCAGCCGGTGTCCGCCTACGCAGGCGAGTTCGCCGATGCGCGCCTCGGCCGGCTGCTGGTCCTGGCCCGAGCAGAGTCCCGCGGCATGTTCACCTCAGACACCGCGACGCGCATGGGCTATCAGCAACAGGACACGATCCTCAATTTGCTGCGCGAGGTCGAAGCGACGGACATGGGGATCCTGTACGACGGGCACGACGCGTCCATCACGGGCTGGTCGCACTCGGCGATCGAGAACCGCGCCACAGATATCACGTTGGACGCGTCCGCGGGTGTGCTGGGCTACCCGTTCGAGCCGGTCGACGACGACCAGCAACTCAAGAACCAGTGGACCGTGTCCCAGCGCGGCGGCAGCTCGGCGGTGGCGACGGACACCACCAGCGCGGTCGGCGCCCAGGAGGTCGGGGCGTACGCGGACTCCCGCACAGTCAACGTGTTCGTTCCTGTCTCCACCACAGCGGTGGGCGCGTTTGGCGACAAAGCGGTGATCGACCGCGCGTACTGGCTGCTCCACCAGGGCACCGTGCAGGGCTACCGCTTCCCCACGCTCGCGATCGATTTCCACCGTGCCCCACAGCTGCTGTCGTCGTTCACCAGCATCCACACCACCGGCCTGGGCCGCATCGACATCACCAACATCGCGGCGGTGTATCCACAGCTGTCCAGCATCGGCACATTGCAGCTCCTCACGGTCGGCGCGAAACACGTGATCGACCAGTTCACCTGGCACGCCGAGTACAACTGCGTCCCGGCCGAGCAGTGGCGCGTCGCTGTAGTTGCCGCGAACAGTGGTGACACCGGTGCGAACGTGGCCAGGCTCGACACGTCCGGGTCCGTGCTTGTGTCCGATGTCGCCGCCGGCGCGGGATCGATGACGGTCGCGACCACTGTGGGTCCGATCTGGACCACCGATCCGGATGATTTTCCGTTGCAGGTGAACATCCTGGGCATGCCGGTCACCGTGACGAACATCACCGGCAGCAGCAGCCCGCAGACGTTCACGGTGACCGGGGCCACTGTTCTCGCGCTTCTGCCGGCAGGTAGCGCTGTGTCCGTGTGGCTGCCGCCGGTTCTGGCGATTGGGAGCACAACGTGACGTTCAATGCCGGGCAGAAGCAAGCCGCGCAGGACCTGGACCAGCTGGTGTCGTCCACGACGCAGCTGTTGGGCGCGGCGCAGACGACCGCGACGATCTCGATGGGCGCCTCAGCGGCGGACCTGACCGGAACCAGCCTGACGTTCAATACGGTGTATGCCAACACGAAAATCGGTATCTGGGCGGTGTATGACGCTGCTGTCGTAACCGGCACACCACTGTTCATCGGCACCTGCTTGGTCGACGGTGTTTTGCAGGCGGGTGAGGCACATTTCGGTGGTGTGAACGCGATGCGCGGCACTTGCGCCGGCATGTGGCTGACCACGCTCACATCCCCCGGCAGCCACACCATCAAGCTGCAAGGCAGCGGCTCCGGCACGCAGACATTCAGCATCCACACGAAGTGGCACGCCCTCGTGCTCGGGCCGTAAAGGCAGGTGCCGAATGGCGCTTCCATCATTGTCCACTCTGGACCTGTACAAGAGCGGTGGATTTCCCGCGGACTACCCGTCGACACTGCGAACTTTCTACTCGCCCGTCGACCAAGTCCACGCGGCCCTGCTGGACATGGTCCGCTCCGCCACAAGCAGCCTATGCCTGGCGATGTACGGGTTCGACGACGACGAGGTCGCCGACGCTATCCGCGAGAAGCTGCTGGACGAGAACGTCTACGTGCAGCTCACATTGGACAGTTCACAGGCCGGCGGTGTGCACGAGAGGGCGATCCTCGCGCGCGAAGGCTATCCGGCAAGCTCGATCGCCGTCGGTCGCAGCGAGCACTGCGCGATCCAACACTTGAAGCTGCTGGTCGTCGACGGCCTGGACCGGGTGTCTGGCTCCACGAACTGGTCGGTGTCTGGTGAGACGTTGCAGGACAACGAGCTCACGATCGTCCGGGATCGCGCGGTCGCCGCCGAGGCCCGCGCCCGGATGGACGCGATTCACGCGCACATGCTCGCCGCGGCAGGACAGGCGGTGGTGGTGAGATGAGCGACTACGGCATCGACGTGTCCGGCTACAACACGATCACCGACTGGGCCGCGGTCCGCACCATGAACTCGTGGGCGTGGGCCAAAGCCACCCAAGGCGGCGGCTACACGAATCCCCTGTTCGCGTCGCAGATGGCAGGCGGACAGCAAGCCAGTCTGGTGATGGGTGCCTACCACTTTCCCGACCCGCGCGTGTCCGTCGCGACGAACGTCGCGCACTTCGTGGCCGTTGCCCGGGAAGCCGGCGCGTTCGGCCGCGGCGCGTTGCTGCCCATGCTGGACATGGAGAACAGCCCGGGCGACGGCATCACCTGGTCGGCGTCCGGCGCAAACGGGTTCATCCTGGCGTTCCGGGACGCGCTGCGGAACGCGACTGGTGTGGCGCAGCTGTGCGTGTACGGGCCGGAGTCCTGGTACGCCGGCGGTTTCCTCCAGCCCAGCCAGTGGGCTGACTCCGCGGTATACCTGTGCGCCGCCCAGTACAGCGGGCAACCCGGGCAGCTCGGCTGGTCGCACGCGCGCCTCGCCATTCACCAGTACACCGATTCGGCGCCGACACCGGGCGCAGCCCGGGTGACCGACCGCAGCGTGATCCTGGCGCCGTACAGCCTCGCCCAGCTCACCATCGGCGGCGCCGTCTCGCCCGCCGTCACCCCCAAAAACCTGACGGAGGACGACATGTTCCAGTTCGTGGTGGACCTGTCCAGCGACGACGGGCACGGCACCTACACCAGGACCGCGATGCTGCGCGCTGGTACGCCGGCCGTGTCCGGTGTCGCCTGGTCCGAGATCAAGACCAAGATCAGCGCGTACGGCGGTGACGGCACCGGCTCCGCGATCGGCGTGTCAGCGCAGGAGTACGCCGACATCATCTCCGACTCCGACAAGTACAAGTCCGTCCTCGGCATCGCACCCACCGTGTCGGTCACCATCAACCAGGGCGGCGGCACCACGACCGGACAGGCCACGGCGTCACCGCAGACCGGGCACTACACGTTCACTCCCGACGCGCCGGCCGCGGGCTGAAGGCGGCTGGGCGTGATCAACTTCCGCTATCTCAAGGAACTGCCTGGCAACCCGCGGCGTCTCGGCCGCCACCAGGTGCACGATGTGCTCGACGCGCTACCCGAGCGGGACGCCGCGAACCTCGTCGACGTCTTCGCGCCGATCCAAACGGTGCGGCACCAGGAGTTCGTGCCGGTGTTCGATCAGGGGAACGTGGGCTCGTGCACAGCGAACGCCGCGCTGGGCACGCTGGTGACCGCCCCGTTCGGCAAAGCGGGAGTGTCGTACACGGAGGACGACGCGCTCGCCCTGTACGAGCTGGAGACGACCCTCGACGACTCCCAGATCCCCGGCGAGTACCCGCCGGACGACACCGGCTCGACCGGGCCCTGGTCGATGATCGCGTTGCAGAAGCAGCGCAAGATCCACTCGTTCACCCACACCAGGTCTGCGCACCACGCCCTGCTGCTGCTGAACAAGGGCCCGATCTCGATCGGCGTCACCTGGTACCAGTCCATGTTCGACGTCGGCCAGCTGCCCAACGGCCAGTCCGTGATCCGCGTCGACCCGAACTCGGAGGTCGCCGGCGGCCACCAGGTGTGCGTGGTTGGCAACGACACCACCGCGCAGATGGTGTACGTGCGGAACTCGTGGGGTGAGGGCTGGGGCGACGACGGGCACGCGTGGATGCGGTGGACGGACCTGCGGTTCCTCTTCGCCAACGGCGCCGATTGCGTGCAGCCCGTGATGTGAGGACCCGCGGTCCCAGCTCGGGCCGCGGCGACAGAAAGGGGCGTGATGCCCGTGTACACCGCTCAGATCGTCAGCCTGCTCGTCGGCGTTGTCCTGCCGCTGCTGACCGGTTTGGTCACCTCGGTCAACATCAGCGCCGGCGTGAAGGCCGTCGTGCTGCTCGCGTTGTCCGGCGCGACCTCGGTGCTGGCGGAGTTCTTGCAGTCCCTGACCGCACACACCACCTTCGACCTCGTGTCCACGCTGATCGCGGCGCTGGGCACGTTCCTCGTCGGCGTCGGCAGCCATTTCGGCTTCTGGAAGCCGACCGGTGCCGCGGTCGCGATGCAGCGGGTCGGCACCCGCAGAGGACCGACGACCTAACCGCGGTCCTCTGCACGCATCCACCCTGGGGAACATCGTGATCATCCTCAAGAACGGCGCGATCCTCCGGTCCGGCCGGAACCCGCTCGCGCTGTTCCTGCTCGGCGCGTGCATCCTAAACGGCATCGTCGGCGTGCTCGCGCCGGAAGCCACCGCAGGCGCTGTGGCCCGTGTGCTGCCGGCATGGGCGACGACCCTGTGGTACTGGGGACTGCTGATCAGCGCCGGTGTCTCCGGCACCGGGATTCTGCTGCGGGGCTTGAAAAGTCTGCTGGTGGAACGCGCCGGTCTGCTGCTGCTTGCGCTGCTGCTCGGCGTGTACTCGGTCGCGGTGCTCGTGGTCGCCGAGTGGAAAGGGCTGTTCGTGTCGGTGCTCGTGGCTGCGTTCGCGGGGGCCGCTGTCGCCCGCTTCGCACAGATCCAGCGGGACCTCCGGAAGGCAACGGCGGCCGTCGAGGAGCTGAGACCCGGGGGTGAGTAGTGACCTTGTCGGATGCTAACTCGTGGGCCGGGATCATCGGTCTGGTCGTGGCCGTGGCGTCGCTCGGCTTCGTCGTGTGGGACTCGATCAAGAGACGCCGGAAGCTACGGTTGGACGAGCAGAACATCGTCACGACCAACGCTATCCAGCTGATGGAGCAACTGCGGAAACAACACGACGATCTCGAAGAGCAGCTGGCCGCGGCGAACAAGCATGCCCTGGATCTGCAAGACAAGCTCCGGGACGCGAACGACCGCGCAGACGCCTTGCAACGCCAACACGATCAGGTTTCGGAGCAGCTGACGCACGCGCAGGCTGAGGTGAGGATCCTGCGTGGGCAGGTGAAGTACCTCTCGACGGAGCTGGAGAAGTACAACCCGACCACCTGACTGCCAGGGGGGTGGATCTCATGCCGGTGGTGATCGGTATCGAACCAGACCCGGCCCGGTTGATCGCCGCCTTGCGGGTCGTCGCCGAGCGGGCCCGACGGTGCCGGACCGACCTGGCCGCTATCCCCCTGATTCGGCGCCGTTGGAGACCGCGATGGACGCCCTTGGAATCATCTCCGTGCATGCCGACGGCTGCGCGGACGACCTCGATGCGCTGTCTCGGGGCGACTCGGGTGATGGCGCGATCGGCCAGCCGCCACGCGAGTAGAATCCCTGTCTGTCCGGCTGTCGCACGTGTCGCATGTGAGCGCCCGACCTCCCCTTGCCGGGAGGTCGGGCGCTTTTCGCGTTCCTGGTCAGCCGATCACTTCGGGGTGATCATGGTGTCGGTGCTGGCACCGCACTGGGAGCAGCGGTAGACGTCGATGGTGGACGGCGTGCCGTTGTCGTCGTAGTTGCTGTTGAGGCGGTGCGGGCCGTCGTTGGAGTCGCACGTGTGCTGGGGCATGTCTGTTCCTCCTGCGATTCGGTGATTGGGACTTTGTTGAAGATGTTCCAATGTGGACAAGTCAATCGGCGTATCGGTGGACTTCTCGATTGGTCAGTTCGGCCCGCGTGATGAGCGCGTTGGCGACGCGGGTTATCGCGGGCCACCGTTGTAGAACGAGCCGGCGGGTCGCATCGCGCGCCTGGGAGCCGGTGAGGGTGGTGTGCTTGAGGTAGCGCCGCGCAAGGCGGAGATCTCCGTGCCGCGCTCCGTCTTGCGCGTGCCGCAGCGCAGCGCCCCTGTCGAAGCCTGCGATGCGGTGGTACCAGACGGCTTGGGCGTACAGGCCCGCGAGGGTTCCGACCACGACGGCGTCGGGGTCGGCATTTCGGAGAGCCCGGTCGCCGACGAGGACGTAGCCCTCCACGCTGGCGGGGTCGTGCCGTACGTGGAGTAGGCGCGCGATCTCCATCTCGATGTCGCCGGCAGCGAATGCGACGGCGTGGCCGGCTTCGTGGAAAGCGCAGTTCTCCCACCGCCATGCGAACTCCTCTTCCCTGGTCTGCGGTGTCGTTCTGGCCTGGGGCATCAGATCTCGTTTCCGTGATCAAGGTGTTCGGTCGGCTACGATCGGTGCGCACCTCCGACCCGCCCGTGTCTGATCGGAGAACCTTTGATGCGCAGCGATCGCCGGCCCGTGACTCCCGGTTTCGCTATCGACCACCAGACGCCTCCCGGCGCGGTTGTGCCCTCCGCGCCGCGGGATGCTCGCCGGCGGCGCCCGATCGACGTTGTGGCGCGGCGGGTTCCGCCGATCCGTGACCTGCCTGTGGCCCGCCGGCGGCGAGTTCGCGAGGAGCGAGACGGGACGCAGTTCGCGACGGGCGTGCGGAACACCTGGGTGGCGTTCTGGTGGAACGCGTGGTCGGTCGGCCGCTGGTGCGTCATCGCCGCCGTGGCGGTGTTCTTCGTGGCCCGCGTCTGGTTCGGCCAGCCGTGGGGGTGGGTCGCCGCGGCGTTGCCGATCGTCGTGCTGGTGCTGTGGCTCGGCGTGGTGCTGCGGCAGGGTGTGCGGCACACGCGCGGGCAGGCCGGGCCGCCGCCGGGATGGATCGGGCGGCTCTGACCGGGTATCAGCAGGTCAGATGGGGTATCAGGCGGAGTGTCACGGCGCACGGTGATACCCCGCGCTGCGAAGCCCGATACCCCCGGCGATACCTGTGCGCCACGTCACTCGATACCCGGGGTATCGCTCGCGCGCGCGTATAGGGAAAACGGGCTGATACCCCGCCGCAGTGATACCCCCGGCCGTAGGGCTGCGCGCCCGCTCACCTGGCCGCCGCCAGGTTCGGGTCCGCGACGATCCGGTACAGCTTGTCCTCGTCGTCGAACTCCAGGCGGCCGACGTCGACCAAGCGCTGCAGCTCCTTGCGGAACCAGCCGCGTGATCGGACCCGCGGCTCGGTGCTGTACCAGTCGGCGAAGTCGGTCGGCCGGACCTCCTCGCGGCCTTCCCGCTCCCAGCCGTCGATGCGGTCGGCGACCAGCCGGCGGGCTTCTGCCGTCTCCACCTCCGTCATCGGACCGCGTGGCTCCCCCGCACGGTCGCCGAACTGGACATCCACGCCGGTCGTCGGCAGCGGCGCGTTCTCGTCGACGGCCATGCCCGGCGCGGGGTCGGGTGTGACGACGCCCAGTTCCTCGTCGGTGGGCCACTCGTCGTCCATGTCCTCGTCCTTCCAGTCGGGTTCGTCGTCCTCGGCCGCCGCGGTGGCGGCGGCGTCCGGGCGGCGGGTCGCGGCGGCCGGAGCGTCGATGTTCAGGGCGGCGTCGTTCGCCCGGCGCACTACCTCGAGCGGCGGCACCCGCTGCGTCCACACGTCGCCGAGCAGCTTCGCCGTCACCGGGTCCAGCTCCTGCATCCGCGGGCCCCACTCGGCGGCATGCGCGAGCATCTGCTCGACGGTGATCTCGTAGTCCCGCAGCGGCGTGGCCTTACGCCGGTTCGGGATGCCCTTGCCGATCAGGTAGTTGCAGCCGGGCCACTCGTCCCGCCACCGGCGCGGATCTGCGCCGGCCTCGGTGATCTCGTCCGGGATCATCTCGTCGCCGAAACTGTCATTGCACCCGTACGTCTGGGACATGCCGAGCTGGGCGCGGGTGTTGACGTCGATCTGGGTGTGCTGGGGCCGCTGCAGGGAGAGGTTGAGGCGGCCGCCAGCCGAGCGCAGGGCCTTGGCCATGGCCTGCACGTCACGCTCGGACACGTCCAGCTCGCTGTACTCCTCCAGTTGGATCAGCAAGAAGGAGAGGCCGCAGCCCGGCTTCCAGGCACGGAGGTTCCGGGCGCCGAGGTAGGAGGTCCGGCCCGCGATCACCCGCGGCAGGCGTTTGATCAGCCGCCGCGCCGTCGGGGTGTCGATGATGAAGATGCCCAGGGCGGCGGCGAGCGGCCCGAACGTCTGGGTGCCCTTCACGGTGTCAACGACGATCGGGAACACCTCGCGGCGGGTGATCAGCTCGCAGTGCTCGACGACCGACCCGTTGCTTTTGCCGCTGCCGGACATGCCAGCCGACACCTGGTGGCGGACGCCTGTCTCGTCCGCGACGACCTTCGACGCGATCAGGCCGTCTTGGTACACGCCCTGCACCACCGGATCGAACGGTGTGCCGCCCGGCGCCGAAGGCCCGGGCCACGGGAGCGCGGGGCCTCGGAGGATGTCGTGGGTGACGATCCGCATCAGGCCCTTGCCGGCGTGGTTGTCGTCGGGCAGCACAGTGACCGCGCCGGGCGGGACGCCGCAGCTGGCGGCGATCTGATCGGCGTGGTCGACGAGGTCCTTGGGGAGCAGCGAGTCCGGGGAGTCGGTCGTGTCGATCGCGACGTCCACGCGGTCCTTCGTCGCCTCTACGACCTTGGCGTCCACGTCGAGGCCGTGAGCGAGCATCAACTCCCGGGCCGCTGCCCGGCGGGACGGGCGGCCGGCGTCGTGAGCCTCCTTGTCGCGGCGCTCCATCACCGCCCGCAGCGACCAGGAGCCGGCAACGGCCAGTCCGAGGAAGCCCCACAGGTCCACCAGCGGGTGCGCCCACGGTGCGACGATGGTCGCGGACACGATGAAAGTGCCGGCTCCCGCCATGGTGAGCACCGAGTGGCCGACGTCGAGCGGGCGGCGGTTCCGGCGGCCGTGGGCCAGGAACCCGACCAGCCACGTCAGCCCAACGAACACCACGGTCTGGAGGATCATGACCCAGGGCAGTCCCGAGCTGCGGCCCCACAGCAGGTAGCAGGCCAGGCCGAACGGCCACAGGGCGACCCACGCGCCGAACGGCCACAGGAGGTCGACGTTCCGGCTGACCGTGGCCTTGATGACGCGGTCCGTGGCGGCGTTGCCACCGCCGTGGAAAGCGCGGCCGAAACGACCTTCTGACTCAGGCGTTGACATCGAACTTCTTGGACTTCTCGGGCTTGACTTCGGCGTTGATGTAGTTCCGGACGAACATCGCCCACGTCTTCGGGGTGAGCTGCGCGATACCCAATGCGAGTTCAGCCATGCGTTTGTAGCCGCGGGTGACTTGCCGGGCGGCGCGGCGGCGAGCTGGCCAACCGCCCCGGCTTTCGCACGGCTCCGTCTTTTCGAGGCGCCCTTGGAGCTCTGCGGCAGCGAATTCCAATTCCATGTGCAGCGCGATCGCGAGCTGACGCACATGTTCCAGGTGCTGTCGAAGTGCGCTGGAGCCGGTGATTTCGAAGTCCAGCTCGTCGATCATAGTGTTTCCGCTGGCCATTAGATTCCCCTCGGTGCTGAGCGCGGCAGGAGCCGGTTGTGGTGATGAGTCGGCGACCGCCGGCGGCCGGCGAGTGGTGCCATACCGGCAGTGGGGATGTGCGGCTCAGCGGCCCGGTCATCACCGGGTGCTGAGTGATGACCGGACGCACGACTGCTGACCGTGGTGAATGCGCCGGTGATGAGTGACTGCTGAGTGCGCTGGTCGAAGTTGGTGAACGACGTCGGACTCACCAGTGGCGGCCGGCCTGCTCGGTCATCAACCGGACGCCGGGTCTGCTGAGTCGACCCGGCGGGCCGCCGGTGAGCATCCGCGGCGCAGTGGTGAGCGCACCCAGCATCGCGGTGGTCAGCGCCGCTGAGCGCTGCCGCTGAGTGGCTGATGAGTCGGCTACGCATTCGCCGCCTCCCGGCTCGGGTCGCCGTACTTCTCCTTGTACTTCTGCACGGCCAGCCGCGCTGCGCCGTTGCCGTCGATCTCCCGGTCGATCTTGCGGAGTGAAATGGGCCTGCGGGCGTGGACTGCCTCAAGCCAGAGGCTGACAGCCTGCGCACCTTTCGGCCCGAACTCCTCGACCATGTTCGCGTCGATAATCGGCGACGGGCTTGCGGCGTTAGCTTCGCCGTCCTGATCTTCGGCGTCGCCCGGAAGTTGCCGGGCTGGCTTCGGCGACGGCTTTGTGACTGGCTTGCGATCAGCGTTCCGGCGACGTTGCCGCGGCTTTGCCTTCCGCTCGGCCTGGACAGTTTCCGCCGCCACCGCCATCTGCTCCGGCAGCGGAATACCGAGGGCGTATGCGCGCAGGATCGCCAGGGTTCCGCGGAAGTCGAACAGCCACCGCAGCAGACTCAAGCGCGGCCGCTGGTGGCCGTTCCGGCGTTCGTGGGCGGCGCGGGCCTCGCCGAGGAGGAATTCCAGCAGGATCACAGCGAGGACTGGCAGGAGTGCCGCGATCCGACGCCCGGACCAGTCATCGACGTCGGTGTAGTTGATCCATGACGAGATGCTGGTGCACGCGAAGATCATGATGCGGTTGAGAAGCGCGCCTCGGCCGGCCATCGCCGCACGCAGAGCGGTGACAGACAGACCGATGTCCGCTCCGTCGATCGCGATGGGAACCAGCCACGCCTGGTGGTCGCTGTAGTGAATCCTGGTCATGCCGAACTTGTGCAGGCCGATGAAGCTGGCCGTGAAGCCGGCCGTGGCCACGACGACCAGGAGCACGAACCCTGTAGCGCCGAGGCCGACGTCGCGGAGCCACAGGGCGGCGGTCTGGAGGCGGCGAAGGAATCTGCCGGGCGTCTTCTGCTTGGCCGCCGCTTGCGCGGGCGGCGTGGGCTTCACCGGCTGCTCGGCGGCCGCACGTGCCTCAGGCGCGGCCTGCACGGTGGCGACCGGCTCAACGACGGCGGTCGACACTGGCGGCTCGACCGGTGGCTCGGTGTCGTCGTTGCCGGCGTCGGCCGGCCGTAGGGCGACGTCCGGCTGGGGTCGCCGCGGCGCGACGACTGGGCGAAGGAGGACACCCAGTTCATGAAGGAGGGACCGGACGGTGGCGGCCAGGCCGGTGCGCGGGGGCATCGGGCATGCCTTCCTGTGGGGCGATTGCGGGCGATGAGGCGGGCAGCGTAATCGGAGGCGTCGGTCTGGGCGGGTTGACGGTCAGCGGGCGGTGCTGCTGGGGCGATGGGCTTCGAGGTGGCTGAGCTCCTGGCGGAGCTTCGCGGCGGTGTCGGGCCGGCCGGCGAGGACAGCGCGGGCGGTGTCGGCCCGGTCGGCATGGACGGCGTTGAGCCACTCCGCCTCGGTCGCCGGGGCCCTCACCGAGCCACTTCCTGGGCGGTAGCCAGCTTCGTCGCGGCGGTTGCGGGGTGGGTGTTGCCGTCGCCGACGTGGGCGAGGCGACGCCATCCGGCGTCGAGCTTCGCGATGCGCGCCAAGCGTTGGCGTTCGTCGGCAGCGCGCGTGGTGGTGGGGGCACTCATCGGGAATCTCCTCCTACAAGGCGACTGTCCTGTGCCAGGCGGTTGTCGAGCGTGCGCGGGTCCCACAAGCCTCGGGTGACAAGCCAGTGGGCCTCGTCCTGACACGTGGAGCACTTGTTGGTCGTGTCGGTAGCGCGGCGGGCGACGATGCGTGCTCCGCAGAGGGCGTGTGTGGGGATGCCGATCCGGCCGAGAGCGCGCTGCCAGCGGCTCGTCACGTGAGCGGGCGGGCTCATCGTTCGCTGCCCTTCGGGTCGGCGGCGGCCGCGATCTGGGCGGTGAGGTCGAGCATCTCCCGCGACAGGGGCCGGCCGGTCGGGGACTCCTCGGGGGCGACCGTCCAGCGGATGAACGTCTGGAGGTGTTCCTGCATGTCGTCGTGAAACTTGGCGTCACGGAGCGGCTTCAGGCCGAACATCTCGGGCTCCTCCAATGGGCTGGGTATCAAGCGGTCGGGATCGTCATCGGCGCTGTCGGGGTGACGGTGCGTTCGGCGATGAAGCCCTGGTAGCTCGACTCGGGCACGCGGTAGCTCTTGGGGCCGACCTTGATCGCCGGTAGGCGGCAGGCGGTGATCCAGCGGCGGACGGTCATCTCGCTGACGCGAAGTGCTCGGGCGATCTCGGTGACGGTGAGGTGGCGCTCCAACGGGTCGTGCTGCTGGTCCGCCATCACTGCTGCTCCTCGTGTTCGCCATTGAGCGATCGACTCGCCGGTGTTCATCGTGTTCGAACTGTAGCAGATGTACTGCTACAGTTCGAACAGAGTTGAGATCAATACAGCAGAAAGCCCCCTGACGGAGTCACGGGGGCTCGAAGCGGAACCAGCGAGGGCCTAGTCGTGGATCGGCAGCTCGTAGAGCAACTCGTAGCGGTCGCCGTTGAGCACGGCGTCCTCGACCGCGAGCAGGCCGGTGTCGTCGTAGATGGAGGTCAGCACGCGGAACACGGCGACACCCGGCGGCAGCTGAAGTGCCCGCGCCTCTTCGGGCATCGGCATGCGCGCGTGGAGCCGCTCGATCCGGCGCTGAGGATCGTGGCCGCGCCGCCGCAACTCTGCGGTCAGGTCGCCTGGCCCAGCATCCGGCGCTGCGACCGGCTTGTTGCGCGGCGCCGGGAAGTACGTGCGGACGATCTCGACGGGGGCCCCGTCGACAGCGAAGACAGTGCGCCGGGAGACCGCGGCGTCTGCGGTCCAGGAGCCCAGCGCGGTCGCGATGTCCTCGTCGGGCTCAACCAGGACGACCTCGGTCGACAGCACTTTGCCCCGGTGGGCCACCGCCTGGTCCTGGGTGCCCTGGAACGACAGGGTGCGACTGAGCCGCTTCGGCTGCTGCTTGACGAACACGCCCTTGGCCGGGATCGCCTCGACGACGCCTTCGGATTTCAGCACGCTGATCGCCCGCTGGGCGGTCTGGATCGCCACGCCGTACTCGGCGGCCAGCGTCCGAGTCGACGGCAGGCGATCACCAGGGCTCAGGTCGCCGGCCTTGATCTGGGCTCGGATGGTGTCGACGATGCGCAGCAGCATCGGGCGTTGCCCGGCCGACTCCGACATCGTCGCCTCCTCGCGTCCTGTGCCGCTGAGCTGCTACAGCGTGCCGCGCAAGTTTTGCACGTTGATCCGCAGCTGTGCGCGCAGCGTGATCATCGCCGTGTCGCGGCTGGTCAGGGCGGTGATGCGTGAACCCCGACGAAGACGACCAGTACGAGTTCGACGGGTTCTTCCCGTTCACCGCCGCCCAGGCCTGGGTCGTGCTGTCGACGGCGAACCCGAACGAGCTGGCCGTCTACCAGTTCGTGTGCGCGCACCTCAACCTGACCACGGGGAAGGTCGAGGGGCACCCAAGCCGAGACACGATCGCGGAGCGGTACGGCAAGTCCGTGGATTGGGTCGACCGGGCGGTCAAGGGGCTCGTGGAGCTGGGCGCGGTCGAGAAGGTCTACGAGTACTGGGACGCGGTCGAGAAGCGCCGCACGCGCCGCCCTGTGCGGCTGGACGGCACGAAGAACGCCCAGACGAGCAACGTGTACCGGGTCAAGCTCAAGCCGCCACAGGGCGAGTTCTACCGGGGGCCGATCTCCATCGCCGAGTACTACAAGCCCGCGCTGATCGAGGACCGCGTTGACGCCCGCAGCGAGGGGAAGGGGGACAACGATGCAGGTCGGACCCCAGCCGCATAGGTGCGGCCCCCTACCCCCAGCCGCACCGGTGCGGCCCTCCCCGCCGCATGGGTGCGGCCCCGGGGGCCGCGTGGCTGCGGCCCGAACTAGAAGAAGCGGAACTAGACGAAGTGGAACTAACTGGGGGCGCCGCCGCGCGCCCCCAGACCCCAGCGGTCTCAAAACCATGGCTGGGATCCGTAGATGGTGATCTCAGGGACTTACTTCACCACTGAAAGTTACGTAAGTAGACGCGCGCGAGCCGGACGGAGAGCCATGGCCAAGCAGGCCCAGTACGTGTACCTGATCGGGAGCTCGGAGAGCCCGCTGGTGAAGATCGGCACCACGAACAACATCGCAAGTCGCCTGCGGAGCATCCAGAACATGTCGCCGGCAGCGCTGGCTGTGCTGTGGCAGACCGAGGGTGGACTTGTACTGGAGCAGGCGCTGCACGAACGGTTCCGCAAGTACCGGAAACACGGCGAGTGGTTCGACTTCGGTCGGCGGGACCCGGTCACGGTCGTGAACACCGCGGCGTCTGAGCTTGCGCATCTCGCCTGTGACCCGGAGCCGGTACTCCAACCGTCGGCCGCAGTCCCGGATGTCTCGCGTGCCGCCCTCGTGGCCCTCAGGCCGCCCGCCATGGTCTCCCGTGAATTCCTCCTTGACGACCGCATCTCAGCGTTCGCTCGAGGTGTGGGTGCTTACCTCCTGGCGTGGACAGGCGTGTTCACCGTTGAGCAGGTGGCCAACGCCAACGGATGCAGCCCCGACGACGTCCGAGCCGCACTCGACGAGCTCGCGGACCTCGACTACGTCTGCATCGCTGACGGAAAGCTGTACTTCGACGGCTGGCCCTCGCCGATGGAGCACGCCGACCAGCACATGCCCGGCTACAGCGAACACGAGCCGGAGGGGTTGATGTAGCGATGCCCAAGCCCACGCAGCCCGCCGCCGCCCTGCCGCCCGCCGGGGCCGGCGCGCGCCTCCTAGCCAGCCTGCCGGCGAAGTACCGGCCGAGCGAGCAGACGATCGCGCGCCTCGCCCCGAAGGTCGACCTGCTGATCTCCGCCGGCCAGGCGCCGGCGGAGCTGGTGCGCCGGCTCACCGCCGGCATCGACAGCGCGCATGACCCAGGCGCGGCCTTGGTACAGCGGCTGGAGAAGCTGCCCCCGCCGAAGGGCGTCCAGCTGCCGGAGAAGCCGCCGTGGTGCGGGGAGTGCGACCAGCGCACCCGGATGCGCGAGAAGCCCGACACCGGGCTCCCATACCGATGCCCGGACTGTCATCCCCGGTGCGTCGGCGAGACGCCAGCGGCGTCCTGAGTTCCAATCCATTCCAGCCCGTCCCAGGAGGACTGCCCACGATGAGCGACCTGACGTTGGAGATCCGCGACCAGGAGAACGAGACCGTCCACGCCGGCGGCGGCCTGTTCACCCCAGTGATCAACGAGGAGTACTGGGCCTACCGGGTACGTCTGAGTGACAAGCAGGCGATCGTCGGTTTCCCGAAGATCCTTACGATCGGCATCGGCTTCGCCGTTGAGACCGACTGGAACACCAACCTGCCCTACACCTGCGGCGCCGAACGGATCTACGAGCACATCGAGTGCAACAAGGGCGACGACACGATCACCCGTGAGGCCTGCCTGGAAGCGATCCGCATGATCCAGGAGCAGGCGCGCAAGGACGAAGGTGAGCAGCCGTGGGCACTGTGACGCTGCCGCGCCGCTGGCAACGGTCGCGCCAACCCCGGGCCGAGCAGGAACACCCAGTGCCGAAGGGCGTGAAGTACTGCGGTCGACCCGGCAAGTACAGCAACCCGTTCCGCATCGTGCGTGCCGCGTCCCGCCGCGGGGGCCCGCTCGACATGTGGGCGGTAACGTTCGACGGCAAGACGCTCGGCAGGTTCGACGACCGCCGGGTAGCGGCCGAGGACGCCGTCGACCGGTATCGCCGGTACCTCAACGAGAAGGTCGGCGAGTTCGGGTACAGCCTCGCCGTGGAGGCGAAGGCGGAGCTGGCCGGCCTCGACCTGTCGTGCTGGTGCTCCCTGTCGATGCCGTGCCACGTGGACGTGCTGCTGCGGGCAGCGAACCCCGAGCTCGACTGGCCACCGCTCAACCTCGGAGTGCCTCGATGACAATGACCGCAGGGAACGAGCCGCAGGGCCCGGAGGACGAGCGTCTGGCGGTCTACGAGCGTGAGCGCGAGGAACTCGCCGCCGGCATCCCAGTGCCAGAAGGTGAGCAGCATGGCTGAGTACACGTCCCGGAACGTGACGACCGTGCGCCGTGAGTACGCGCTTCGCAAGCCCACGAATCGGGTGGAGGTCGAGAAGGTCTTCGCGGCGCTCGACCAGGAGTTGAAGCAGCTCGGCATCGGCTGGTCGGACGATCTCATCACGGTCGACGCCACCGACGAGGAGATCGTGTTCTGGTACGAGAAGTCCACCGAGGTGACCCATGGCTGACCTTGTTGCCGAGATCCGTTCCGAGCTGAATCGCTCGTACTGGCGGCTTGGGGTGGCATCGACCCACGCCGCCCAAGTCGCGGCCGGCATAGCCAACGCGATCGCCGACCAGTGCGAAGCCAAAGGGCAACACGGCTGGGACACGGTCAGTGTGGACTGGTTGTTGGAGACCGTCGCCACCCAACTGGGCATCGACACCACCCCGCGCTGGGAAGTGACCGACGTGCCGCCGGAGCACTGCGCGGCGCTCGTCGTCGTGGCCCGGTACGTGCTGACCGAGCGGTGCGGCTCGGGGTCGACGCTCCAGAGGAAGTTCGGGCTCCGGTTCGGTGAGGTGAGCGCGTTCCTTGGCCTGTTCGAGGCGTGGGGGCTCGTAGGGCCCGCGTACGGCTCGGCAGCCCGCAAGGTGTTGGTGCCGGCCGAGCAGGCGGAGGCCGTGGTAGTGGCGATCAGCGGCAGCACCGAGGAGGCCGGCGATGCCGCGTCTGGTCACTGAGTGGTCCACCCAGGACCCGCAGCTCGCCGAGACGCTGAAGACCATCGCCTCCTTCCCCGAGCGCAGTGTGGAGCGCCTGGAGTTGGAGGCCATCCTCCACACCCAACAGGCCGCTTGGTGCTATCAGCGGATCGGGGAGATCCGCCAGTTCGAATCCCAGCGCCGCGGCGGCGGCCGGCGCAAGACCTCGGAAGTGGTCGCCGATGGCGATTGAGATTCCTGGCCTGCCGCCGCTCGTCTCGTTCTTCTACATCGACTGGGACGACTGCTGCGCCGTCTGCCACTGGGCAATCGACGACGGGGACCTGGTCGGCCGGCTCGCTGACGGCAGCGGCTTCGTCTGCCCGGCCTGCCACGAGGACGACGATGACTGACCGGCGCGGCCAGGTTGACGACGACCAAGAGGCGAAGAAGCGCTGGGAAGCCGGCCTGGTGGTGCCGCACTACATCACGACAGCCCTGGACCTACAGGGCTTGTACGGGCCGGAGGTTGACGAGGCGTGCGGGGCGCACGAGCCGGACGTCGACCGCTGGGAATCCGGTGACCTGTACCCAACCTGGGACCAGTTGTGCGCGCTGGCCGAGCTGACCGGCTACCCGGTGGCGTTCTTCGTGCGCCCGGCCGAGGAGCACGTTGAGGCGGAGTGGACGACGGCCCAGTTCCACGTCAAGAACTGGAAGCCGGCCGCGCCGCCGATCTTGGCGTTCAAGCCGGGTGCGCGTGACGCGATGGTGCAGGGGCGGCTGTGGTGATCACGCCGCCGGTGGCTCGACCGCGCCCTGCGGGCTTGCCGGGCCGCGTCGCACGGCGGCGAGCACCAGGCCGATGCCGATGATCGTGAGCGCGCCCAGGGCGGCCATCATCGCACCCCACACGCCCCGGGAACCGAGCGCTGTCGCGCACAGGTCGGCGGCGGACTCCGACACGACCGGGGTGCCTTGGACGGTGGAGACGTTCGCGGCCAGTGTGCTGGCCTGCTGAGCTGTGGCGATCGACTGCTGGTCTGGGTTCCACGGGGAGCCGCACGAGTACGTGTCGCCGCGGGCCGGGGATGTCGCTGTGGCGGCGATGGCGATGGTGGCGCTGGAGGGCACCAGCCCGGCCGCCAGGCCGGTGGCGAGCATGAGCAGTCCAACTATCAGCATGGCGACGCGCATCGGGGAGGTCTCCGTCCGTGGCCACGGTTCGGTCAGCGGTGAATCGCCGGCGCCGGTCCGGGCGTTACGGTTGATTTCCTCACTGTGAAACGCCCGGCGTGTCGCCGGGACGAGCTACGCCTCCGCGCCAGCTTCGTCACCACGCGCGGCCTGCTTACGGCCGCCGCGGAGCTGGACGTCCTGGTCGAGGAGAACCCGCCGGATCGTGCCGTACGAGCTGCCGTTCATGCCCGCGAGCGCCGTAATGCTGGACCCGGCCCTATAGGCGGCGGCAATCGCTTCGACCCCCATTGGCAACACCGCCCGTGGGCGGTGCGGGCCCGGCGGCGTGTCCGTGCCGCGTAGCTGATCCCGGATCACTCGCTCGTCGATGCCGGTCTCGGCGGCGAGCTGTTCGACCGGCACACCGAGCCGACGGCGCGCGAGCAGCGCCCCGAGCACCACATCGTCCGGGTAGCCGATGAGGAGCCGGCGGCTCCGGAACCCGGTCTCAGCCAGTATGCGACGGACCGTGCTGGGGCGGCGCCCGAACCGTTCGGCGATCGCGGTGATGCTGCTGCGGTGGCCTCGGGCGGCTTTCCGCATCTCGGCGGCGACGGCTGCGCGGCGATGTCCTCGTAGACGGTGTTGGGCGCTCATCGCCCGTCACCGGCCAGCGCCATCAGGTACTCCTTGCCGCGTTCGATGATGTCATTGCGTCCGCCAACGTTCCATTTGGTGCGGATTCTGTGTTCCGTCTGGTGGACGGACGCGCGAGTGACGCCGAGACGCGCGGCGATCTGATCGTTGTCGTCGCCTTCGGCAACGAGCAGCAGCACGTTAGCCTCTCGTTCGGACAGCCACGCCAGCACAATTCTGTTGGCACTCATGTTGTCCTCGCGTTTGTAGATGGTCCGGTCATCGAACGGCGGCCGATTGGGCTGCGGCGTTGACATTCGCGGCAACGCGGCACAGCACGAGAATCGCCGTTGGGCGGCCACAACGTGGCGAGTCCACAGTGGCCCCAACGTACAGCCACTCCGTTCGGCAGCAGGCAAATCTCGACGTCGTCGTCGACAAGGTGAAGCACCGCGGTCCTGGCAAGCCCTCGACACCATCGGCGACGTCGAGGGAACGGTCCTAGCTTCCCGAAGCCGGGCACCGTATCGGCACACGGCGTGGCGGCTTGCCAGCCTGTGGCGTCTTGTAGGGCCGGGCTAGGCGCACCAGTTCGGAGTGGGTATTGACACGCCACTTTCTCCGGATGGTGCGAGAAACTACCCAAACGTAGGCAGTTGACATTCCCAAACGTTGGCCGACCGCGGCCGCGCCCAGCCCTTCACCGAAAAGCGCTGCAACCTCGGCTTCGCGTTCGGTGAGTTCGGCTGGGTCCTGCGGCCGCGTCTCCGGAAGGTCACCCAACTCCACGATGCGCAGTTGGAGCGCCTTGACCGCGATGTCGACTCGGTTCCGGGCGTTCAGCCTGGTGAGGATCCGGGAGATGTGGGTCTTCACGGTTTCCAGTTCGAGACCCAACTCTTCCGCGATCTCTGGGTTGCTGCGGGCTTGGACGACGAGCTCGACCACCTCGGTTTCGCGGGGCGTAAGGATCGCGTCGATCGCGAGATCGTCGTTGCTGTGACCGGTTCGGAGGTTGGGCATCTGCTGGGGTCCTTGATGGATTGCTGGCGCTGAGCGTTCGTGGCCCGATCTGCGGCGCGTGCGGCGTCTACGGGGCGGTGATGCCCTTGCTCCCGGTCGGCGCCGGCACCGGGCGCACACGTTTCCTGCGGCAGCGCGCCAGGTCGGCGAGGCGTTCATCGAGCAACGCCTCCAGGTCCGCGATGGAACGTCGTTCGCACAGCATCACCCAGTGTGTCCTGGCCGGGATCGTCCGGGCCGGACGCGTTTCCATGATGTCAGTCCGTTGGGCCGGCACACTGTGACGCCGGCACTCCCACACGTCGGGGATCTCGACGTCGACGTCCGTGGCCGCAGAGAACGGCACCACGAACTCGTGGCCCTGCGGACAGCGATAGCTGATCTCCAGCCGGGGCGCGGGTTCTGGGTGTTCACGCTCGGCGGACTCGCCGAGCTGCCAGTCAGAGCTGGCTCTGAGCCGCGGGGAACGGGTCTGGGGCATCAGGTCCTCAACGCAGTGTCGAATGGGCGGGCGGCCGGCGCCCGCCCGGGGGATGGTCAGCGGTTCTGGCTCGGCGTCCACAGCTTCTGCGGCATCGATCCGAGGATGAGGTACGGCGCGTGGGGGGCCGCCGGGTGTGGCAGGTTCAGCAGCTTGTCGATCACTGTGGCCAAGGTGCCCTCATGCTGCCACAGCAGTCCATCGCCGACCTTGGTGCGCTGCCCGCGGGCCTCGGTTTCCGAAAGGATCTTCATCGCGTCGATCTGGCCTAGGACTGGGTACTCACGGCGGCCGTACAGGGCAGTCAGGCCGTTAGGGTCCTCCATCTCCCGGAACGTCCAGCTCGCCTCGGCTAGCGCGAGAAGCCCAGACAGCACGGGGTAGCGCTGGATGGCCTGGTTGAGTGGCACGACGTCATTGGGGTCCACAAGTCACCTCTGGGCGCGGACGGTGGGTGAAGCGGGGTCCCCCTGCGCGATCTCGACCGGGGCGTCGATGGTGGGGTGGGCCAGCAGGACGCACCGGCGCGGCCCCCAAGGGCGGTGCTCGTCCTGCCGGCCCGTGTCCCGGCCCTCGGGATAGACCGCGCTGGGGGCGGCGGCCGGGAGTTGGTGGTCGTCCCGCCGCGGCCCCGGATGGCACGGCGGGACGACGGTGCCAGCGGCAGCGTCACCTGCGCTGGCGGCCTCCGCAGCGGCGGGAAGGGACCGCGCTGCGGAGGAGTTGGGGCCGCCCAGCCCAGCACTGACCGCGCCCGGATCAGTGCTGGGGAGGCTGGGCTGGGCGGCGTGTCGACCATCGGTAACAGACACGGTGGCCGGCACGAAAAGGGCCGGAGAGGAGACACAGGCGACTGGAAGTCCGCCGGGTGTCCCCTCTCCGGCTGGGGCCCCGGCAGCATCGAGACGCGACCTCAACGCCGCCGGGGGCTCAGGGCGGTCACCCGCGGGTGGTACCGCGACCGTGGAGGATGCTCGTCCGCCGCCGGCTTGTCCAACGAGCGCTATCGCGCGGGGCACGCTAAACCACCTGATCGGATGGAACGCGAGTGCCCGACAGAGCCGTGCGGCTACTCGATGGGGTCTACGCGTGCCACAGGGTGCATCCGGGTCGGCAATCGTGTGCCTGACGAGAATTGCGCCCGCAGACGCGTCTCGGAGAGCCGTACGGCAGGCCGGGCACAACGGGCTCGGCGGCAGCTCCATCGGGCCCCACTCGACAGCGACACCACACAACGCGACCGGTGCCCCACGACGAGCGGCGAATTCCTCATCGGTGACTGCATGATCAGCGCCGTCCGCCACTGAGGTGCACCAGGTGATGAACAACCCGCGACCCGCAGGGCACGGCCCGCTGTTGTCGTTCACAGCTGCCCACCTCCCGCAAGCCTCAGGGCCCATTGCCGGATATGGTGTCGCCACCGTTTCGGCGGCTACCATCGTTTCCGCAACCATGGCACTGTTTCGGAAACCCTGCAAGGTACGAACGGGTGAACAGGAGAGGCGCTCATGCCACGCAAGAGTCCCGGCGCACGCGAACGCGGCCTCGGCGCTGAGGCTCGTATTCTCCGCACCAGCACCGGCCTCACCCTCACCGCCGCCGCGGGCCTGATGGGGTGGACCAAGTCGACACTGTCCAAACTGGAGAACGGCCAGCGAGGCATCACACCAGAGGAGCTGTACGCGCTCGCAACGGTCTACGGGATCACTGACGGCCGCCGCGACTCGCTCGTCAACCGGGCGAAGTCAGACGACGAGGCCGGCATCTGGGAGCGCACCCTGCCCGGCATCCCCCAGGAGGCCGGCACTCTCGCGAGCTTCGAATCGGAAGCGACACGCATGGTCAACTGGGAGCCGCTCCTCATCCCGGGCCTCTTGCAGACGGTCGACTACTCGCGAGCATGGATGAAGTCAGACGGGATCCCTGACGACCAGATCGAGCCACGCCTGATGGCCCGCGCCCGCCGCCAACAGCGCCTCCGCGGCGGCGTGGAGTTCGTCGCTTTGATCGGCGAGGGCGCTCTGCGAGCTCCCGTCGGAGGCCCGCAGGTCATGGCCGCGCAGTTGCGCGAGATCGTGATCGCCGCGCAGCGGCCGAACGTGTCCGTGCGCGTAGTTCCTGTCGACCGTGTGCATGCCGGCCAAGTCGGGGCGTTCCTGCTGCTGGAGTTCCCTGCGGCGCGGCCCGTCGCCCATATCGAACTGCTCCGAGGTGCAACGTTCCTGGAGCGTGACGTGGCGGAGCGGTACGTGGTCGCGGCGACCCAGGTGATATCCGTTTCCCTCCCCGCGACAGAATCAGTACGGGCCATCGAGGCGATGGCGGCCCAGATGGAGGGACAACATGCAAGTCAGGTGGCAGAAGTCGACCTATAGCGGTTCAACATCGAACTGCGTTGAGGTTGCGCACACGAAAACAGGGATCCGCGACAGCAAGAACCCGGACGGCCCGGTGATCACCACGAGTCCCGCGGCTCTCGACAGGTTCATCAAGGCCATCAAGGATGGCCAGCTGTAACCCCACCACCACACGATGCAGGGCCCCCGGCAAACCTTCGATGCCGGGGGCCCTGTCCGTGGACGTCCAGCTGGGGAGGTTACCGGCTCAGACACCCACAGTCACGGATTACCGATTGCTGCGGAGCGGTAGGGGATTGAGGCCGCCAGCCGCCCGAGCTCTCGCACGCAGGACGGCGAACGCGTCTTCAGGAGTTGACCCCAGCGCACCGCCGACACCCTTATCGGCGCCGGCCGGAAGCCGCAGCGGCGACAGGTACCAGGCCGCGTAGTCGCCGTAGCAGGTGCGGACGATCGTCAGCGGCCTCTCGCACTCGACGTCCTGCGCGACCGCGACGAGCGCCTCGCCAGCTGCGATCCGTCGCAGACCGTCTCGGTGCAGGACGGCGAGCATGGGCATCGCGACGTGGTGGTGGAAGCCGACGAGTCCGAGCGCGTCGAGGCGTTCGGCTGCGGTCCGGATTGCCTCCATCTCGACCTGTCGGCTCACCGCGGTCGGGTCGGCGAGCTCGGCGAGCATCGCGAACTGGTGCCGGTCGCCGGGCTGTTCGTTCAACCAGCGTGCCACTGTCTGGAGGTAGTCAGCGGGCATCTGGCATCGGGCTCGTGGGCAGCGGGCTAAGGGGCGGTGGAGTGGAGTCGTGGGCGGCGCCAGTGAGGATGGCCAGTGCGGTGAGGAGTCCCGCGGCGATGATCGCGGCCGGGGCGATACGGCTGGATGGCGACCGTGGGTGAGGGCGCATGAGGTCTCTCCTGGGGGCTTGTGTCCCAGATTCGTCCCCGAGTTGGCCGTGTTTGCGCTGGTGAGGCTTGTCCTGCTGCCACCACAACTACGTCAACTCAGGGCTCTGACCTGGGGTTTTGAGGATTTCAGTCTAGGTAAGGGTATCTCAGTCTCGGTCAGTATCTGTACTTGTCAAACCTGTTGCTACCGCGCGACTCTCTCAGTCCCGCTCAGCGCCGCTGAGTCGAGGTGTGTCCCAGTTCTTGTCCCAGTTTGGCGGCCGCCGGGAATCACCCGAAGCTCGGGCGCCTCGCCGGCCTTCAACGCCGCCAGCACCCGACCTCGCGCCGCCGGCGTCTGCTGCACGTACGACCATGCCTGGTTGATGTCAGCCCACCCGAACTGGCGGGCCAACTCCACGGCGTCCAAGCCGCCGGCGGCCATCCGTGTCGCCGCGCCTCGTCGCATCGTGTATGGACTTCGGGCCGCCACACCGGCTTTCCGAGCCGCCAGACGCAGCCGTTCCCCGAGGGTGTCCGGGCTCATCACACGGTCGCGTCTGGTGCGGAACAGCACGTCACTGCGGCACATGCCCCGATCGGCGTGGATCACGCCGCACCCGCGGTTGAGGTCACGTCCCGCGATGCGGCGTTCGACAATCTCGATTGCCTGGTCCGACAAAGCCACCAGGCGCACGTCCTGGTCCTTTGGGCACTGCCGGATTATCCGGGACCTACGCACGAAGACGTCGTGCACCTCCATCCACCCGACCTCTAGGTCGATACGCTCGACGTGCAGCCCACACAGCTCGCCAGGCCGCAGCCCGGTCTCCAAGTCGAAATCCACCGCGTCCTTGTAGTCGTCGCGCAGGTGGCCGCCGAGCTGCTCGGCACGGGCGACTGACATGTAGGGGCGGGACACTTTGGGGCGCTTGGGAAGGTCGATGCCCACACACGGCGACGCACCGAGGACCCCTTTCTTCACCGCCGAGGTGATGGACACGTTGAACACCGAGTAGATGCGGTGCACGTAGCCAGGCGACTTCCGACCAAATCGCGCTCGGGCCCCGTCGACGTTCCGCTTCTCATTGCCTACCACCAGATCATCGACCCAGTCCTGCACGGCTGCCTGGGCGATCTCGTTGAGTGGCACCTCTCCCCATTGTGGACGGAGATAGCCCTCGACGATCCAGTCCTCGGTGTACGGGGTGTCCGAGTCGAACGCGCGCTTCTCGGACACCAGGTCCCACCAGTTACCCCACTTGATCGACGCTGACAGGGTGCCTGCTGTCACTTCGGCCTGCCTGCGAGCCTTGACCTCCAACTCCTGGGCGGCGTTGACAGCGTCACGTTTGCGCTCAAAGTGAGGTTTCTTTGTGTGTTGCTTCTTCCACTTGCCTTCGATCTTGACGTGGTAGACGCCGCGATACCTCCCTGACGCGAGTTTTTCGGCGCTGGCCATAGACCACCTCCATTTCAACACTTATCCCAACAGGCGCGTGTATCAGCTTGCCGACGAGTCTGCGGCGGCGCGGCGCTGATGTGCCTGCGACCGGTCAGACGCGGCGCTCGTCTTCCATTCACGGAGGTCAATCGGCAACTGAGCGCCTGTGAGCTTCTGCCACGTGTGAACGGCTTCGCCGAGCCTGTCTGCGGCATCACGCTTCTCGGCGGCAGCCTCACGTTGTTCGCGGATTGTGTTGCCCAGCGCGACGTATAGCTCCAGCGTGACCTTGTCTGCAATCCGCCGAACCAGTCGATTTGCTGTTGCTTCAACGTGTTCGTGCATGTCCTGGTGAAGGTAGACCACGGCGCAAAGGATCCCGAGGACTGCGGTCAGGACGGTGAAAGCGATCGTGAGCCACATCGTGTTGACGTCGTGGTAGATGATCGTGGTGACCGCGGATCCGACTGCTACGACGAGTGCGAGCGTGGTTCCGGTTGCGACCGCCGCAAGGTACCGCCTGTGGGAGCGTGGCACTCCTGTCCCTCCTCGTTGAAGATGAGTAGCGCTCGCGGTCGCGTCGGGAACGCTCTCCTTAGACGTTTCAACCAACTATCTATGTGACTAGGTGTGCCGTTACTCCGCCAAACGGGTACAGGCTTAGCCCGCACGAGGTGATGAGTCTTCACTCAGTGGCCCCAGTCGATAACTGTCCGCGATCACCTTGAGCACACCGGGTACTCCACCAAACTCCAACGCCACTGACATCATGTTCCACGTCTCCAGGAGCTTGACGACGTCTGCCGGCACGTCTGGATCAACTTCAGCGGCACGCCGAAGCTGGCTCAGCGCCTCACGAACGGCCAAGAGAGCCTTAGCAAACGTCAGTTCGTCAGATGCCCCATCGACGTTATCTGCCGTCGACACCAACCCCGACCCGCGCGCCCCGTCGATCGGCAGCAGCTCCATGTCACCCGTGTCGAGTGCTGCCTTGATATTGCCGGGCGCCCAGTCCAACACCGACTCAACAGCGGAGTAGGTGATGAGGCGAACCGAGAGTCCGTCCTCGACCCGTGTCCACGTGACCGGGCTGATCCCGGCGCGTTCAGCCGCCTTGTCCTTGGACAGTCTCTGAGCGAGCCGTCGCGCCTTCACGCGGTCGGCAAGGTCTGCTCGGCGGTCCGGGTTGTCTGTCCCCACGCGCACAGGATCGCAGGAACAGCTAGGCACAGCTAGTCGCCCGTTGGCGCAAGTCACTGCTACTCCACCTACAGGTCTAGAGGTTACCCCCCGGTGAACTACAGCTTTGGTAACAGCTTGGCATGTTCCTAGCGTTACCTGTTGACCGTGTTCCTACATGTGCCTACAGTTCTGTGCCATGCCGAAGGGACAGAACACCACGATCCTGATCAACGGGTTCGCCTGCCGGGAGATCCGGGTTCGCACCGGCATCGAGATCGCACCGTTCGCCGAGCAGGTCGGCGTGAGCCGCGCCTACATGGCGAAGATCGAGCTCGGCCACAGCGTCAGCGTCTCGGCCAAGGTCTTCGCCGCAATCCAGAAGGGCCTCGCCGTCAAGGATCAAAGGGCGCTCCTCGCACATCCCCACAGCGCTCAGGACGCCGTCGCATGACCAACACCGAGATGGCAGCCCTGGCACAGGTCGCAGCGGGGACATCATCACCGTGGATGTCGATGCAAGAGGCCGCCGACTACTCCCGCTGCCACTACCAAACGGTGTTCCAAGCCTGCCGCAGGTACACCGACGGCGACCGGAGCTCGAAGGCGCTCAAGAACTTCCAGGACGGTCCGGGCTGCAAGCGCAACCTGCTTCGCGCCGACGTGGACCGCTGGGTTCAGCGCCTGCCGCCAGCCAGAGCGACCCGAATCCCCTAACGCGCCAGAACGACGTCGGGCCGCCCCTGAGCCCGGAGCAGCCCGACGAGATGCAGATCAACAGGAGGTAGGACTCCCAGTGATCCAGAACCAGAGTACCGGCACCCCGCCGGACACCACCATCGAGCAGGGCGGCCGGCACGCCGCCGACGTGTACGCCGGCCCGGCCATCGATCTCACGGCGACGCCGCACCGGCGCGCCATCGTCGACACCGAAACCGAGGTGGCCTCGTGACCGCCTCGACCGTCACCGACCGCACCACCCTCGGTCTCGCCCTCGTCGGCGCCCTCGGCATCACGTTCGACCAGTGGCTCGACATCATGGACCAGTGGGGCCAGCCCACCTGGGCGGCCAAGCACAAGCGCCTCTACGGCACCGGCCGCTACTACCTGGACGGCGTGAAGGTAGGCAACGAGAAGGACGACCGGGCCGGGCAGATCACGCTGACCGCGACCCAGCTCGGCCGCCTCGCGTGCGCCGTCCACGTCCTCCTCCAGACCGGCGGCCACGTCGCCGCGACCCTGACGATCACCCGCCTGGTCGGCTACCGCATCCCGCTCCCCGCCGTCCTCGCCGGCGCGGCGATCAACGGAGCAGTGCACTTCGCGCTCGACCGCGGCGACACGCTCGAAGCGTTGGCGCTGCTGTTCGACAAGGACGACTACCTGCACGAGTGCACCGTCGTCCGCGAGCCAGGCAAGCCCTCATGGCTGCACGGCGAGGGCACCGCCTGGAACGCCCTCGACCGCTCCGGCCACCGCCTCATCGGCTGGCTCGCCACCGCCGTCACCGTGTGCCTGGCGCTCCGGTGGGGAGGCCGCCGATGACCGCCACCGTGCCACACCCCCGCACCGAGACCCAGCCCGCCACAGCCGCGGCGATGGCCGTCATCGACGCCCTCCAGACCCTGGCCGCAGCCGGCTGGACCATCACCGGCGTCGCCGAACACGTCGAGCACGGCGTCCGCGTCCGGGCCACGTTCTCCACCGGCCACCACCCCACGGTCGGCGTGTCCCGCGAGGTCGGCGGCGTCCGGGAACACATCGGCTACGACAGCTTCCTGCCGGAAGACCCGGCCGCGGCTGTCGAGCATGCCCTCGACAGGGCGTCCTGCTCGGCTCGTTGGGCGGTGGCGTGATGGCTGACACCACGACGTGCGCCCACGGCGTTCCGCTCGACCAGTCCTGCACGGCCTGCGACCAGGCGTGCCGAGAGATCGACCGCGCGGCGGTGACCCGATGACCACTACGCAAGCCGTTGTTCAGCGCGCCCGCAACGCCGCCGACCTCATCGAGAGCGTCCGCTGGCCCGGCAACCTCACCACTATCGAGGTGAGCGCCGCCGGGTACCAGGACTTCGGCATGCAGGTCCAGAGCTTCGAGGCCGGCCCGGCGGTGGTTGACACGTTGCTGGCGTGGTTCTACTACCTCGACAACCCGGTGATCACGTCGTACGGAGACGACGGCGAGACCCTGGCCGTGAGGCTTGAAGGCTCCAGCGCTTTCGGCACCGTACGGGTCTATGGCGGGTTGAGCGGCGCAGACGCCGAGTTCATCCGCTCCACGCCGGGCGGTGCGGAGACGCTGTCGGTGCAGCGCCTGCGGAACCTTCAGGTGGCGCAGCGTTCCGGGGGTGCCCGGTGACCCTCTACCTGGGACTGATCGACGAACCGGCCGAGCCGATCGAGCCGTCCGGCGAGAAGCTCACGGAGCTGCTGGAGCTGGAGTTCACGCCGAGCACAGGCCCGGACGGCTGGCATGCGGTCCACGAGATCGGCCGGTACCGCACCATGATCGAACCGGTCCATGCCGGCTGGCGCGTGTCCAAAACCTACGACGGCGGCAGCGAACCGCAGATCCAGCTGTGGGAATACCGGGAGTCGGTCGAGGAGGCGGCGGACCTCGCGATGGAGTCCGCGCTGTCCGCCGAGACGCACGTGATCCTCGGTGCCCTGCTCGCCCGCGACATGAAGCGGAGCGCGGCGTGACCGGGGAACGCGTCGAGGTGACGCTCCCCAGCGGCAGAAACGCGTTCGGCACACTGCTCGGCCCGGAGTTCTCCGACGGGCCGTCCTCGATCCTGATCGACGGGATGAAACCGGCCCGGCTGGTCGACCGCGACGACTGGGACTTCCTGCCGGCACTGGACGGCGGTGACGACCGTGGCTGACCCGAAGCGCCGCCGCGGCCGTCTCGTCGCCGTCGTGGCGGTCGCCGTCACCTGCGTTGTCGGCCCCGTGGTGACCGTGATCGACCACCGCGACGCGAAGGCTCACCGTGCGCGCCTGGAAGCGCGTCAGCGGCATGCCGCGGCCACCACCCCCTCGTCTTCTTCTCCTGCACGACACCGAAAGGTGGCCTGACTCCATGCCTGAACTGAAGTTCCACGAGCCCACCGGCGCAGTGCCGCCCCCGTTCGTCCTGGTCGAGGGCGAGGAGAAGGCTGGCAAGTCCACGGTGATCGCCAAGTTCACCGGATGCGACCGCATTGGCCAGACCTACTGGATCGAGCTGGGAAGCGGCGAGCGCACCGGCGAGTGGTACAAGAAGGTTGCCGGCGCGAAGTACCTACTTGCCGATCACGACGCAGTGTCCACGTGGCGCGGCCTGAACGAACAGATCGACGCCGTTGCCGAGGATGTCGAGAAGCGCCTCGCCGCTGGCGAGAAGACCCCGATGATCGTCATCGACTCGATGTCCGCCGAGTGGCGGGGCCTGTCCAAGTGGGCGGACTGGAAGGCCCGCAACTCCCGGAGCGCGAAGAAGATCCTCGCCGCCGACCCGAACGCCGACATCACCGTCGGCCCCGCCTACTGGAACCCGGCCACCGCCCGCCACGAGGACCTACTGGCCAAGCTGGCCGCGATCCCGGCGATCATCATCTTCACCGCCCGGGGCAAGGAAGTTACCGAGTTCGGCAAGGACGGCCAGCCGGTCGACAGCGGCCGTAAGAAGACGTGGTCGGTGGCGGCGCAGAAGGACCTCGGGTTTTTCGTGGACTGCTGGGTGCGGATGCGCCGCGGTGGACCGGCCGAGATCGTCAGTTGTCGCGGCGTCACCGACGATGCGATCCAGGTCGGTGTCGACGAAGCGGTCACTGTTACCGCCGTCGACCTGGAGCACTTGATCTTCGAGCGTTACGGTTTCGACCCGGACAACACGATGCGCCGCCCGGACCGCGAGCTGGACGCGCTCGCCCCGACTGTGGAGGAGCAGCGCCGCCAGGACGGAGAGCAGGACACAGCGGCCCCGGCGTTCGACGAGGACATGATCCTCGCCGCCGCCCAGATTCTGGAAGACGCGGAGAACGCCACGACCCGCGCGGCGATCAGCAAGCTCTGGGCAGAGGCCAAGGAGTCCAAGCTGATGCTCGTCCCGCTCAACGGCAAGGTTCTGGGCAAGCGCCTGGAGGTGCAGGCGGCGCGGGTCGCGAAGCTCGATCCGGCGCCGGTCAACGGCCACGCCAAGGGCGAGCCGGTGGGGATCGGGTCATGACGGCGACGATGCCGCGGGCGCGGGCGAACACCGCGCTCGCGGCGGGCGTCCCGGGCACGAGGGTCGGCTACCAGCCGACCCCGGCCCCGGAGCCCCACTACTTCCCGTCGAAGGGCGCGTGGTTCGCGAACCGGCAGATCCTGCGCCGCCCCAAGACCATCGTGCGGGCCCGCCAGATTGCCGCCGAGTGGCTCGCCACCGCCGACCCGCGCACTGCCCCCGCCTTCACCTTCATGGCCGACTACTGGGCCGCTCTGGACGCGCACATCGGACCGCGCGGCGAGATGGCCCTGTACCTGCGGCACAACCACTGACCTGAGAGAGATTGCCTTGAGCGACAACGACAACGCGACGTCCTGGATGGACAGGCCGCTGGTCTGTTTCGACCTGGAGACCACGGGCCCCCAGCCGGCCGCGGCGCGGATCGTCACCGCAGCCCTGGTGTGGATGGAGCCGCTGTCCGGCGCGACGGACTCCGAGACCTGGCTGGCCGACCCGGGCGTGGACATCCCCGCCGAGGCCACCGCAGTGCACGGCATCACCACCGACCACGCCCGCGCGCATGGCCGTCCGGCCGCCGAGGTATGCCAGGAGTTGCACGAGCAGCTACAGGTGGCGTGGGAGCACGACGCCCCGGTGATCGCTTTCAACGCCTCGTTCGACCTGACGGTGTTGGACGCCGAGCTGCGCCGCCACCACGGGCACGGCATCGGTCAGGTCGGCCCGGTGGTCGACCCGTACGTCATCGACCGCGCGGTGGACCGCTACCGGCGGGGCAAGCGCAAGCTCGGCATGGTCTGCAAGCACTACGGCGTGGACCTGTCCGAGGCCGCCGCGCACACCTCCGACGGTGACGCACTGGCGACGGCACAGCTCACCGTGGCCCTGGCGAAGCGGCACCCGAACATCGCCGGCATGCCGCTCCATGAGCTGCACGCGTGGCAGGCCCAGGCGCACCGGGCGTGGGCAGTCGAGTTCGAGGGCTGGCTGCGCAACACCAAGCGCAGCGAGGGCGCGACCGCGGCCGAGATCGCGGCGATCGTGATCGAGCGTGAGTGGCCGCTCCGCGGTGCCGGCGTCAGCGAGCTGCCGAAGGCGGTGAGCCACCAGTGAACCTCGAACAGCAGGTCGCACACCTCAAGTCCTGTATCACTGACCTGATCGGCGGCTACCGGCAGTCGAACGTGTCCTTGGAGGACTGGTTCAACGCCCTGTGGAACGCCGAGCAGGCCCTGAACGTCCACGACTGCCAGGACCCGGAGGTCGGGTGTAGCTGCTCCGGCAGTGTCCGGCACCCGGCGTCCACCGGCGGTGAGTGTTCCGAGATCGACCTGATGCGGATCAAGGTCCGTCAGGCCGAGTACAAGGCGCGCGAAGCCGACGAGGCGCAGCGGATCGCGGCCGATGCCATGCCAGGTGTGCGCGTCTGCGTCGGGCACGCGCCTACCCAGGTTCGCTATTTGGTCGAGGCATATGCCGAGTTGACGGCCCAGCTGCGTGTCATTGCCGAGGCTGTGACCACGATCCGTCACTCGGGCAACGGGGCGCAGTGGTTCATCGACTGCGCGCTGTGCGGTTCTGCTGACCTCGTCGACGCCGAAGAGATCGGCGGGATGTTGCAGGTCCACCGGCGCGCCGCCGACCACCTCCGCTCGCACTGCGGGCAGGCCGTCGAACAGCCCGAGATCGAGACCAGGCAGGCTGAGGAGGTGTCGTTCTGATGCCGGTCTTGGAAGGTCGTGACGGGGTTCTCGGCGTTGTACCGGACGGCCCCGAGCAGAACCCGACCGACCTGGTGGAGGTCGACCCGGCCATCGTCGCCGCCGGCGCCAAGGTTCTGGTCGACAACGGGTGGGCCCGCGACTATGAGGCCCCGGAACTGGCCCGCGAAGTGCTCGCCGGCGCGCTGCCAGTCGCACGGCGCTTGTGGGGCCTCGACATCACGGCCGGCACGACGTGCAGCGTGTGCGGCAATCCCAACTGCGACACCCCGGGAGCGTGCAGCTCATGAGCGACGCCAGTGGATTCATCATTCCGCCGCCGATCGAGACCGCAGCGGTCGAGCGGGTGGCCGTCGTGTGGGCCGGTGACCCGGAGCAAACGTCGTGCGAGCTGTGGGTGGACAACACGAGGCCCGGTGACTCGTCGGTGAACGTGGGCAGCAGCAACGGAAGCTCGACGATCGTGATGCCGTTGACTCCCCAGCGGGCCCGGGAGCTCGCGCACGAGCTGATCATCCGCGCCGACCTAATCAACCCCCTTGGAGCTACGTCATGAGCCACTTCTCCGTCGTCGTCGCGCTGCCCGCCGAAACCGAGGACGTCGGCAGTGCCCTTGCGGCCCTGCTGGACCCGTTCGACGAGAACAAGGAAGTCGAGTCCTACGAGGAGGATGGCGAGACCTACTGGCGCAACCCGCAGGCCAAGTGGGACTACTGGCTGATCGGCGGCCGGTGGCGCGGCTACTTCCCGATCGCTGACGGTGCCGCCCCCCCAACCGTGGTCAACGAGGCCGAGTCGGTCGATGGCGCGCCGGAACTGATCGCCGCCGAGTACCGCGGGCACTTCCCGGAGTTCCACGACCTTCCGACAGCGGGCTACTGCGACGGCGGCCGAATTCGGGCCCTCGACCTGAAGCGCAAGCGGGACGAGGCCGGAGACAAGGCCGAGAAGGACTGGAACGAGTATGCCGCCGCGATTCACGGCACCCCGCAGCACACACCGTGGTCAGAGTTCCGAGCCCGAGTCGAGCTATCCGAGCAGAGCGCACCGAAGCCGTGGAAGCAGTTGGTGGAAGAGGCATACGACCGTGGCCGGGTAGCGGCCGGCCTGGCGAGCGAGGACACCTTCGATCATCTGACCCGCGACGAGTACGTGCAGCAGCAGCGGGACCGCGCCGTGCCTGGCTACGCCACAGTCCGTGCCGACGGTCGCTGGATGGCTCCCGGTCGGATGGGCTGGTTCGGCATGTCCGACGACGACCCGGACAGCTACGCCTACTACGTGCGCGAGGCAAACAAGTACCTCGACTCGCTGCCGCAGGACGCGTTTCTCGTCGCCCTCGACTGCCACATCTAAGGGAACGACCTGATGGACGACTACTGGATTGCCTCCGAAGCTTGTGGTGCACCGTGGTGACCACTCCAGCGGTGCGCGTCGGGCAGGTGTGGGCCGACAACGACAAGCGCGAAGCCGGCCGCACCGTCCGCATCGACGCCATCAACTGCGACAGCGACGGCGAGCCGCACAGCGTCGAGGTCACCGTGCTCACGATGAGCGCCGAGAAGCAGGCCCAGTTCGACGCCAACACGTTCTCGGTGACGGACACGCGTGGCCTGAAGCGCACGATCCTGGCGCGCCGGCTGTACCCAACCTCCACCGGATACCGGTTGCTGTCCGAACCGGAGCCCGTGCAGGAACCCGAGTTCGTGGTCGAGCCGCTCGGCTACTGGTACATGATCAAGCACGACGGGAACGGCCAGCCAGTCGCCCGCTGGGACGGCAACCCCGCGCGCTGGGCGGACCGGGCGCGGGCCGACGACGACGCGAAACGAATCGCCGCAGGCGAGCAACCGTTGCACTGCCTCGACGTTCTCGCTCACACCCCGGCCGCGACCGCATCGGCAGGTGAGTAATGCCGGGCCACACCCCAACCAGTGTGTTCCCTCCTGGAACCCCCGTAATCGCGTTCACCCTCGGCGTCATCGCCACCACAACCACACCAGGCACACCGCCTGTGATCGAGGTCGACGGCCACCCCGGCGTGTTCCGCCGCATCGAACCGCACGAGGCCCTCGTCCCCGTCGTCACCACCCTCGACATGCGCGCCGCCGATCTCACCGATCGGCAACTGGAAGTCCTCCGCCTGGTCGCCGCCGGCCTGGACAACACTGCTATCGCTGCCCAGCTGTACGTGAGCGTCGAGAGCGTCAAGACCCACGTGCGGCGCATCATGGCCAAACTCGGCGCCCATAGCCGGGCCGATGTCGTTGTCCGCGCCCATCTCCGGGGGATCGTGCGTCTCGCCACAATCGGCGCAGTCGTCGAAACGGCGGCCGACGCGTTGGAACGAGTCGATCTTTCTGCGTTGACGTCCCGCGAGGAGGAGCTGCTAGGGCTGATCGAAGACGGCCTAACCAACGCCCAGATCGCCGCCCGCCTGCACTACTCGCCACGGACCGTGCCGCGCATGGTCACCCAACTACTGAATCGCATCGGACTGACCCGCGAGCAGGTCATCCAGCACTGTCCGTCCGGCCGCCACGACGAGGAGGCCGCGAGTGCCTGACACGACGCCAGCCGAGCACGGCAGCATCGCCGGCGTCTCGGCCCACAAGAGGGCAGGCACGAAGCTGTGCACCCCGTGCTATGACGTGAACAACGACTACAAGCAGGCGTGGCGGATCGCTCGCGGCGAGACCGTGAGAGTGCTGGTGCCTGTCGACGTTCTTCGGGCGATTCTCCACGGCGCACCGCCGGACCAAGCGCTGACCTGTCTCGGTGGCCCGCAGACACTCCACGCGCTCCGCGACGGGACGGTGCCCCGTGGCTAGCGGCCGCCCGTCCACGACCCACCTGTGCCCGGGCAAGTGCGGACGCCGCGTGCCACGCGCACTGTTCGCCTGCTCAGCGTGCTGGAGGCGGCTCCCGCGCGAGCTGCAAGAGTCGATCACCGACAACCACCTGGCAAACCCGGGCGCGCACCTGGCGGCGATGTCTCGGGCCTGCGACTGGTATCGGACGAACCAACTGCCCGCGTTGAGCGAGGAGCGGTGCGACCTGACCGAGCTGCTCGTGGACCAGTGCGCCTGCCCTGTTCACCGGGGCGGTGCAGACACTGACCAGGAAACGCTTCAGTTCCGTGCCCGTCTGCTCGCGATGCCCAACTGGTTCGCAGCCAGATATGCAGGGTCTTGCGACGTGTGTGGCGAGCGGTTCCCCGTCGGCGCTGCGATCCGGATGGATCTCCAGCGGGGTTGGCGCGCCGAGTGCTGCGCGGACGAAGGTGGTGACCGCCGTGCCTGACACCGTGACCCAGCTTGATCTGTTCGGCGAGGTGGTCGCGGCGGAGCAGAAGCGCCACGTCGCCGAGCAACGGCGGCTCCGTGACGCCCTTGTCTGCCTGCGTGAGGCGGTCCCCACCGCGCTGGAGAACATCGTCGAGCTGGCGTATCACAACCCGGCAGACACCCGGCAACCGCACGCGTCCGGGAACTGGGCGTATTGCGTGTGCAGGGCCGGGCTGAGGTTCGAGGTCGCCCAGGAGTGGTGGTCGGGTGCGCACGACCGGGGCGAGACGTGGGGTTGGGACCGCACCCCGGCCCATCTCGTCACCTGGCAGGAGCTGGCCGAGCTGATCGGGGACGACCCGCGCAGGGTCGAGATCGCCGGCTGGGTGGAGAGTCTGCCGCTGCCGCGGTGGAAGCAGCTGATGCGGCCGAAGGAGCTGTGGCCGGATCCCGAGGGCTGGCACATCCGCCACCTGTGCAACGACCACGTGCACGAGCAGTGGACGGCTCGACGACGGGCCTGGGAGCTTACGCTGGGCCTGCTCGACGACGCGATCACGGCGGTGACTCCGTGAAGCAGTCACCGATGCCTCGCCGCAAGAAGCCGATGACGCAGAGGACGGCCGCTCTGAGCCAGGGCGCACCGTTGCAGCGTCGTACGGAGCTCGGTCGCGGCACGAAGGAGTTGAAGCGGGAGACGCCGCTGGCGCGCAAGACCGAGCTGAAGACGTCAGAGAAGCCGCGGAAGCGCCCGCGGTACACCGGGCCGCCCAAGACCGTGAAGGACGACCTGGCGAAGCGAAGCGGCGGGTTCTGCGAGTACTGCGGGGTGCGGCCGGCGACGGAGGCGCATCACCGGCTCGGCCGCAAGGCCGGCGGCACGAAGCGTCCATGGATCAACAAGCTCTCGAATCTCGTGCATCTCGACCGGTTCTGCCATGCGCGTATCACGAACACCAACGGGCACCGGGCGGAGTACGAGGAAGCCGGGTTCCTTCTCCGCGAGGGACTGAAGCCCTGGAAGACGCCGGTCGACCACGCCCGACTTGGCCGCGTGATCTTGCTCGACAACGGCGACACCACGCCAGCACCAAGGAAGGCAGCAGCATGAACCCCATCGGCATCGCGTGCATAGCGCTCAGCTCTGGCTGCGGCGCCGGCCTGGTGTGGCTCCTCTACGGCTCGTACGCCGGTCGGGAGACGGAGGTGGCCATGGCTACGTCCGGGCCCGTGCAGGAAGCGGCCACGGGCCCGGACGCGGCCGCCACGGACGTGCAGGGCGACGAGCCGGACCCGTTGTTGTCATGGCTTCACGAACTGCCCGCGGTGCGCTCGGAAGACGCGGAGGTGCCCGCGTGACGGCCGTGGGTAGCGCCGCGGTGGCGCTTCGACATCCAGGTTCGAGTCACCCCAGGTCCTGCACCACCGTACGAAGAGGACAGCCGCCGTGGAACTCCGCCAATCCCTGCCCCGCCGCCCGGCGGGCGCGTCATGGCCGGTGGTGGCTCTTGAGCCATGAGGCCATGACCTGGGCGATGTACAACGCCCCGAGGCTGATGACGAAGGCCGGCCAGCCGGACAGCACGGCCCGGACGGTGCTGTTCGTGATGGCGGAGAACGCCAACCCGGACGGTACGGAGTCGTTCCCGGGGCCGGATTTGATCGATGACGTCACGGGGTACGACGAGTCGACGATTCGTCGTGCGCAGCGCCGGCTGGAAGCCGCGGGCCTGATCGTGCGTGATGGCAAGAGGCCGAGCGGTGCGATCGTCTGGCGTCTAGCGATGGAGTTGCAGCGTGAGGTGTCGCACAAAGAGACCGTCGCCGAGAAGAGACGGTCGCGTAGGACTGCGGGTGCGGAGCGGATGCGCCGGCATCGGGAGGAGGGCGCTAGGCGGAAGGCGGCGGACGCTGCCGATGTGACGGGCGCAGACGCCGTCACGCCATCCGTCGACGAGGTTGATGTGACGGGATCTGCGCGCGTCACATCGGATAGTGCGGATGGCGATGTGACGGGCGCTGCGCCGTCACGTGACGGGCGCTGTGCCCGTGATGTGACGGGCGCTGTGCCCACCGACCCAGTTACTGATCCACCACATGGAACTGGGGGCCGTGCCGCCGCCCCCCAGACCCCGGCGGCCTCAACACCTGGCTTGGGATCCGTAGGTGGTTCTTCACCCGCTCAACTCGATCTTGAAACTTGCGTCCCCCGTGCGCACGGGTACCTGCGCGAGGCACCGGAACCACCCGCGGCGGACACCTGCGAGCACGGCAAGCCCGTCGACCCGTTCCCCGACGGGACGTCTCGCTGCTCCCGCTGCCGTGTCGGCCTCCACGGCGGCCTTCGCATCGTCCGGGGCGCCTGACCATGGCCAGCCCCAACACCACGCCCACCCCCTCAGCGCCTCTGTGCGCCCCGAACTCCACCCTGGAGCCCCGGTGACCGCCAACACCACCGCCAAGAGCGTCACAGACGATCTCAGCGCCCGTGCCCGTGCCCGCGCCGAGCGGATCTTGTCCCTCGTCGCCGACCACGGCGAACAGATCCTCACGAACACACCCGACCCGCTCGACATCCCTGACTACCTGCTGCCCACGCTCGTCCAAGCCGGCGATGCGCTCGTGCGGCTTGCCGAACTCGACACGAAGCAACCAGCACCAGCCCCAACGGAGATCCTCCTCGACGGCGACGGCGACCTATGGGTCCGCATCGAGGCCGACAGGGACATGTTCGAGTGCGTGTCCAGCCACGACGCGGAGCAGCCGCTGGACCAGATCCGGGCGAAGCGCGGCATCAGGAAGGAGTTCGTCGCCGCGCCCCCAGGCAGATGACGACCTGCGCCATCCCCGGTGCGGCAAGCGCCTCATCCCGATCCGACGACCGGACGGCACCTGGTCCGACCGGCACCCGACACCGCAGTGCGACCCCGACGGCCCGAATTGGCCCGACCTCACCCCCGAACCCGCACAGGAAGCAGCACCAGCGTGACCGCAGTGCACAACCGCCCCGACATCCCACAACTCCTGCCGCCCCAACACGCCCGACGAACGCGGTCCCGGCGGCGCGGCGCGCTCGCCGCAGGTCTCCGCCACGGCGACCGCCCCTGGTCCATCGCCCTCGACGCCGCAGTCCTCGCCACCTTCGTCGGCCTGCTGTGCTGGGAGTCCTGGGAGTTCGGCGTGGACGGCGAGTGGGAGCACATGGCGGCCGCGATCGCCGTGCTCATCGCCGGCGCCGTCTACGCGTTCCGCGTGTTCACCGCCGACCGAGAGGACCACCGTTGACAGCCACCGACCCCGCCGCGCAACCCGGCTCGCAGGCACCCGACACGACGCCCGACAACTACCTCGACTACGCAGTCCAGCAGTACAACCGCCTGGCCGCCCAGCCTCCACCCATGTCGACCGACGTCCTGATCGCGGCGCTCATCGGCGCCGGCGACGAGACCCGCGCCAACGCTGACGCGGTCCGCCGGCTGACGCTCGCGGTGGAGCAGCTGGAGAAGCTCATCGCGGACCAGACCGAGGTGCTCCGGGCTGGCCTGGCCGAGCACACGACCACGGCCCGGTTCCCGCTCGACGTCGCCGAGGACGCGCAGCGCATCGCGGAGGAGACCGGAGGGTGAGCGACGAGATCGAATCCGCGTTCGTCGAGATCATCGCGGCCGAGCAGTTCCCCGACCAGACGCCTCTTATCGAGCTCTACGAGGCCCCGGAGGCGCAACCAGTCCCGCTCCGGGTGCCTCGATCAGCTGAGCCAGCAAGGGGCGTCGTGCTCGCGGCTACCGGGGTGATCCTGGCGGTCACGGTCGTGATGCTCCTGGTTGTCGCCCTCGCCGTGGCCAGCTCGGTACCTCAGCAGGCACCGACCAATCCGATCCCCACCAACGTCAATCCCGCCTACTGAGCCCCCTTTTTTTGTCCATGGAGGACCATGTGAAGCCCCGAACCAGAACCGCGTTCACCGCGCTCAGCGCGATCGGTGTCCTGCTGGCCACCTCAGCGAGCAGTTGCGACTCGCACTCGGACTCCCAGGCCGCGTCCCAGTCCCTGTCGAACAACTACACCAACTCGGCCACATCCTCGGTGCCCTACCCGCTTAACGACATGCAAGCCGGCGGCTGGACTGAGCGCCGCATGCTCAAGGAACACCTGGAACGGCAGAACAACAAGCAGGCCCTGCGCTACATCGTGCTGATGACCCAGCAGGGCCAGGTCATCGCGCAGTATCCGGTGCAGGGCATGGTGTTCGATCCGAACTCGCAGATGACGACGTCGCAGATCGTGAACGGCTGCAACTCCGGCGGCAACGGGTGCGGCGCCGTCACGGACTCGGCCGGGGACAACGGCACCTGGGGGCCGGAGGCCGGCTCGGCGGCGTTCTTCACCACGTCCGGCGTGGAAATCCAAATCCCGTCCGGCGTGTGGTGGGTCGAATCGGACGCGCCACTGAACCTGACCACGAAACCGATCATCACCTACGACGCCGGCGCGAAGCCGAGCGTGAACGCGGGCGGCGTGAAGGTCGGTGGCAACTGATGGGCCGCAACAGCTGGGAGAAGGGGTTCGACAAGCGGCCGGTGCGCACCACCCTCCGCCTGTGGGCCGTGCTCATCGCCGCGATACTCGTGACCGCCGCGATCGTGTGGGGCGTCACCGTCGTGGTGTCGGGCATCAAGGGCCAGGGCGACTCCGTCATCCACAAGAACTCGTCGGACAACTTCATCTCCGCACAGGCAGGGTTCATCCGGGACAACGAGGAGTTCAACACCGACCTGGTCAAGATCCGTGATGCCGCCAAGCAGGTGAAGGACTACGACGCTGCGCATCCGACCAGCAACGGCACCCCGTACGACCCGAACGCCGAGTACGACCATGACCTGCGTACCACGCTGACCGGGCTGACCCAGACCTGCCAGAACACCGCGGCGGACTACAACACCCGGTCGAGCTCGTACCTGACGGAAGACTTCAAGGACGCTGGGCTGCCGTTGAAGCTTGACCCGGCCCAGTGCTCGTCCGCAGGCCAGTAGCAGTGGCCGCGCATCGGGCCGTTCCGGTCGGGCCGGACGTCGCCCAGTTCGTCGACGACGCCAGCACGCTCCTGCCGTGGCTGATGCTCCTCACCCTCGCACTCCTCGCCGCCGTCACCACCTGATCAGAAAGCCGATCGTGCACAACTTGCTCCGCCGTCTCGCCGCTCACGCCACCCACGCCCGTGTCACCGCCGCAGCCTGCTCTACCGCAGTGCTGATCACATCCGGTATGGCGTGGGCCGCGAGGCTCCACTGACCGGCCATGGAGGACACCTTGACTGGCTACATCACCGCCCGCGCAGACGAGCCGTTCACGGCATCAAGCGGGCCTGCGACCAAGCGGTCGCTGGCCGACATCGTCGCTGAGCGCAGCAACCCGGACGGAATTCCGGCCGATCTCCGCGAAGCGCTCTTCAGCCTCGGCAACACGCTCAGCGGCGACTCCCGCGATTTCGCAGCCAACCACCGAGACGCCTGGACGTTCGGGGTCCTCCTCGGCTGGGAATGCGAAGACCACGCCCCCACCGACCACTGCGACACCTGCGGCACACCCGAACACGGCGTGCTGGCCGACCTTGCGGAGCGACATGGCTGGGACAACGCCACCGTGGCCCGACTCAAGCGGTACCGGGCAGCTGTCGCCCGAGCGCTGGGAGAACACGGCAATGCCTGACCAGACACGCATCGAGCTGGACCCGATCTACGACAAACACGACGACAACGTCACCGAGCGGGTCGCCGAGTTCCTCGCCGCCCAACTGAACGAGGTGAACGGCACGTGACCGCTACAGGCGAGATCAACCTACGCATGACCCCCGCCACCGCCGGCCGCGTCCACGGTGCCCTGGTCGCCGGCTACAGGTCCACGCGCTTCGACGACCAGGCCACCCCCGACTGGTGCCGGGACGTGCTGCACGCCATCGACGACCTCGAACAGCAACTCAAGACGGGCGGTCACCATGGCTGACACGACCGAACTGCCACCGTTGGGTGCTGTGTACGACGTGGGCGGCGCGATGGCCCTGTGCTGGCCCGACGCCCACCCGTGCCACGACACCCCGGAGCACGGGCCGTGGCTGATCCTGCACCCGGACGGCGGCATCGAGTGGACGTCTGAACTCCGGGACGGCGCGAAACTGATGGGCTACCTCCCTGGGTTCGACCCGGCACTGGAGCACGCACCCACCGACGTTGATCTGGCCGACCGGCAGGTATGGAACGAACTCCGCGCTGCGGCGCTGGCAGCGTTCGCCAGCAGCCTCGGTTACCCGTCATGGCGGGCCTATTGCGCCGAAGACCTGGCGTCTGGTGCCGCAGGGTCGAGGCAGGTTTGGGAGATCGTACGCGCTGCGATGAAGGGCGTCCTGCCGATCGTGGAGCGCCAGGCAGCAGAGCTGGAGCGTGAGCGGGAATCCCGACTGGCGTGGGCAATCGAAGCCGACCGAGTCGAGCACGTTGCCGAACGAGTCCTGCCGCTGTATGACCGCCTGTTTACGGCGGTCGCCGAGGCAACAAAGAAGCCACGCTGCGGCAGCATCAACAACCTTGAGAAGCTGATCGCGGCAGTCACGGGACTCCGCCGCGAACGGGATGAGGCACTGGCCAAGCTGGAGCAGTCCCACGAGATCAACGACGGATGGGTTCGCTACCGCGAGCGAGTGAAGCAGCAGCAGGGGGACTGGTGTCGCAGGATCTTGGAGTTGGAGGAGCAGTTGGCGTCTCGCCCGACCATCCCTGTCGACGCCGAGAAGCAGTTGAATCGCGTTCTCGTTGAGGCCTGCAACGCGCAACCGCTGGAGTTCGACCCGCTTGCTGCTGCTCGCGCGCTCCTGGCTCGATGGTCGGCGCCGGTCTCCGGTGTTCACGCCTCGACGCCCGCGTTGGACGACGGCATTGGCGAGTTGATGTGTCGCGATTGCGGCCATCCCGAGAATCCGTTCAGCGACGACACCTCGTGGATGTGCGATCGCCACCGACCAGTCTTCTCTTGCGAAAGCACCACGGAGGTGCCCGGTGAGCGCTGAGTCTCCTGTGGATCTGCTGCGCAGGGCAGCAGAGCTGGCCCCGCATGTGCTGCCGGGCCAACTGGGTGAGGCGGCATCGGCGTGGCTGACCGCTGAGGCGGCCTGCCACGAGGCGGTGCCCGGGGTTTCCGAGTCGACCGGGCACCTGTTGTCCACAGTCGCTGAGGAGATCTCCGGCGAGGAGGATGTCGAGGTCGACTTCTGCGTCACGATCTCCACGCTGGACAAGGCGGAGGGGTTCGCACGCGAGGTGCTGGCACTCGCCGACATGTCGGTTCGACCGGCGGACAAGTCCTCACGAGACGCGGCAGCGCGGCTGATCCAGGAACAGCTGGACGGGGACTGGACCACGAACAGCAGCGTCGCAGACAGGGAATTCTTTGGCGACCGAACAGCTGAGGCCTTAGCTAGCGCAGGGTTACTAGGCCCCGGCTGCGAACCGACCAGTCCAGTACCGGAGGGCAATGCCATCGCCACGGTCGTTGCGGCGCTCCGCGACGCGGGTGTTGTCGACCCTGACGACGACACGATCCCAGTTTTCACGGACAGAGTCGGCTACTGGGAAGGTCGGATCGATCACTGGGAGACGCCCGAGGCCGTGGCGCGGCTTGTGGTTACAGCGCTTCAGCAGCCAGGTGGCCTCAACCCGGCGATCCAGGACGTGCGGCTCACACCGGAGGAACTGGCGGCAGTAGAAGCCAGGTTCAAGGCCAAGAAGACCGACGCGGTGTCTTGGCTCCGCCCGTCCGTCACGCGTGCCCAGGTGCGTGACGCCGCACACGCCCTGTTCATGTGGAACAACGAGGTCGCCGGCGAACCCCGGTTCGTGCTGCATCACGTGACCGAGGGAGTGGACCGGGAGCCCTACGGGGCTCTGGTCGACGAGGTCCTGTATCGCCTCGGCATCCGCGTTCAGGAAGGAACTGGATCATGACCGAGAAGCTGCCGCGCAGGCGCTACTGGTACGACTGCGAGTTCGTCGAGGACGGCGTCACCATCAAGCTGTTGTCGATCGGCGTTGTGTGCGAGGACGGCCGCGAGTTCTACGCCGTCAACTCGCAACCCGGCGTAATGCACCTCGCCGCCCAGCGGGAATGGTTGCGCGACAACGTGATGCCGTTCCTGCCAGTGAAGCTGAAGTCGCCGGAGACCGCCGAGAGGCTGATCTCGCCGCCGTCACGGCAGTGGGAGTGGGACAAGACCCACCCGGACTTCCCGCGGGTTCGGGCGCACGCCGAGATCGCCCGCGAACTGTTGGCGTTCCTAGCGCCGGAGGAGTGCGAGCCCGAGCTGTGGGCGTACTACGGCTCCTACGATCACGTCGCGTACGCGCAGCTGTTCGGGTCGATGGTGAACCTGCCGCCGGGGCTGCCCCAGGTGACGCACGAGCTGGTGCAGCGGTGGGAGGACGTCGGCCGCCCGCCGACACCGGTGCAGGAGTCCGGCCAGCATGACGCGCTCGCCGACGCCCGCTGGAACGTGGAGCTGTGGCGGGTGTGTGAGGAGGCCCGGCTTCGTGGATGAGCTGACGAAGTGGCCCCGCCTCTTGGTGGTCGGCGAGCCGGTCACGGAAGAGCAGGCGAACGAGATCCTGATCCGCACCATGCCGTACTCGCTGTTCACAAACGACAAGGACTGGGAGCGGCAGGTGTGCGAGGTTCTTGGCGTCGGCCGGGAGCCGAAGTATGGGATGCCGAGCCACGATTCGCTCAAGGCAGCGCGCGAGTCGCTGCGGTGTCTCGACCTGCACTACCTGGAGAACTGGCGGATCGCCTCGTCGTGGATCGGCGGACCGTACGGCTGGTGTGACTGGGACGGCACGATCGGCTGCGCGAACTACAACATCGGCAAGTGGCCGTCCGTCGAGGCCGTGACCGAGGACTGGTTGACGATAGCCGCCGCGTGGCCGTTCCTCGATCTGCGTGCCCAACTCGTCCCGGACGAAGGCGAGGCGGACGAGCCGGCGGTCGAGTGGCTCGTGCGCGGCGGCTCGGTCACCACCATGACCGGGCCGGCCGGACTCCTCCGGCGGCCGGAGGAGCCGTTCGTCTTCAGCGTGCTGATCCGCGGCGGCGAGCGGGGCGTCGCGATCGACCGCCTCCGGGCGGCCGTCGCGCAGGTTCAAGGAGGCGGCAGTGCCTGAGATCGCGATCGTGGCTGGCCAGCGCTGGCGCTATCGGGACGAGCGTGAGGACCGCAACGTGGTCGTACAGCCGGAGTGGAACGGCGACGAGGGCGGTTTCGTGCCGATCCGGAACGAGAACACCGGGCGGCCGTCCCGCACGCGGCCGGCGGTGCTGCGCAAGCACTACCGGCTTCTCCCGGAGGAGGCGACACCTGGTGGCTGAGCATGCCGCCGACAGCCCGTCAGAAATCGTCGACACCGCCCAGCAGAAGAGCCGTGAGCGGGAGGACGCCCTGCACGCGAAGTACGGCGAAATCCTGAACACCGTCGCGAGCATGGAGTGCCCGGACTGTAAGCGGACGCAGAGGATGACGGTCCATCCGGGACATCGGGTGTATCAGCTGTGCGGGCACGCCCGCGAGTTGCCGCCGTTGCCGACGCAGCGGCTGTTCTCGGACCGGCGGCAGTCGGGCAAGCCGCGGAAGGCACGCCGATGACGGCCCGCATCATCTTGCACTGCTACCGGACGTTCGACGCGTACAGCATGTGCCCGAAGTCGCAGCAGTTCGAGGCGACGGATGTGGAGACCGCCCGGGAGATCGCGGGCGACGCGGGCTGGCGGACCCACCCGAACGGCAAGGACTACTGCCCTGGGTGTTCCGGCAGTACTACCGCGCGCGAGGCCCGTCGCGTCGCCCAGCGAAGGAGGAAGCGATGAGCCTGCCGTTGCACACCGCAGGACCAGACTTTCCCGAGGTCGGCGACGGCACGTGCTGCGCGGGTGCCGCTTTGTACGGCCCGGACCGCTGCACCTGCTGGGTCGCCGAGTACGACTTGGAGCAGGCCGAGGTCGACCAGGAGGCCGTCCAGGCGCTCGCGGCCGGTGTCGCCCCGAACACCCGCGACCGCATGTGCCCGGACTGCGCGTACCGGCCGGGCAGCCCCGAGAAGTCCGGAGATGGGACGTGCGTCGGCGACGCGGGCACGCTGGAAGGGCTGGCGATGCGGGGAGAGCGGTTCTGGTGCCACCAGGGCGTCCGCAAGCCGGTCGCGTGGCGGCATCCGTCCGGATTGGAGATTCCGGGTCACGATGGCGGGTACGAGCCGCCGATCATCGCCGGCGTCCCGTATCGGGCGGACGGCTCGCCGGCGGAGCTGTGCGCCGGCTGGGACGCACGCCGCCGGGCCCTCGCAGTGGCGAAGGAGCGATCGGCATGACGGCCCCGACAGCGGACGAGCTGGAGCAGCTCCTTGACGACACCGGGCGGTTGATCGGTTGGCGGGTGAAGTCGACGGAGCGCTACCACCTCGACGTGATGGTCATGTTCTACAACTACCGGCTCGTCACCACCCGCCGGGACATCCCCGGCATCTACGACCGGTACTGGTGCTACGCCGGCAAGACCCCCACGGTCCTGCTCGCTGCGGTGGCGGCCGCGCTCGCCTGGGACGGCTCCGATGACACGGAACCCGCCGGATGGAACAAGTCAGGGCAAACCCAGGAGTGGAGGCCGCCAGCATGAGCTACGCGAGATTCGGAGCAGACGACTCCGACGTGTACGTCTTCCCCACCGAACGCGAGGACCGCGCCACCGGGGCGAAGCAACGCCTCATCGAGTGCTGCGGCTGCACCCTCGGCGATGACTGCCACTTCGCGCGCACAACCGAGGACGCCGTGGCTCACCTGCGCGAGCACCAGGAGAAGGGCGACTGCGTGCCGGAGTACGCCATCGCCACCATCGAAGCCGGCCGCTTCTGCGAAACGGGGAACCCGCTGTGAGCATCTGTGAACCGCATCCGGGCACCGGGTGGTGTGCGCTGTGCGAGGAGCCGGTCCCCACCTACGAGTTGCTCGATCACCTGCGTGTGCTGCACCCGGCCGCGTACGGTGCCGGGCCGGCGTTGTGGCCAGACGGCGGCGTCGTGGTCCTGGACACCACGCTCACGCCAGCGGATTTCGGGGAGCCGCTGTGAACCCCACACCACCGGGCGCTGGTCCGGATGAAGAGCTGGTGCACACGCTCGGCGAGCACCTGCGCTCGTTCCGGCTCCGTCTCGGCCCGAACACCGTGGACCTGATCCAGGGCGGCATGCGGAACCTGTACCTGTCCGGCGGGGAGCGCCACGAGCTGGCCCAGTATCTGGCGGTGTTGGTTGACGAGCTCGCTGAACGCAGGCGTGTTGTCGGCGCCGGCTCGGGCTGTCATGTGCTCGTGACGGTCGACCCGGGACGTAATCACGGGCGGGTGTCGATCAGCCGCGGCATGACGCCGGTCTGGGCCGCTGCCGGCTTACTTCGCGCGGGCGAACCGGTGGAGGTGGTGCGCGGGGAGTACGGCCTCACCGAGCCCGAGGCGGTCCTGGTGCAGGCACTACTTGAGGACTTCACCGAACTGTTCACCCAACCGATCAAGAAAGGCGGGGAGTGATGCCGGACTTTCCGGAGTTGCGCGACGGTGACCAGCTGCGGGCACGCCCGAACAGCACCGAGGAGAAGCGGCGCGCCCGGATGACCGTGGCCCGCGAAGCGCAGGGCGTGTACGACTGCGCCCGTCTGCTGGAGATGCTGGGCCTGGTCCCGGACGGCGCGGCGCTGACGGTGGTCGTGCCATGACCCGCGTTGCGATCATCGAACACAAGTGCGAACAATGACGGCGGCCTGCACTCGAACCCAGGGAGACACCGCCATGGTCACCAACCAGCAGCGCGCCGACGAGCGCCGCGCCGACAGCAAACTCCTCGCCGAGACGGTCCAGCACCTCACCCACCAGGTACAGCGGGCCCGCAGCGGATGGACAGCGGAACCGTCCGACGACGGCCGCTACCTCATCGGCTCGGGCAGCTCGAACTTCCGAGACACGATCATCGAGACATACGGCCCCTACGCGGAAACCATCCAGAACTACCTGCTGTCCGTGGACCCCGACCACACACGCCTCCTGATCGCGTTGTTGGAGGACGTGCAGCGGGGCATCACAACCGGCACCGTCCCGGACAGCACACGCAAGGCCGCTGTCGAGTACGCGGAGGCGATCCTCGGCCGCACCCGGGCTTCCGCCCGCAGGAGGCCCCCGTCGTGACCGACATCATCACCCTGATCGACGAGGCAACCGCGACCGTCTGCGGCTGGTGCCAGGCCCGTCTCATGCCGGATGGGCCGTCCGAGTACTACTGCGACGACGAGTGCCAGTTCGAGTGGCAACGGCTCCGCGGCGAGGCGCTTGTCGGCTACCAGGAGCCGGTCGACCTGGATGTCCACTACATGAACGAGCCGGCGTTCCCGGACGTCCCGGCAGCTGCGGGGCTGGTCCAGTTCCTGCCGGTGCGCGTGGTGGCCAGAGGACCATCGCCGGATGTTCTGCTGATCGACGACGACTCCAGCCTCCTGAGCCTCTGGCAGGTGTGGCAGAACTACATCACCGACCGCCTGATCCTGTACGGCTTTGAGCGCATCACCGCCGCAGCCGCGGACACCGCGCGAGCGTGCTCCGCCTTCTCGGCGCTGTGGACCTCCCCGCCGGATCCACCGGGCGCAACCCAGCAGCAGGAGCAGATGCCGGACCTGCCCGCGGTCACCGCGGACGGCTTGTTTGCCTACACCGACGACGGCGGCACGACGGTACTCACACCGCAGATGCCGGAACTGCCGCCGCCCGAAGTCAGGGTCGGCCACGTTGCGGCCGCAGCACAGACCCGATACCGACAGGTTCCGCGAACTATCCATCCGAGGGGATGCAGTTGAGCACGACGAAAGCGTTACCCTGCGGGAAGCTCCTCGTAGTGAAATCGGGTTGAGCGGCCGGGCCGGCCATGGTGCCCCGGGAGAGCCGGGTGACGGGGTTGCTTCGTCCCTTCATGAAACAGCCGGCCTCGGCGCGCCCGCAGGAGTGGAGTGGCTGGCGTGCCGCAGCGGCTCCCCGAAAGCCCACGCCAGCCAACTCCCATGATCCACCATCGCGTTCTGCCGCCGGAATCCGGTCGCAGCACGGACACACCGCATCTACCGTGACCGATACCAACGACCACATTGGACCGCCCATGTTGGACACCAAGCTCATCCAGAAGACGCTTCGCGTCCCGGCCCCGGCTGGCGAGCCTGGCGACGGAGCCGCAGCTGCGCGGCAGTTCGATGCCGCGCTGATGTCGGTCGGTTTCAAGGCATCGGGCCAGCTGCTCCAGCACCTGTCAACGCTGCACCCAGGTACGGTGATCGACACCGCCGTGTGCGCGCTGGGCGCTGTCAAGCACCTGGTTGGCGACCACATCGAGCACAACGTGTATTTCCGCGACTTCCCGCGGAACGTCCCGAACACGGTCGAGTTCTGGCTGGAGCGCCTGGCCGCCGCTCTCGTCGACGACGCCTCCCACGATCGGCCGACACTGCTGGCCGGTGGTATCAACCTGCTGGCGCTGCCGGGCTACGGCACCTACCAGCACACCTACGCCGAGATGCTCGCCGCCCACGAGGAGTTCCTGCCGACGGTGTCCGACCGGGTCACCGTGCTGCACCTCGGCGGCGACCTCGACACGGAGGCCCGAGCGGCGTACGTGGACCTGGCCGGCAGCAGGACCCCGCTGTCCGAGGACGACCTGCGGCTGCTCGAACTGCTGGCCGCCTGGTGCCTGGACGGCGAGCAGCCGGCGGTGATCCCGATCCGGGAGAACCGCGCCCTCATCAACCGGGTGCGGCTGGCCAACGACCGGCCGCTGCTCATCGACACCGTCACCGACGTGCTGCGGCTGGCGTGCGCGCTGTCCGGCGGCGACGTCACTCTGGCGACGCCGACCAAGTTCCGGTCGTTCGCCCGCCGCGACCGACGCGCGCTCATGACCGCCCTCGACAACGTGGTCACCGCGAACCCGGACAAGCTCGCCGACGTCGCGCCTTACGGGGAGCCGTGGAAGCGCCTCGGCGAGCGTCTGCACCCACATGAGCACCCGCAGCAGACGTGGCCGAGCGCGAGCTCGGTGTTCGCCGTCGCCCGCGGTGAGATCACGGTCCGCTCGCTCGTCTCGCGCGTGGAGCACGCCTTCGACCTGGCCGACGTCGCGCAGGCCGTGCGCCTGCTCAGCAACGCGCCGGGTCTGCTGGTGCGCAACCTGGACCGTTCGCTCCGCGCGGCCGGCCCGGACGAGGTGGAGTTGCTCCGCAAGACCGCCGGGGAGGTCTCCGGCCGCGTGTCGGGCCGCGTGCTGCTGTCCCTGCGCGAGCACCTGGTCAACCGGACGCGCCAGGACGCCGCGCGCGTGTTCGTCAACCGGGCTGGCCGGGCGTGGGTGACGCCGGATGCGCGCCGGGAGCTGCCGGCCGAGCTGGTTGCCGAGTTCACGCAGCTCGTCGACGACGAGCTTGCGCGTCGGCTGCCCGCGTGCCGGCACCTGGTCGTGGACCCTGCGGTGCTGGACGTCGCAGTGCCGCTGTCCGGGAAGGCCACCGGCGCCGGCTTCCGCATCATGCCCCGCGGTTCCCGCACGCAGATCGACGGCGATCACCTGCGTTTCTTCATCCACTGGAAGCAGCGCCAGGCGCGTACGGACTACGACCTGTCCGCGCTGCTGCTCGACGACGACTTCACCCACGTCGGTTGGTTGGCCTACACCAACCTGTCCGGTTACGGCGGCGCGCACTCTGGGGACATCACGGATGCGACGAACGGGGCGTCGGAGTTCATCGACCTCGACTTGTCGAAGGTCCCGGCCCGTTACATCGTGCCGCAGGTCAACGTGTACTCGGGGGAGGGGTTCGACGAGGCGGAGGAGTCATTCTTCGGGTTCATGACGATGCTGGACGGGCAGCGTGGCAAGCCGTTCGAGCCGCGTACGGTTCGGATGCGGTCGGAGGTGCGTGGCACGAGTCGGGTCGCGCTGCCGCTGGTGTTCGCCCGCGATGAGGACGGCGGCTGGTCGGCGACGTGGTTGCACATGTTCCTGCGCGGCGCGTCGTGGGGAAACCAGGTCGAGTCGAACCGCTTGTCGACGGCGCTGCTGGCCCGGTCGATCGTGGAGCGGCGGTTCACGCCGGTGGGGCACCTGGTGGGCCTTCTGCGCACGAAGGCCGGCGTGTTTAGCGAGTACCGCGACGGGATGGTCTTCGACGGTCCGGTGACGTTCGTCGGTTTGGACCGGCCGGAGGGCTTGCCGTCGGGGTCGGAGGTGTACACGTTGGACCGTTTGAACGCGTTGGTGCCAGCGTAGGGCGGGGTGCTACCGTGCTGATGTGAGGCCATGAGGAGGCTTCCTTCTACCCACTGCTAATGGAACCTAGTCTCCTCGCTTTCCTCCACTGGCATCGAGTAGTTCGCACCGCGGCCCCGTCCACCACCCAGGGACGGGGCCGCGGTCGTAGGACGGTCACTCGCTGTCCGGCTGCTCGTCGGCGGCTTCGGGCTCGACTTGGTCGGTAGCGGCGGCGGATCGGTCGACATGCCGGTACAGCGTCGCCCGGGACCGTTCCACTGCCTCGGCCATGTACGAGGCCGGGACGCCCGTGTCGATGGCGTCCGCGACGGCGTCCCACATCTTGCCCTCGGCCTCGTCCGCCTTCGTCTTGGCGCGCAGCGCGGCGGCGATGGCGCGGCGCTGCGCGTCGGTCTTGGGCGTCCACTTTGGCCTTGGCACGCGTCGCAGCATATCGGTTCCTGTCTCTCGGGTGACACACCTTGACGGGCCAATCGTCACACAGTTACTGTCTCACTCACAAGACAGAAATGAGGAGCGTAGATGTCCGCCAGCATCGCCCAGGCCACAATCGACGTCGTCGCGACCGCCCAGGTCCACGGCGGGACCCGCGTCATCACCCTCAGCGTCATGGCCGCCGACCCCGCCACGCTGACCGTCACAACGCCGCGTAGCCACCGCGAGCGGCACGTCGTGACGCTGCACGCCTACGACTCCAACCACCCCGGCGACCAGCGGGTCATGCTCATCGCTGGCGCCCCGCGCCGCGGCGAGATCGTCAAGCAGGCCCTGGAAACGGCAGCCAACCTGCTGCGCCCGTCGGCTGGCGACGAGCCGTGCAACTGCTGGGCCGGATGGGACCCGTATTGCGGCGCGCCGGGCTGCTGGGGCGTCGTCAAGAAGCCGCTTCCGGCGGCCGCGGCCACCGTCTGACCACCTGCCCGGCCGCCCCATTCTCCCGCCGGGGCGGCCACGCCACCCCGAACCCACAAGCACTCAGGAGCGCACATGACGACCAGCACGGTCCCGATCATCGAGGTCAGCGACAAGTTGCTCCGGCGGTTCGTCGACCGCGGTCACCCGCGTGCCGCGGAGGCGCAGGCCGAACTCGCCCGTCGCGCGCAGGACCTGGATGCCAGGATCAGAGCGCGCCTCGACGACCCGGTCGACGTCGCTCTGAACGGCACGCCGTACGTGGAAGCAATCCGGAACGTGCTCGCGGAGGCGGACAAGATCGAGGCCACCGCGTCGGAGCAGCCCGGCATGTACCTGGTGGGCAAGGCGATCGCGGACCAGTTCCGCAACGCTATCGCGGCCGGGCTCGGCATCACCGGCGGTACGCGATGAGCGGCGACGGCGTCTGCCCGTCCTGCTCCGGGGACCTGGAGCAGATCGACGACACCAGCCTGTACCGCTGCGGTGGCTGCGGCGAGGAGTTCGACGAGGACGAACTGGAGGAGATGTGATCACGGCCGCCAGCTTCCCGACCCCCGACCTCGCCGTGCGCTCCTACGACAGCGACGAACTGGACCGGGTGTGCGCGTTCGCCAACAAGCAGGCGCGCGTCGCGGAGCGGCTGCGCGTTCGCCTCGCCACTGACCTCCCGAAGCTGCCGCTCGGTCAACGCGTCGGGCTGCTCCGGGCCGTCTACCAGGAGGCGACGATGTGGCGCTACGAACTGGCGCTCGCCGCCCCGCGCCTTGGTCTGGGTATCCCGCAGGACCCGGACCGGTTCCTGATGACCGCGCGAGAGGGCGGCCGGAACTACGACAGGATCGGTGCCATCGGCCGACTCCGGGCCGGCGCCACCTGGGACCCCGAGACCCGCACCTACCGCGGCGGTGTGGAGACCCCAGCGAGCCGGATCATGGCCCACTACGGGCAGGCCGCGCTCGACCGGATCGACACGGAAAGCCCCGACAGCGACGTGCTGCTCAACGTCGTCCGGCTCCCTGGCCGCCTGATCGCGGGCAACCAGCTCGTCCGCGGCGCCGCAGCCCACAAGCTCGCCGGCGAACTGCGGCAGCGCCTGGTCGCGTCTGGCCGGGATGTCGGCCAGTTCGACGCCGGCGCTGACCCGCTGTACGTCGTCTCGGCCGAGCCTGACGACGCCGACCTACTGTTCGGCATCGCCCTGATCACCCTTGCCGGCGCGGTCGGTGACCCCGAGTTCGCTGAGCGGCTCCGGGCGTGGCGACTGGGCCGCTACCTGATGTACCAGGCCGCGCCACGTACGAAGAAGGGCAGCGATTCGGTCTCGCGGGTGGTGCTGGTCGCTGTAGGCACAGTCCTGTTCGGACGGCCACCGGTGATGGAGCAAGACTGCGACCTCAGGTGCATGGTGCTGGACCAAGTCGACGCGACGACGATGCCGGCGGACGCCGGCCTGTGGTCATGAGCAGCGGACCGATGGCGCACCGCCGGTTCCCGTGCGCCGAGTGCCCGTGGCGGCGGGACACCTCGCCTGGGCAGTTCCCGGCGTGCCGGTACGAGCAGTTGCAGAACACGTCCGGCGTGCCAGGGGCGGAAGCCGCGCTGGACGCGCCGCTGTTCGCCTGTCACAAGACCGCGGAGGGCCGGGAACAGGCGTGCGCCGGGTGGCTCGCGGTCGCCGGCCGGGACCACCTCGGTGTCCGGCTCGCGGTCGTGACCGGGCGGCTGCCGGCCGACGCGCTTTACCCCGGCGACGGGTGGCCGGCGCTGTTCGACTCCTACGACGAGATGGCCGCGACCCAAGCAGCCAGGAAGGATCACGAGTGACCGCCATCGAACCAGTGGAGGAGACCGAGCAGCCGATCGCACGCCAGGGCCAAACCGATCGCCGCGACCAGTTGCCCAACCCGATCGAGGGCCACAAGCCGTACTGGGACTCCAGCGACTGCGTGAACTGCGGCTCCGCGCCGTGCGGCCCGCACCCGGACATCTTGGTGTGCGAGTGCACCGAGGACTACCCGTGCGGCGAGGTCCGTTCGGCCGCCGCTGAACTGAAGCGGCTGGCCGAGAAGTTCGCGGGTCAGTCCCGAGCGTGCAAGAACCTCGGCTTTACCGAGTTCTCCGAGGGCCGCGCTGATGGGCTTGCCGTCGCGGTGGACGAGTTGCTGCGTCGGTCTGCCGAACTGCTCGGTGAGCAGTCGTGACCACCATGTGGCAGCCGATGGAGCCGGCCCCCACGGACGGCACGCCGATCCTGGGCCTGTTCGACGGCCAGGAGGTCGAGATGCGGTGGTCCGAGGACCGCGTGTGCATCCTCGCCGGCACAGCCGCGGGCGCGGGGACGTTCGGCCCGGGCTGGGAGGACACCACCAACGGTCTGTACGTAGACGAACCCGAGTGCTGGCGGCCGGTGCCGACCCACGCGCCGTGCTGCGCCATTCACGGCGCATCCCTGGACTGCGACACGTACCGGCGCACCCACGTCGTGGACCCGGGACAGCCGTGCTGCGACACCGGCGCACGGCGCTATCCGGCAGGCTCGTGGGCTCCTCGGGGCTGCCCGGCTGGGTTCAGCTCGGAGTGCTCCTCCTGGACCTCGACCGGACCGTGCCGCTGCCTGGTGGCCACGCTGTCGACCACCACCTACAAGCCGACCACCGCTGTCCCGACTGGGGAGGAGTGATGGGCCGCTACATCATCAAGGCCACCAAGGATCGGGACCTGTACATGGAGTGGTCCGCGATCGTCGATGCCCCGACGTTCATCGGCAACCGCGCCGAGATTCTGGACTACCTGAAGCACGAGCACGGCCACTCGTTCGACGCCGTCCACAAGCACCACGAGCGTCTCCGCCGCGCCGACGAGGCCGGAACCAGCGCCCTCCGCGACCCGATGGCCCCGGGCTACACGGGCCCGCTCGACGGGGAATGGGCCGACACCGGCTTGATCGTGGGGCAGCGCGGCTGGCTGCCCCGCGACCGGTTCGCCGAGTTCCTGGATGCCTACGCGGTGGACCCGGAGAAGGCGTGCACGCTGCTCGACCCTTTCGACGACGACCCAACCGAGGAGTAACCGCCGCCATGATCTCCAACACCGGCCGCTACTGGTCCACGGGCATCACCGTCTGCTGGCGCGACACCTTCGACCGTTCCACCGCCACGCCAGCCGACACCTGGGCCGCGTCCCTCGACTTCCTCGACAGCGGGTTCGCCGACGACGACCCCGATGCGGGGAAGGTGTCCACCGAGGGCACGCTGCGCACCCGCTACTTCGTCCACGACGGCAACACCGTGTCAGGCCTGTCGGTCGCGGTCGACACCCTGATCGCGGACGCCAAGCGCCTGGGCATCGGGTTCAACGACCCGTGCCTGTACTACCAGGGCGACGGAGAGGGCGGCGACTACCCGCCGCCGAACGGCTGGCGCGAGATCCTCGCCGCCGAGTCCGAGCGCATCGGTTGGCGCAACCTGTACGAGGCCCGCGACGCCATCCGCGAGGTCAAGTGATGCGCGAGCCCATCGCGGTCACCGTCGAGATCGACCCGAACAAGCTGGGCAGCTACACCGACGAACTGCTGGCCGCGTACTGGCATGTGGCGCAGGCCAACCCGGTTCCGTACGACGACCCGGTCGCTGGCGAATTGGTCGAGCTGGTCGGCCGGGAGATCATCCGCCGCTGGCTGCGGGATACGCACCCGAAGCTGTGGAGCCACAAGGGCAGCAGCTACTACCACACCCAGTTGACCCGGTTCGCCAAGTACGCCCCGCCGGCCGGTGCGGCGGCGGGCAGCCTTGAGTGGCAGCGCGGGGAGTGGACGCTCAAGCCCGAAGCGATCGCGGCCGCCACCGACACCGATTCCGAAGGGGAATGACCACCGTGACCGACACGATCGAGCGGGGCCGCTGGTATCCGGCTCCCGCGCCGGCGCTGGACGGCGAGACCGACGACACCTACACCAACCGCCTGCTCGGCACGGACGGCACGGACCGCCGCCCGTACGACCACCCGCGGAACCGCCAGTGCTCCATCGGCTACCACACCGAGTGCTCTGCCCGTATCGGTGGCAGCTGCGGCTGCCCGTGCCACTTCGACGTGGGCGTGCCCGCCGACGCCGAGGTGAACGCCGAAGCAGCAAGCCAGATCGGCGCCCTGTACGCCCTGCCGGACAAGACCGGACGTCGGGTGATGTTCGAGGCCGCGAAGGCCCTGCTGGCCGGCGAGGCGAACAACGCGGCAGACCTGATCGTCGTCCTCGGCCGGGTCTACGACTCCACGATCACCGAGGGGTTCGCGATCGACGTGTTCAACATCCACGCCCACTACAGCGCCGCCGACCAGCCGCCGCCGGCCCGCGCCGAGCGGCCCCGACGAGCCCCCGTTCTGAGCCTGGAGGAAGACGCCGATGACTAAGCAGATGTTCGAGATCGCCGCCCAGCTCGGGCACGAGGAGCTGATTACCAGGGTGACCGACCTTGCCGCGCGGGTTCAAGACGGGGACGGATCGGTCGCCGATGAGCTGGTGGTGTCCGCCCGGGTGTTGCAGTACCGGGTCGACAACCGGGCGTCGGTCGGGAAGTCGCCATCGGCACGCCCCACACGCCTGTCCGAACTTCCGGTGCGCGGCCTGGCAGCCCAGACGCGCAATAGCCCGGCGGCGATGACCATGAACCTGGTCGGCGGTCGCGGTGCGCTGTTCGTCACGACGACCGCGGGCCACATTCGCACCGTGTTCAGCACCGACCGGCTGGGCACCATGTCGCTGGCGACACTTCCGCGCGACCTGTCCGGCATGGCCGACGCCTCGTCGGTGGTGCTGTTCGAGACGCTGAACTCCGAAGTGTCCGGCGTGCTTCTCGCGATCGGCAATGGCGACGACCCGGCCGAGGCGATCGGCCTGATCGTCGCCCGGGTCATCCACCGCCGACCACGCCCATGGGAACCGGGCGGCTGGAACGGCGACTGACCGCCCCGACCCGTTGCACCACGCCGGCCGTCTCTGGACCCGTTGCACCGGGGCGGCCGGCCCGACCGAAGGAGAGCCCGTGCCACCGGACGCCCTGGACCGCTTGGAGGCGGTCACCCGGGACCTGAACGCCTACCTGGAGCGCCGGGCCAGGGAGATCGCGGAACCGATCGTCAAGGCCGCACAGGAAGCAGCGGACGCCGAGATCCGAGCGACCGGGGAGCGGGCACGGCGGGCCGGAGACCTCGTGGACGAGTTGCGCCGCCACATACGGGCGTACGAGGACCAGTTGGACGATCTGCGGGTCAAGCACGGTGAGCGCCGGGATCCGTTCGTGGTGGAGCGCCGCGGGGAACGCCACCCACCAGCGGCGAGCCGCCGCCTCGCGGTGAACGCTAGCCAGGAGGCCGTCGACGCGATCCAGCTCGTCATGGACAACGAGGGCGAGACGCTGGCCCAGGCACACAGCCGGTTGATCGAGTACGGGGCCCTGGTGTATCGGGAGGCACGGCTGAAGAAGTATCAGGTGGTGGTCCGTGGTGGCGGCTACGACCGGGAGGTGCTGCTCGCATGACCAGACGCGTGATCGCGATCATCTGCGAGGACGTCGGCACCCCAAGCCGGCGGTGCATCCCGATCGAGCCCCGGATGCCGGAATGCGATCCGCGATGCGACGAGCACCGGCAGCCCAACAGCTACGTCGACGCCCTGGAGTGGCAGGAGTACATGGCGGAGACACACGACCAGCGCCAGTGCCCAGGGTGCGGGCTCTGGACGATCTGGGAACCCAGGAGCACCGAGGCGGTGCAGTGACCACCCTGATCACCCCGAACGGCTGCCGCTGGTGCGGGCTACCCGAGAGAGACCACTACCGCCAGTGGAAACCGCCGGTGGGCTGGCATGGCTGGGTGGCGCCGACTGACGCGCAGCGCAAGGACCGGATGCTTGCCCGCCGCGCAGCGGCCAGCGCCGAGAGCAGAGCAGCCGGCGAAGCGGCGGCCAGCACGCCGTGCATGGCGTGCGGAACGATCGGCGTGTGCCCGGGCACCCTGTTGTGTGAACCGTGCCGGGCACGCCCGTATGGCACGGTGGGCGCAGAGGTCCCTGCCGACGAGCATGGGTGCGTTCGATGCTGGGAACCACGCTACGTCTGGTTCGGCAACATGTGGGCGTGGCAGCACCGCCTCCCAGGTGCCTTGGGCTGCGTCTGCGAGTGTCACGCTGGCCAGGTGTGGCTCGCGAGTGACGGCTGCTAGGGCTCGGCGTGCTGGCTTAATGGCCGGCGGCGGACGGCTACCCGCGCTTCCCCTCAGGGGCCAGGTCCCGTGGGGTATCGCCCGCCGCCGGTCAAGCGATCCACGGTGCCTGGCTGACCAGCCGCCCGTCGACAGGATAGATAGGACAGGCCGGTGATCGACCACCAGCAGGGCACTGCGGCGCTATGGGCTGCGGCCCCACGCTGCGCCTTCTACATCCGCACCCAGGTCACCGACGCACCCACCTACCGATACGACGCCGTCGACCTTGCCGCGTACGGCCACTGGCTCGTCACGCCAGTCCCGCCGGCGGCTGGGGACTTGGTCCACCTGTTCGACCGGAGCACCAAAACCGGAGGCACCTACCGCGTGATCGGACGCGCCTGGTCGTACTCGTCCTACGGCTCTGCGGCGTGGCCACTCGGCCAGCTTCAGCCGTCTCAAGGACCAGTGCTGGATGTCATCGTCGAAGCGGCGGACGGCCCGTTCGTGAACCAGGTAGATGCGACGGCCTAGCGCCGAGCTGTGGATCGTCCCAACGGGACGGTCTAGACCAAAACCCCCTTGGCTCCCCTCATAATCTGTATTATGAGGGGACAGTTTGAAGACCTCGCAGAGGTCGGGACAGGACACCCCGATGACCGAGCTCGTGATCGCCGAGGCGCTCCCGGTTCGCTCCCCCGAAGGCGAACGCTGGCGCGCAGGCCTGGACCTTGTCGGCAGCTGGCTGCGCTCGGTCATGGGCAACACGCGCACCACCTACGCCGACGCCATCGGCTGGCCGCGCTACCTCAACGACGTCGCCGAGCGCCCCGGTCAGGAACCGCACCGCGCCGGCGACTCGCGCGAGACCAGCACCCTGCGCAACGGCGTGACGTGGTTGCACTGGTGTGCCGGCCGCGGCCTGCAACTGCTCGACGCGACCCGCGACGACGTCATCGACTGGACCGAGGACCTCCGCGAGGCACCACACCCCGAGACCGGCGAGCTGCTCAGCCACACCACCCGGGCCCACTGCTTCACCGTCGCGTCCTCCTTCTACCGGTGGGCCGTCGAAGACGGACACACCACGGTCAACCCGCTGCTGCTGGTGAAGCGGAAGAACCTCGGCGTCGAGCTACCGAAGAACCCCTCCCCCACCAGGTCGCTGTCCAAGCAGGAGGTCGCCCAGCTTCAGCGTGCCGCCGACAACGACCCGGTCGAGGCGGTCCGGCTCCGCTCCTCGGCGCTCGTCGCGATGCTCTACCGCCTCGGGATGCGCGTCTCCGAGCTGATCAACGCGAACACCGACGACATCGAACGCCAGGGTGGCGTCCGCGTGCTGTGGGTGACGCTCAAGGGCGGCCGCCGGCACGCCTACAAGATCCCGATGGAGGTCGGCGCCCGTCTCGACCGCTACCTGGCCGCGCGCGGCGTCGGTACGACCGTCGCCATCCGAGGGCAGGCCGGCGGCACGTCAGTGCCACTGTTCGCCACCGCGTCCGGCGGCCGCATGGACCGTGGCGACACCACCGATCTCCTTCAGCGCCTCGCCGGAGTCGGCGAGATCGATGAGCCGAAGTCCGTCACACCGCACACCGCACGCCACTCGCTCGTCACCGCGCTGCGCCAAGCCGGCGTGCCGGACGACAAGATCCGCCGCTTCGTCGGCCACCTGTACGCCTCGACCACCGACCGGTATGGCCACCATGTGCTCGACCTCGTCAACAGCCCGGCCGACATCGCCGACGAGTTGTTCGAGCAGGAGCTTCTGGCCCTCGCCAGCCACAACTGACCCGGAGACCACCATGTTCGATCCGTTCAGCCTCGCCGCCGGCGCTGGCATCCTCGCCGCCGGCTTCTTGACCGGCCGGCTCGCCCGTCGCAGATCACCCGCTTCTGCGCCCCTGGCAGCCATCTGCGGGTGCGGTTGCTCGCTCGCTCTGCATGACCCGAAGACCGGTGTCTACCATGGTCAGATCAAGCGGGGTAGCGCGATGGATGGTTACTACTACGAGCCGTGCACGTGCCAGCAGTACGTGGGCCCGAAGCCGATCGAGGACCTGTTCGCCCCGCAGTACCTGCCGCCCGCCGAGTGACCGGGGATGGGGATCCCATGGCCGCCGAAGAGCAAAGCGAGGCACACTGGCGTCGCGAGATCGAAGAGCGCCCGGGGCGGCCGGCCGATCTGATCGCCGAGGCGGTCGGTCTCGCGGTCGCCGAGGCGATCACCCGCGGCGAGTTCCAAGAGGTACTGCGTGCCCGCGGCTGGGCGCTCGTGCACGTCGGCGACGGCACATGCCCGCCAGCGCCGGTCGAGTGGCTTCACGGCGGCCTGGACATGACACTTGAGGGCTGGATCGACCCGATCGGACGCCTGGAGGAACTCTGGCGGGCGGCATGGTCGGAGGGCAACCGGGCCGGCCGCGCAGCGGGAGGGGATCAGTGAGCCGCCGTCTGTTGATCACCGGTAGCCGGACGTGGAACGACTGGGACACGATCCGGTCGGCGCTCGCGGCCCGCTACTCCCCTGACACCGTGCTGGTCACCGGGGCGTGCCGGCAAGGCGCGGACGCGATCGCCGAGGCCGTGTGGCGGCGGTTCGGCGGCCAGGTCGAGCGGCATCCCTACTGGACGCAGCACGGGCGCGCGGGCGGCCCCATGCGTAACAAGCACATGGTCGGGCTGGGTGCCGACGAGTGCTTGGCGTTCATCCGGGACGGCTCCGCCGGCGCGAGCGGGTGTGCGGCGATGGCCGAGGCCGCAGGGATCCCCACGAAGCGCGTGCCTTACCGGCCCCAGGTGCACCCCGCGGGTTCGATGCGCGCGTGCGGCGACTGACTTGTCGGTGCCGCCCTGTAGGCTGCCAGTCGCTGTTCACTGTGTGGCTATGGGTGTAGCGACATGCGAAGAAGTTGACCTTCCTGTTTTCGTGGCGGGCAAGGTCAGTCGAGGGCCCTGCTGGCCGGCGGGGCCCTCTTTCACGTCCAGGGGTACCGTTGCCTGTGCGGCCCGCGAGGACCAGCGCCTGGCCCGAGACACGGGGGCCCTTCCGACCGTCGTCTGCCACGAAGCCCCCCGAGTGGCACCCGGAACCGTCCGGCACAGCCGGCGGCGGACGCAGCGCCCTCGGGGCCGCACCCCAGGTGTTACCGTGTCGGCACTGCGAACGATCTGCACGGTGTCGTGGCCCCCTATGTCGAGGGGGCCACGCGTGCGTCAGGCCCGGAACGCGTCACCGGAACCATCGGCGCTTCCATCTGCGTGGCGTTCACTCCTTCGCCACCCAATCGCCGTCGACGGCGGCCAGCGCTGACGCTGCGAACATGGACTTCTCCCAGCCGCCCGACGCCCGGTAGTGGGTCAGCACTCGGCCGTCGGTGAGCACATGCCACTCGGCGTCGACGGGCACCGGCACGCCGGGCCGCTGGACGTACACCTTCGCGTCGGCTAGCTCGTTCTCACTCGGCGGCTTCATGTTGTTCCTCTTGGCGCTCTGTGGTGGCGGTGTCGGTGGCTGCCGGTGGCCGGTTGGGGCGCTTCGCTTCGGGCTCGTGGACGTACCAGGCGATGAAGTCGTTGAGGACCCTGGCGCGGTCGGTGCCGGCGGCTTTGGTGGCGGTGTCGAACCGGTCCCACCGGGGGTCGGGGACGCGTACGCCGCGGGCTGGGTCTACCCCTGTTTTGGGGCGGCCGGGTTTGCGCTTGGGCGTGGTCATGCGCTGATGGTACTGGGTTTCCGTTCGACGCAAACCCCTTGCGCTCGTCACACTGCGATGCTAGTTTCGGTTATACTGAAATTGGCACTGAGCAGTAAGGACAACCGACATGGACACCAGCGACAGAGCCACCACGAACTGTCTTCGCTGCGGTCGTACGCTCCGGAGCGCCAAGTCCGTCGCTGAAGGTGTCGGAAAGACCTGCAAGGCCCGCATCGCCGCAGCCGCGAAGACCAGCACCGAGAAGCCCGCCCAGGTCGCCAAGGCCACCGAGCTGATCGAGCTGGGCGCGATCGTTCCGCTCCGCCGCCGCTCCGGCACCCGCGTGTTCCGCGTCGTCTCCAGCCGCGGCGACGCCACCTACCTCAGCACCGCGCGCCAGTGCAACTGCCCGGCCGGGCTGAAGGGCCGCTACGGCTGCTACCACGAACTCGCCGTACGCCTGGTCACCAAGGCGGCATGAAACCCAGTACACCGCCGCCACTGCTCGGTGCCGTCGTTCTACCGGCGTGGCCTCGTATGTGCCGACACCCACGGCATCCCTCGCGCGGGTCCAGGATTCACCCGAACGGGCGTGCGACCATCAAGGCATGACCGCCCTCATCAAGACGTTCCGGAAGAAGCCCGTCGAGATCCAGGCGATCCAGTTCGACGGCACGAACGACGACGAGATTCGGGCCTTCGCGCCGAGCATGTTCGAGCTGATCGACGAGCAGGACCGCTCAGACGACCCAGAGATCGTCGCGCAGGTGTGGGACCGCCTGCACTCCACCTGGGTCGGCGTGAAGAGCGGCCAGTGGATCATCCGAGGTGTCCAAGGCGAGTTCTACCCCGTCGCCGAGGACGTCTTCGCCGGCACCTACGACGAGGTGCCGGGGTGAGCGCCTCCCCCTCGTCGCCGAACTCCTGGCACTACGGTCCCACCGCCACCGACCCGTACCCCGGGAAGCGCTGGCACTACGGGTGCGGCGGGGAGGTTCTCAGCCTGGACGGCGGGGACATCTGCTCCTGCGGGCAACAATGGAACGAGCACACCGGTGAACCAACCCCCGGCACCAGGCAAGAGCCAGCGCGAGAGGAGCGATCGTGACGCCTGAGGAGCACTACGCCGCCGCCGAAGCTGACATCCGGGACGCTGACCACGCCTGGAAGGAGGGCAGCCTCGACACGGCCAGCCTGCTCTACTGGCGCGCCGCCGCGCACGGGTCGCTGGCGTCGCCGCCACCCCGGCCGTCTGAGGAGTTGCTGTCGTGACCACCACGTCCACACCGGACCTCGTGGCCCGCATCCTCGCCGCGATAGAGGAGACCGAGCGGATCGCGCAGGCAGCGACTCCAGGCCCGTGGGAGCCCGAAGGTGACGACCCGACCGACGACGAGGTGTACACGGTCCACGACGGGGAGCATGGCGACCTCGTTGGCGACGTGGTGGCTTACGTCCGTGGCTACGACCAGCAGCAGTCGAACATGGCCCACATCGCCCGCCAGGACCCCAAGACCGCCCTGCGCCGCTGCGCAGCCGACCGGCGGACCGTAGAGCGGCATCGCCGCCCAGGCAGCGCCCAGGCCCACGGCACGCAGGATGGCATATGGGTACTGGAGTGGTGCGAGGGCTGCGGCGCGCCGATGCCGTGCCCTGATCTGCTGGACCGTGCAGCCGCCTACAACATCACCCCAGAGGGGAGCTGAGCGATGGCGTACTCCATCGAGTCGACAACAGCCCGGCGCTGCACGACGAACCTGAACGGGCAGCAGTGTGGGCTCGCTGAGCACCACATCGGCGACCACGTCACGCCAGATGGACGGCAGCGCTGGCCCCAGTCAATCTTCGCCCCGCTGGCCGAGGCATGGGGCGGCCGGATCGGCCACCCGACGGCTGGGCAGAAGGTGACGGCGGACCTCGTCAGCGAGTACGCCGCGTCGATGCTGTCGGACAGGATCAGCGCGGTGGCGCAGCGAGTGGAGTCCGAGATTCCGCTGCGTGAGGCGCTGGTATCGCGACTGGATGAGCTGGCCGGGCAGTTGGCCGCCGAGACCGCGGCCCGCACGGCGCTGTCCGTCGAGCTCGTGACCACGCGGAGCCAGCGCCTGTCACCGCTGGAAGACCGGGTGCTCCGGCTGGAACTGGCCGGGCAGCGCGGTACTCCGACACCGGACAGATTCCAGCGGTGCGACGTCTCAGTTCCTAAGCAGTGCGTTCTCCAACTCGGCCACGGCGGCTACAGCCATGTGTCCAACAGCGGCACGATGTGGCCAATGGTCGCTCAGGAGGAGACGCTCAAGTGAGCCTCGTCGCCGACCTCGTCTTCATCACCAAGGAAACCGACTGGGACAGCGACGAGATCGTCAGCCGCTGCCCGCAGTTCGAGGACATGGTGCGCCGGTACGGCTACCGCTGCGAACCGGCTATGGATACCGGCACCAAGGAGACCCGGACAGCCGTCTACTTCGTCGGCGGGGTCAACTACCTCTCTCACGACCTCATCACGGAGATCGAAGCGGTCGACTGGCCTGCCGGCACCGTCCTGTACGTCCACCACGAGCAGGACCACACCCCCAACGTCACCGTCTTCGGCGTCACCACGGAGGCGTCATGAGCGACGAGAAGCCGCCGTATTTCCTCACCGGCTCGAACATCGAGGTGTTGCGGGAGCCGCCAGCCAGCAAGAAGCACAAGTGCGACCTGCCCGAACCGGAGTACCGCGCGGACGACGGGTGGATCGTGCGCTGCACGGGGTGCCGCAGGCGCTGGCGCGCGACGTTCAGGCCGCCACACCAGGGCATGCCCGGCGGAATGGTGTGGGTACGCCGCTACTGGCCATGGCCGAGGTGAGCACAGTGAATGACCTGGCCCAGTTCCTCCGCGACCGGTACGCGGAGATCGGCGCCAACGCGGAGCGGATGCGGGATGCCGTGTGGCCAGCCGAGGTCTACGTCTGGCCGACGGACAACAACGGCTACGGCCCCCAGGAGCCGCACGCCCGGGTCACGATCGCACCGCAGTACACGAAGCGGTACGCCACCATCTGGGAGCCCGACGAGCGTGGTCTGCCGGTGGTGGACGATTCGTGGCACATGTTCACCGCGTCGGTCCCGGTGTGGTCGCCGGAGGTGGCCGGGGAAATCCTGGCCGACGTGGACGCCAAACTGCGGGTCGTGGAGGCGTGCGACGACACGATGGAATGGGAGGACCGCAACACTGGGGCGTCGCTCGCGGAGCAGGTGCTGCGACTCCTGGCATTGCCGTTCGCTGGGCACAGCGACTACCGGGCGGAGTGGGCCGTTGACTGACATCGCCGACTTCATCCGCAGCCGGCTCGACGAAGACGCCTACATCACGGAAACCACCAGAACCGGCGGGTACGAGGCTCCAGTCTGGAGAGCTCTCGAAGACCGTACGCGCAACGACCTCGACGGGGACGAGACGTTCGTCCAGATCCACGCGTACGAGCGTGGCTTCGGCGAGCCGGCCGGTATGGAGGAGGACTACGGCGAGATCGTCGGCTACATCAACAACGGTCGGTGGGCGGACAAGCACGTCGCCCAGTGGGACCCGGACCGGGTGCTCCGTGGCATTGCGGCGAAACGGCAGCTCGTCGATGCCGTGATGGCGTGGGAGCACCAACTGCTGTACAGCGGCTACGACGAGAACACCGGCCCCTACCCGTGCAGTCGCGAAGGCGTCGAGTGCGACCCGGTCATGTGCGGAGTCGGCGGCAAGCAGCGCCAGGTGCTCGGCGCGCTGGCGTCCGAGTGGGCCACCCACGAGGCGTACCAGAAGGAATGGGCCGTTGACTGAGCCACCCGCCTCCGAGGATGAAGCGGAGTCGGCGGTGCGGCACCGGCCGGAGATGGTGGTCGACCCGGAGGCGCGGGAAGCGTGGGAGCAGAGGTGGCAGCCGTGACCAAGAGGCACCGGATGCCGCCGACCCGCGAGGAACAGCGGATCGTCGACAACGTGCGTCCACGCGGTGAGCTGGACCCGGCACTGTGCTCGATGCGCAGTAAGCGCCCTCTGTTCGACGGCAGCCGCAACTGCGCGGTCTGCGGCCATCCCTGGTTCGGGTCCACCGCCCATTGCCACCTGCTGGAGATGTGCGACCGCTGCCACGACGAGACCAACCCCTGCGACACGGCGCGGCGGGTCACCGGAAGGTGAGTAGCGTCAGCGGTCAACTGAATCCTGTCCACTCTTGACGGATGTGGCACCGCAAGATCGTTTGGAAACCGTTGGACGTCCAGCCCTGTCCGACTTCGTTCTGGATCCGCGTCCACCGCTTGCCCCCCGGACGCCGAGCTTCCTACCGTCGAGGCATCTCCTCAGTTCGCTCTCCATGCAGGCGAGACGACACCGGGCTTGAGGGAGCCCGCACCGGTCCTGACTAGACCGACGCGACGTAGGCCCCCGGCTGATCACCGGGGGCCTACGTCGTCTGTGGACTCCCCCGGTTTGACCGGAGCCGGCTGGACGGCCGTGCGCGCAGGGAGCCCTCGCTGCCCGCCGGTGTACTGCCAGCGGAGACCAGCGTGCGATGCGTGGAGGGTAGCTCAGCGGCCGGTCGCGACGCGGCGTTGCGCGTCGGTGAACGCCGCGGCGTTGCCGGCGGCCACACTGGTCACGTAGGCGCTGGTGGCCCCGACCGCGGACCGGGTGGTCGCGTCGCTGGCGCTGTAGGTCAGGGAACTGCCGGCGCGGACGCCAAGCTGGGCTCCGACCTGGATGGCGTCCTGGTTCGCGCCGAGGTAGACGACGTTCCAGCCGTACACGGACTCCTGGTGCTGCACCATCTCCTTCACGCGCGGCCAGGTGTAGTCGGTGGAGGCGTTTTCCAGCCCGTCGGTCATCACCGCGAACACGACGTGTCCGGGACGCTGGTCCTCCGGCATTGCGGCGAGCTCGGCGCCGAACTCGGTGATGGTGGTGCCCATGGCGTCGAGGAGCGCTGTGGCACCGCGCGGGTGGAGCGCGAACGGCGGCACTGCGGCGGCCGGCGTGGACGGGCAGAACACGTCGGGCGTGCCGACGTCGAACGTGGAGATACGGATGGTACGCCGGCCGTTGCCGGCGGCTTGCTCGTGGACGAACCCGTTGATGGCCTCGGCGGTGGCGTCCTGGATGGACTTCATGGAGCCGGAGCGGTCGATCAGCAGGCAGATGGCGGTGTAGTCGGGGTCAGTCATGCCCGCAGGGTAGGCGCTGCGGGCGGGAGTGTCCGGTTCCCGGCGTTACACTATCGCTGCCGGGCTCCGGGACGCACAGTGGGCGCACTGCCATCCCGGCTCCACCTCCCCGGGCCGCGATGCGATCAGCCGAGCACAGGGGATGACGGCCTCCAGTTGGCGCTGGGGGCCGTCCGTGTTTGTTCTCCGGCCTAGTGCATGATGGACCGGCCTTGCTTGCTTGTTTGCGGGAGTGGCGTGTTACGGCGCGGTCCGGGGTGGTAGCCGGGCCGCGCCGCTGCGTTTGCTACTGCGCCGTCCGCGGCTGTGCACCAGCGCCGTCGGCCGCTACGACGTACTCCATGTCATCAGGGCCATGACGGGGCCTCCCGGCGGTAGTTGGTGCCGTCATCCTGCTGCTGGGCGCGGGCTACCGCGAGGCGTATCGATACGGTGCCTGGCGTGGCGAGCATGGAACTGGAGCGCGAGGCGCGCACCCTGGCAATGGACCACCCGCGCGATGAGGCGGTCCGGCGCCTGGTGGAGTTCGCCGAGGGAGAACTGACCCGGGCCGAGGCCGGGGCGATGGTCGACCGGTGGGTGCTGCTGCAACAGCCAGGTGCGGACGAGGCGTGGGAACGGTACCTGCGCGCGGTCGAGGAGTAGGACCGGTCGGGGTGCCGGCTGCCGGTACGTGATGAGCGGCGCTCCCGCTGGCATGGGAGCGCCCCCCGGTCGCCTTGCATAGGGGGTTTACAGTCGACCCCAATGGATGTATAGTGGGTATACATCCATTGGGGAGGCAGACATGGACAACGCGAAACTCCGGCAGATGTTCGAGGAAGCCAAGGCCGGCAAAATCTTCTTCACGAAGGCCCCCTCCGGCTGGATGATCATCGGCGCCGCCGACAAGATCCAGAAGGACGCCATCGTCGACGTCACCAAAGCCGACGGCACCACCAAGGCCGTCCGCGTCACCCGCATCGACAGCACCCACACCCGCGAGGGTTTCACCTACTCCGTCGCCGAGTTCGGCAAGACCGCAACGGAGATCGAGGCCGAGCAGCTGGCCCGCGCCAACCGTCGCGACGGCTACACCGTCGTCCAGAACGCCGCATTCGGCCCCGGCCGCCGCTACCACTCCCAGCCCGGCGCGACCCAGTACGACGACGGCTCCGGCACCTACAGCGTCCAAATCTGGGACAACGCCTGAACATCACCCGCCCAAACGCAGAACAGGACCCACCATGCTGACGCCACACCAGGGCGAAGCCATCGTCTCCCGAGGATCAGGAACCAGAGCCGAGATCGGGGAGCTCGTCCAGCTGGCCGCGAAGGCGGTCGTCGACTACTACGACCGTCCCATCACGGCGTTGGACGAGACGTGGGCTATCGACTTGCGGATCGACGCCGACCGGCGGCGCAAGGCCCAGGGAGAGACCGCGCGCCGCCTCGTCAACGAGGTCCTCGCCGAGGGTGGCAGCCACCGGCAAATCGCTGTCGCCGCGCACCTGCCCGGTCTGCTGGTCATCAAGTTGATCACCGATACGCAGGAGGCGGCTGACGCGTACGCCGCAGAGATCCACCACCTGGAGCGGTCACTGAACGAGGTTCGAGACGCGCGTATCCGGGACGCCCGGCTCCGGTATGAGGCCGGCGAGAAGAAGACCGACCTCGCCGCATCCTACGGAGTGACGCGACCGACCCTCGACAAGTGGCTCGACGCCACCGCCGACACGGAGCAGTGATGGCCTGGAACTTCATGCAGGTCGAGCTCGTCCCCGCCGACATGGCGATCAAGCCTACGATCGGCCGAGGCGGACTGACCCGAGACCAGGCTTTCACGGAGGTCCAGTCCCAACTGGACGAGGCCGCCATCATGGCTCCCGCGCTGCGATCGATCGCCGATACGTGGCGCCGTGGCGCGGCCGACGACACCGTCTACGCGGGATCCCTGATCTGGACGATCTACGAACACCCCGAGGATGAGGACCCACGCAGAGCTGCTCTGGTATGGCTGGAAGACTTCGCCGCGAAGATGCGGTCAGCTGGCCTGACCAACGTGCAGGTCGCCAAACTGCCATGACGGCGCAAGATCGGATTACCGTCCGTCGTGCTGTTCGCGCGACACTGGCTGGATGACGAACGTCCTCGTCCTGTTCGACGTCGACGACACCCTCGCGCCCGACGTTGGAGGCCGCGAGCGCTGCGGCCGGATCGCGGCGTCCACGGGCCTGCCGTGCATGGCATGGCCCAGGCGCGGTGCAGAGGCGTGCGCGTTCCACATCACCGCAGACGAGCTGGCCGCGTGGGAGCACCTGCGCGAGCGGGCGACCGCCGCAGCGTAGGCTTGGTTTGCCAGCTGTAGTCGCCGTACCTGGTACGGCAACCCCTGTGGCCGTCTCCCCTCGGGTGGGGAGACGGCCACAGTTGCGTCCGGGGGCGGCATCCAACACCGCGCCGGTCTGCGTTGGATGTTCGGGGCGATGCTCCAACACGGGTTGATCAGCTGCCCAGCAGCGGCGGCTCAGATTGCGCTCGCCGGTGCAGCATGTGGGGGACGCGGGCCGGCCGGCCAGTGAGCGGGTTCTGGCAGAGCTGGCCCGGGCGGGCGTTGCATCCCGGGTAGGTGCAGACGTGTTCGTCACGCTCGGACGCCAACTCGTCCGTGCCGTCGTATCGCGCCTCACGGGCGGAGACGCGCAGGTAGAGAGTCTCCATACCAACAGTATGCGACTGAATGTACCAGTTGGTCCATAGAATTCGCGGTCAAACGATCACCGTGCGCAACCGACACCAGGCTGTGACGCACGAATACCGGAAATCCTCCGTACTGACGGTTACCCTCGCGATCATCCCCACCGCTCCGGGAGGCCCCCATGCTCGACACGCCCCCAGTCCCCCACCGGTGCCGTAGAGCCAACCGCTGCCCCGACCGCCAACGCCTCACCGACACCGAGGTCGTCGGCGCTCTCATCCCCGCCGAAACCGGTCTCTGCCCCGTCTGCACCACCAGCACCGCCCGAGCCATCACCGAGCTCCCCACCGACTACACCGAGCTCGACATGCTCCTGGGCCGCACCAACAGCATCGGCGGCGCCATGGTGTCGGGCACCCGCGACCTCCCCATCCCGATCCGCACCGCCATCGAAGCAGTGCAAGCGGCGATCCTGCACGAGCTGTGCTGCTGGGCCGAGTCCACAGCCGAAGTCCTCCAGATCAGGTGGGACAACTACACCGTCGGCCACTCACGCCCCGGGTTTCGTGTGCAACGCGCCGCGCGTCTGCTTGCCGCGTCGCTGTCCCCGATGCTCGCCCTCCGCGATATCGTCCACATCGGATGGAACGACGCCGGCGAACGCGAGGTCCAGGAGCGGGACGGCATCACCGGCGCGCTCGTGTTGCTCGATCTGCACCACCGCACTCGCGCTGTCGCCGGCCGGACCCGGCTCGTGCACCGACTGCCGGCACCGTGCCCGCGCTGCCAGTGCACCGCGCTTGAACGCGTCGACGGCGACGACATCATCCACTGCCGGCAGTGCGAACACGACTACACCTGGGACGAGTACGACAAGTTGTGCAACGCCCTCGCGGTGTCCTTCGAGGCCGCCTGATGCCGCGCCGTCGCGTCACCGACAGGTGGCCATGGCCGGCGGAGTCGGTGCTGGAGCGCCGCGAGCACCTGGCCCGCATCTACCGCGACAAGTTGATGGAGGTCGCGCCCGAGGCGTGCCTCCAACTGGATGCCGACGCTGTCCGGTTCGGGCAGGGCTGGATCACCCCGAAGATCGCGATCTATGAGCCGGACGACCTGCTCACCGCTGCGGACGTCGCTGACCACGCTGGGGTGCAGCCGCGCACCGTCGATCTGTGGGTCGGCCGCGGGTTGAGATCGATCCGCACTCCTGACGGTCTGCGGTTCCGGTTTGGGGACGTGCTGGAGTTCCAGGCGTCCCGTCGGGTGCGGCGCGCCGTTCGGCGTGGTGGTGACGTTCGCGGTACTGCTGATGTACCGTTGCCGGCAGGACGACGCGCGCCCTGAAGGCGCTGAAGGCCCCAACCACGGCCTGTGGTTGGGGCCTTCGTCATGTTCGGGCCTGTGTGGTCTGCCCCCGCTGGGGTCCGGGGGTTCGGGCCGCCGCGTGGCGTGGAACCAGCGCGGCGGCCCACTTCCAAGCTGGAGGTGGCGGATGCCGACCTCCTACGAAGGCCGTGAGGATGAGCATGACCTCGGCGACGGGCACAGCTTCGTCTGGCTTCGGACCAGCGCTGGCCAGACCATCGGCCTAATCGAGCACCACCCCAAGGGCCTGGACGCGACCCCCGGCGCGCTGTACTGCGGCGGCTACATCGCCTGGGTCACTGAGGAAGCCCAGCAGGGCGTTCATCCCGCATGGACCGCGCGGCACCAGCTCCTCGCCGGCGGCCCAGGTGACGAAGCCCCGGCGCCCGCGGTGCGCCGTGACGCTGCCGTCCGGCCAGCAGTGCCCGCACCTCGCGGCACGACGACTGGATCGGTGCCGGTACCACCCCAAGGGAGGCACACGGTGACGCACCCTGCTGTCCGGCACCCGCGTGAGCTCCTGGCTGCCGAGCGCGCCGCTGTCGGCTGGTTCAACACCACGGTGTCCAGGGTGGCGTCCAGCGTCCTCGGGTCGATGGCCCTGTTCTGGGTGACGTTCCTGGTGCCGTTGCTGACGCTGCCGGCGTCGGACGGCGTGAAGCTCGTCGTCAGCATCGTGTTCTCCAGCTGGTTTCAGGCGTGGGCGTTGCCGGTGCTGCAGAACGCCGCCAACCGGGCCGACGCGAAGCGGGACGCCAAAGCGGACGCCGACCACGCCGCGCAGGTCCACATCGCCACGGTCACGGACCACACGAACCACCTCGTCCGCGTGCTGGCCTACCAGCTCGGTATCGACCCCGACACCGGGGAGAACCGGCTCCCACGACCGCGCTACTAGCGCGGCCCCACAGTCTGCGGGTGCCCCTGGCGCAGGGCGGTAGCCGGATGCGGCACCCGCACCCTTTCTTCGTGTCCCGGCCGCCGTTGTCACGAACTCGGCCGGGACACGAGGGTCCACAACTTCATAGCCGGCGGCGAACCCGACGAACGCCGCCGGCACCCTCAACCTCGAACCCCCGGGAGGTCGACATGAGCCCGGCCCTGCTCGCCGTCCTGCTCGCCCTGGCCGTGTTCCTGATCGCCTTGGCGCGGTTGCTGCCGCAGCCGACCGTCGTCCGAGTCCTCGACGTCGCCGCCGTGGTGCTGGCCGGCCTCGTGCTCCTCGTCGATGTTCTGACCGCCCACTCCTGACACCGCCCGAAGGACCTGCATGACCGACAACACCAAGGACAGCCTTCTCGGCCGCCGCGCCTACGAGGCGTACTGCGACGCCGTCGGCGGTGTCGCGTTCAACGGCGACCAGCTGCCGACCTGGGACGAGCAGCAGGACCGCAACCCGACGATCGCGCACGGCTGGCGATGCGCCGGCCGCGCCGCCGCGGACAACGCGCCCGCGCAGGAGCAGATCGCCGGCTACCGCAACCTCGGACCCGCGCTGGTGCGGTCGATCGCTCAGCCAGCGAGCCCGTTCCAGAATTCGGTGCCCGAGCAGCCCACCCGATCCTGAGGACCCGTCGTGCAGATCACCGGTATCGCCTATCGAGCCGCGTTCGGCAGCACCCAGGGCGTCGACACCACTACCTGGATCTTGCCGGCTGATCCGGTTCCGATGACTGTCGAGCTCGACGTCGACAACCCGGTCGGCACCGCGACGGTGGCCCTCGACGCCGACGACAACCTGGTCGCGGTCTGCACCATCGGCGAGCGTTTCCGCCGCTGGACGTTCACGCGCCCGTACCTGACCGTCGGGCTCGATTCCGGAACACCGCAGACGGTCATGTGCATCGGCCTCACCGCGGCAACGAACGACCCGCAGCAGCCCGGTTGGGTTGAGGAGTAGGAGAGACCCCGATGCGCATCGAGCTCGGCAACGCGAACCCGTCAGACCCTCAGGTGGGGCGCCGCAGTGTCACTCTCGTGACGGTCCCGGACAGCGACAGCGCGGACGAGGCGTTGCGCACGATCGTCGATCCGAGCGGTGTGTGGGCGGCGCACAGCGTCGATCCGGCACCTGCGTGGGTTGAGGCCGACAACGACGCGTTCGCGGCACGTCTGGCTGCGTTCTACGGCGTCCCGGTCGGCCGCCCTGCGGACTGGGAGGTGTCGGAGTGAAGGTCAACAGCGGCAATGACGTCGAGGCCCGCTGCCTGGGCGGGGACGTCGCGGGCGACACCGGCACGTCGACCGGCACGACGAGCACGACGCTGACGGACTCTGGCAAGTCGTGGACGACGAATGCGTTCGCCGGCCACGTGGTCGCGACCGGCGGCGTCTACGGCGTGGTCCTGTCTAACACGGGCACGGCGCTGACGGTTGACCGCTGGTACGCGCCGGCGACGCCTGGGGGTGCCGCCGGCTCCACGCCGTCGACGGGGACGTACGTCATCCTGCCGGGTGGCGCGCCGGCCTGGTTCATGGCGATCACGGCGAACAGCACGAGCCCGTCGGCATCGGACACGACCCTCGCGGGGGAGATCACCACGGCCGGGGGCGGTTTGGTCCGCAAGCTCGCGACGTACGCACACACTGCGGGCGCGTCGACGTACACCTTGACGGCGACGTTCACGGCGAACGGCTCCGACAGTCTGCCGGTCACGGTGGCAAAGATGGGTGTGTTCAACTCGATTTCCAGCGGCTTGATGCTGCACGAGACGCTGTTGAACGCCACGGCGACGCTCACCGCGAGCGGGGACGCCTGCACGGTCAGCCAGACCGTCACGATGTGACCAGCGGCCGTCCGGCTACGGTCGCGCCGGGTGGCGCTGGGCGGCCAGATGGGCAGGCAGGGGGCGTCGCATGTCGCCCACGCTGATCGCCAGTTACGCCACCTACGCCCTGACCCAAACCACCGCGGACATCACCTCCCCCAGTTTCACCCCGTCCAACGGCGAGATCGTCGTGGTGAAGCTGTCCACGTGGGACACCAACGTCTCGATGGGCACGCCGAGCGGCGGCGGCCAGACCTACGTGTCGGCGCAGCTGTCCGCGCCGGGCGGCTTCAACCAGTGGGCCGGCGTCTTCACCACGAAGATCACCGGCTCGCCGGGCGCGATGACAATCTCCTCGACGCCGTCCGGGTCGAGCGTGCACTCGATGGTCGTCGAGCGGTGGGGCAACGCGAAAGTTGCCGCGTCACCGGCAGTGTGCAGCCTGATCAGCGGCTCCGGCGCACCCTCCTCAACGGTCACCACGACCGCAGACGGCTCGATCGTCACGTGGGTCTCCGGCGACGCACAGTCCCGCGACCCCGCGACCCGGGTCTATCTGTCGGGCGCCACTGAGGACGGACTCCAGGACGGCCACGCCAGCTTCAACGGCGTCGCCTACTTCGCCTACCAAGCCGCACCGACCGCGGGCGCGCAGACAGTGGGCTTGTCGGCGCCGGGCAGCCAGGCGTGGGTGATCGCCGGCGTTGAGATCCAAGCGGCAGCGGGCGGCGGCTCGGTCACCGCCGCCGACACCGCACCGGCCACCGACACGACGGCACGCGCTGTCGTGCTGGGCCGGTCGGCCGGTGACACAGCACCGGCGTCGGACACGACCGCCAGGTCGACCAACACCGGCCGGTCCGCCACGGACACCGCGGCCGCCACCGACACCGCGGCGAGGTCCTGGAACGCCGCCAGGTCCACCGCGGACAGCGCCGCAGCCGCCGATGCCGTGGCCAGGTCGACAAGCAGGACCCGGACGGCAGCGGACACCGCGCCCGCGACCGACGCCGCATCAGCGGGCAGGACGCTCGGACGCACCGCGACCGATATCGCGCCGGCGTCCGACACCGTCCTGCGCGGCCTACACGCGGCCCGCACAGCGACGGACACGGCACCCGCGACCGACGTCGCGACCGTGCCGCAGTCGACACCGTCCAACGCGGTGTTCTCGTTCGGCGCGATCCGTACTCGGTGGACGATGCGGGGGGCGTTGCCGATGCCGCTGACCGTATCGGTGTTGTCCACCGAGTACGTGCAGGTGTTCGTAGCGGCCACGGTGCATGGCGCCGCGCATGACCCCTCCGGGGATGCGGTGGCGTTCGCGTTCAAGCCCGACGGCGGCAACCCGGGGCCGTCGGACTGGCACCCGGGCTCGTGGGACTCGATCGGCGCGTCCCGGTGGGTCGCCCAGTGCCTGGTCGGCCCCAGCAACGGCGGAGTCACGCTGCCGGCAGGCACGTACTGGATGTGGGTCAAGGTCACCGACAACCCGGAGATCCCGATCGCGCAGGTCGGCCAGCTCGTCATCACCTGACCCAAGGGAGGTGACCGGGTGGCGAAGCTCGTCGGTGTCCGCACCGCCGCGGGCGGCACGCTGTCGTTGGAGATCACCCCAGCGGACGTGATCGGCCACTGCGCCCCGTGCCGGACGACCTACCGCGAGGGCGACTGGTACTGCCCCCACCTCGCCGCCCGGTACGGGCACCCGATCGCATGGCTGGCCGATCAGAACCATGGGGGCGTCACGGCTGCCACGGCAACCAGACACCCCGTCTCGACTGCCGACCGCGCGCTACCGGACCGATTCGCGGTCACCTTCGAAAGTCCCGGCCTCTGACACAGAGACCCGACCGCACGCACAGTGAACACCCGAGCCGTCAAAGGTGCCGCGTTTTCGCAGGTCGCACCCAACACTGCCGACAGTCCATCTGTACGGCGAAACGCTGGTCGAAATACCAAAATCGAATAGCCGTGCGACTAGAATCGGCTGGAGACCCCGGCGAGTGCTGTGAACACCCCCGGGGCGCGGCCGACTAACTAGGAGTCGACATGGCAAACCCTACGCGCAAGCCTGCTTGCGTGGCTGCCGGATGCTGGATCCCTAGCGAGCAAGATCTTGGAGGCGTCGCCCTCTGCCCTACACACGTGCGAGCAGTCAGGCAGGCCCTCGGGCTCTCCCGAGAGGAAGAGCGCGTCTCAGCCACCAAGCCGGCCACAACCTTTACGGCGATGGTCTACTTCCTCACGCTAGACGGTGGCCAGACGGTCAAGATCGGAACCACGACGAACCCCCGCATACGGTTCCTCGCCCTCAGCAAGAAGGCAACTGGCGCGATGACGCTCCTCGCAGCCCATCCGGGTTCATTCAAAGAGGAGCGGGCGGCCCATCGACAGTTTCGACACCTTTCAACCGGCAAGAATGAATACTTCCAACTGACGCCCGAACTCCACTCGTACCTCGCCGAAGTCCGACGCGAATGGCCGGACTGGGAGAACTTGGAGCACAGTCTCAATCTGAGGGCCCGCAGCTAGAGCGGGCCCTCACGAGCGGCCGCTCCGACTGACGCATAGAGGGGGTGACGGTGCCGGCTGTCTACGTCGAGACCCGCGACATCCCCCTCGGTCAGCTCTCGCGGTTCCCCGGTAACGCCAAACGCGGCAACGTCGACGAGATCACCGCCAGCATCCGCCGCAACGGCCAGTACCGGGCTCTGGTCGTGCGGGACACTGGCGACGGCCAGTTGGTGATCCTCGCCGGTAACCACACGCACGAGGCCCTCGACAAGGCTGGGCATGCCACGGCGCGCTGCGAGATCATCACCTGCGACGACACCACCGCCCGGCGTATCAACCTCGCGGACAACCGCACCGCCGAGCTGGGCGAGTACGACGACGAAGCCCTCGCCGAACTCCTCGCCTACTTCGAGGAGGACATCGAGGGCACCGGCTACACGTCAGAGGACCTTGACGCGCTCCTGAATCCCCGCGTCGACGAGCTGGACGACGACACCGAACCACCAGTCGCACCAGAGCCCCCGAGCCAACCGGTGAGCAAGCTGGGCGACCTGTGGCTGCTCGGCTCCCATCGTCTCCTGTGCGGCGACAGCACCGATCCCGCCGCCGTCCGGCACGTTGTCGGCGAGGACACGATCACCCTCCTACACGCCGACCCGCCCTACGGCATGGGCAAAGAAGCCGACGGCGTCCTCAACGACAACCTGTACGGCCCCAAGCTCGACGAGTTCCAGATGCACTGGTGGAACGCCTGGGAACCGCACCTGGCCGACAACGCCAGCGCCTACATCTGGGGCAACGCCCCCGACCTGTGGCGCCTGTGGTGGACCGGCGGCCTGGCCAAGCGCCCCGACCTCATGGTCCGTAACGAGATCGTGTGGGACAAGGGAAGCGCGATCGGGATGCGCTCGGCGGCCGAGCACTCCTACCCGACCGCGACCGAGCGCTGCCTGTTCCTGATGCGTGGGGAACAGTTCCTCGGCAACCAGAACAAGGACGACTTCTGGGAAGGGTATGAGCCGCTGCGGTCGTGGTTGTGCGCGGAGCGAGACAAAGCCGGCTGGTCCAACCGGGACGTCAACCAGCTGACTGGCACGCAGATGTCCGGGCACTGGTTCACCCGGTCGCAGTTCGCCCCGATCCCGGAGCACCAGTACCGCATCCTTCAGCAGGCCGCAAGCGGCCGCGCCTTCACCCGCCGCTACGCCGATCTGTTCGACGAGCTATTCCCCGACCTGCGCACGGGCGGCAACGAGCACCGCCGCAGCCTCGCCGCGAAGCTCCGCGAGCAGCGCACGTTCTTCGACAACACCCACGACATCATGCGCGACGTCTGGGAGTTCCCCCGCGTGCACGGCGACGAGCGGCAGGGGCACGCCACCCCCAAGCCCGTGAGGATGGTGGAGCGGGCGATGAAGACCAGCAGCCGGCCGGGCGACGTGATCGGCGTGCCGTTCGGCGGCAGCGGCCCGGAGTTCATCGCCGCGCACCGCCTCCGGCGCCGCGTCGTCGCGATCGAGCTCGAGCCCGGCTACGTCGACGTGATCTGCCGTCGCTATCAAGACCACACCGGCGAGCTGCCGCGCCGCGTCGCCGGCGGCACCGAGGTCGAGATGGACTTCACCACGGGCGGTGACCGGTGACTGTCGACTACCAGGGCACCCGCGACGTTCCCCTCGGCGACCTCACCCGCTACCCGGGCAACGCGCGCCGCGGCGACGTCGACCAGCTCCAGCAGTCCATCCGCCGACACGGCCAGTACCGGGCGATCGTGGTCCGCGACACCGGCGGCAACCTGGTCATCCTGGCCGGCAACCACACGTTCGACGCCCTCCGCGCCGAGGGCCACAAGACGGCCCGTTGCGAGCTGCTGACCTGCACCGACGACGAGGCCCGCCGGATCAACCTGGCCGACAACAGGCTCGCCGAACTCGGCGGCTATGACGACGACGCCCTGGTCGAGTTGCTGTCCTACCTGGATGACGACTACGAGGGCACCGGGTGGACCGCCGACGACGTCGACGCCTTGCTCAACCCGCACGTCGAGGAACTCCCGCCCGCGCTGAACGACCCAGACGACGCTCCGTCGCCCCCCGGGAACCGGTATCCAAGCTTGGCGATGTCTGGTTGCTCGGCCCGCACCGCGTGCTGTGCGGCGACTCCACCGACATCACCGCCGTGGAGGCCATGCTCGACGGCGACCGCTGCCACATCATGTGGACCGACCCGCCCTACGGCGTCGACTACGTTGGCAAGACCAAGCAGGCACTGACCATCCGCAACGACGGTGCCGGCGACCTGCCCGAGCTGCTCGCCGGCGCGTTCGCCGTAGCCACCGCAGCCCTGCGGTCCGGCGCTCCGGTGTACGTGTGCCACGCTCCCGGCCCGCTTGCCACCACCTTCGCCGAAGCGTTCACCACCGCCGGGTGGTCGCTGCGTCAGAACCTGGTCTGGGTCAAGGACATCATGGTTCTTGGCCACTCCGATTACCACTATCGGCACGAGCCGATCCTCTATGGGTTCACCCCGGGCGGCGAAGGGCGGCGCGGACGCGGAGGCGACGCCTGGTTCGGCGACAATGCCCAGACCAGCGTCCTCGAGGTGCCGAAGCCGCCCCGCAGCGGTGACCACCCGACGATGAAGCCGGTCGAGCTGATCACCCGCTGCCTGGCGAACTCGTGCCCGCCGCGCGGGCTGGTGTTCGAGCCGTTCGGCGGGTCCGGGTCCACACTGATCGCCGCTCACCAGCACGGCGCGCAGGCCCGCGTTGTGGAGCTGGACCCGCGGTACGCGGATGTCATCTGCCGCCGGTATCAGGAGCACACGGGCACGCTGCCGGTGCTGTTGTCGACGGGCGACGAACACGACTTCACCGACACCTGACGTGCCTCGTTCGGCCCAGGGAACGTGCCGCCTTAAAGAAACGTGCCGTCAGGAGGTGGCCATGCCCGCATCCAAAGCGCAACGCGCGAAGACCGCCGAACGGCGCGCGAAGGCCATCGCGATGCTGCTTGCGGGTGTCGATTACGACACCATCACGCAGCGGCTGGGATACGCCACCAGGGGTGCGGCGACTAAAGATGTGCAGCGGGCTCTGGAGGCAAACCGGGCGGCTGAGCGTGAATCGGTCGAAGAGCTCCGCACGGTTGATCTGATGCGCTTGGACCGGTTGCAGGCTGCGGTGTGGACGAAGGCGCTCGGGGGTGATCCTCGGGTGGTGGAGACCGTGTTGAAGATTTTGGAGCGCCGGGCGAAGCTGCTCGGTCTGGACGCCGTGGTGAAGCAGGAGCTGAACGCGACGGTCACCAGCTACCAGGTCGACCTGGGTGACGGGGACGCGGCGAAGGCGGCGCTGACATGACCGAATACGTGGCTGCCCGTCGGGACGCGGCCGAGCAGCTGCAACAGCTTGGGGGCGCGAAGTGAGGACTGGTGCCCTGCCTCATCGCCCCGCCGGCGAGAGCGACATGTGCACGGTGTGCTCGCAGTGGGGCACGCTCACCACGGACGAAGACGGGTACGTGCTAGTCCAGCATGCGGGCCGGGCATACCCGTGCCGGCCCCGGCCGGAGACGCCAGGCGAGTGGCTGCGCATCCAGTTCGGCGCGCTCGTGGCTGCGATCGAGTCGGGGGCATCCCGGTGAGTGACGCCGATGACCTGGTCGAGGCCAAGGCGGAGATCGAACGCCTCCGTGCCGGTGAGGACCACACTCCGTGCCTCGAAGGCGTCTGGCCGACGCCGGGGCAGTGGATCGCTCGCTGGAACTCGCTCTCCGCCGACGAACGACTGGACCGCGCCGCCCGGATCCTCCAGTTCAGCCAAGAGGCCAGTGAGTGCTTCACGGCCGATCACAAGGGACGCCTTGAGGAGGCTGAGCGCTGGCGACGGCAGTTCCGCAGCCATCCGAACCTGCGATACGCCAGCTGCAATGCGGATTGCCCTGCGCATCTCTGCTGCCGGCAACCGGCGGGCGCGGACCTCTTCGACCAACGTCATGACGCCATGGGACCACCGGGCGACGCGGTGCCGCTACAGGCCAAGGCCGCTGCGGTGTCTCGACTTTTCGCGGCTACGTGAGACAGCGAGGTGACCGACGACGTGGAGCGTGACGTCCGCATCGAGATCAACCGGAACGGCGGCGGAAGCGTCACCGTCGACGGCGCAGAGGCGGCAGGTTCGTGAACTGTTCGGCTGGGCATGTCGGCGCTGATGACCAGCACGACCACGTGTGCACCCTCGACCTTGATCACGACGGCCAGCACCTGTGTTCCTGCGGGTTCGGGTGGGACGAGGTCGAGATCCCTCAAACGCCGGGCGAGTGCGGTGTCAGCCGGGATGCTGGCTTCGGCCACCAGTGCGTGTGCCACCTGGCGACTCACAACAAGGTTCCGACCGCCACGGGTGACGAGGCGCCGCTGCACGCGTGCGCTACCTGCGGGCAGCCCTGGACCGTGTAGGCGGCCCCGTTAGGGGGTGAGCATTGCCCACCCGCACGATCGTCCACCGCTACAAGCCGCGCGGCATCGCGAAGGAACTGTTCTTCAACCGCGCTCCCGAGTTGCTGATAGCCGGCCCTGCCGGCACGGGCAAGTCTTTGGCGTGCCTGGAGAAGCTGCACACGATGTGCCTGCTGAACCCGGGCATGCGCGGCATCATCATCCGCAAGACGTTGACCTCCCTCGGGTCGACTGGGCTGGTGACCTACCGGCAGAAGGTCGCCGCCGAGGCTCTCGCGTCGGGTGATGTCCACTGGTACGGCGGCTCGCCGCAGGAGGCGGCGCAGTATCGGTACTCCAACGGATCAACAATTACCGTGGGGGGAATGGATAAAAGTATTCGGATTATGAGTTCCGAATACGATTTGGCCTACGTGCAAGAGGCAACCGAACTCACCGAAAATGACTGGGAAGCGATCACTACCCGGCTTCGCAATTGGCGCGTTTCCTTCCAACAATTGTTGGCTGACTGCAATCCCGACGTTCCTACGCATTGGCTGCGAGAACGCGCCCGGCGTGGCGCCACGGTGATGTTGGAGTCCAGGCACGAGGACAACCCCGCGCTGTACGACGAGCGCTACGTCCAGTCCCCCGACGGCACCGAACGCATCGAGTACGTCCTCACCGAGGGCGGCGCCGCCTACATCAACAAACTGGACAACCTCACCGGCGTCCGCTACCTGCGGCTGCGCAAGGGATTGTGGGTAGCGGCTGAGGGCCAGATCTACGACGACTTCGACCCAGCCGTACACCTCACCACGATCGATGAGATCCGGGAGCGGCACGGAGGCTGGAAGAACACCCGCTTGTGCGCTCGGGGCCTGCCCTGGGAGTGGCAGCGCTGGTGGACCATCGACTTCGGTTTCACCAACCCGTTCGTCTTGCAACGGTGGGCTGAAGACGACGACGGCAGGCTGTACCTGTACGCCGAGCAGTACATGAGCCGGCGGCTCGTCGAGGACCACGTCGAGGACCTCAAGGCCCAAGTGTTCGACGATGCCGGCCAGTGGCTTGAGCCTGCGCCGCGCGCAATCCTCGCCGATCACGACGCCGAGGACAGGGAGACGTTCCATCGCAAGTTCGGCCGTGGTACCGCAGCGGCGCAGAAGAAGGTCAAGCCCGGCATCCAGGCCATGCAGTCTCGCTTCAAGAAGCAGCCGGACGGCAAGCCGCGCATCTACTTCGTGCGCGACGCTCTGTGGAAGCGCGACCCGGAGCTGGCTGACGCAAAGAAGCCGACCTGCACGATCGAGGAACTTCCCGGCTACGTGTGGGCACCGGGCAAGGAAGAACCGGTCAAGGAAGACGATCACGGCTGCGACGGCGGCCGCTATCTGTGCGCTCACCGGGACAACACGGTCAAACCCAGGATCCGAGTGATGGGGGGCCGCTGATGCTCCGCAAGGCCACCGCAGGGTTGATGCTCCGTGCCACCGTCTCTGCCCCCGACGTGTGGGGCGCTGTCCGCAACGTCGCCGCCAAGGCGCGCACCGCGGTGATGGCGGTGGCGGGGCTGGGCGCGATCGACTACGGCATCTACCAGTGGCAGCCGATCCTGGGCTGGATCGCCGGCGGCCTCTCGCTGCTGGTGCTGGAGTACCTCACCGAGAGCAAGCCCAAGCAGGACGGTGACCAGTGAGGTCGCCTATGGGCGCGCTGGTTCGGGCCGCGTCGGCGGTGTCGAAGCAGGCCGCGAAGACCGGTGGTCCGCCTGTGCCGATGTCCGGCGGCCGCAGCGTGCTGGGATTCTCGAATGTGCTCGCCGGCTACGGGAACGACACCGAGCGGCAGATCGACGCCTACAAGTCGAACACGCCCCTGTTCTCCGCGGCGGGGTTCAACGCGACCGCAGTCGCCGGCGCGACGTGGCGGCTGTTCCAGACACACACCGGCCGAGGCAGGATCTCCGGGCCGGACCCGCGCAAGGAAATCACGAGCCACCAGGCGATCCGGGTGTGGAACTCGCCGAATCCGTTCATGACCGGCAACTTCTTCCGAGAGTACTCGCAGCTGCTGCTGGAGCTGACCGGGCTCGTGTACTGGGTCGTCGTCCGTAACACCGCTGGGATTCCGGTCACGATGTGGCCGATCAACCGTGCGGACATCGTGCCGATCCCCGACCCCGAGAAGTACCTGGTCGGGTACTGCTACCTGGGTCCGCTCGGCGAGAAGATCCCACTGCAACTGGACGAGGTCATTCCGTTGCAGATGGTGGACCCGTCGGATCCGTTGGGTGGTGTGGCGCCGGCGCAACCGCTGATGACCGATCTGGACTCGGCCAAGATGACTGCCGAGTTCCGCCGGAACTACTTCCAGAACAGCGCGAACCCTGGCGGGATCATCCAGATCGAGCAGGACGTCAACCTGAGCGACGAGGAGTTCTATGAGCTCAGCGAACGCTGGGCGGAGCAGCACCGCGGCGTGAGGAACGCGCACCGCGTGGCGATCATCGAGCGCGGCAAGTGGATCCAGAACGACAACAGCCTCAAAGACCTGATGCTCGTCGAGCTACGGCAGGACGACCGCAACACCGTCTACGAGGGCTACCGCGTCCCCAAGGCACTGCTCGGTGTCGTCGAGGACGTCAACCGCGCCTCCGCTGAGGCGTCCGAGTACATCTACGCCAAGTACCAACTGGTGAACAAGCTCAACCGGATCCGAGATGCGCTCAACGTCCGGTTCCTGCCCATGTTCAGCACCGCCGCGAACGGCGAGTACACGTGGGACTACGACAACCCGGTGCCGGACGACTGGCAGGCCGACGCCGCGACCACCGCGGCAAACGCGCACGCCGCCGCCGAACTAGTCGCCGCCGGCTACGACCCCGTCGCGGTCGCCGAGGCCATGTCCCTGCCGAACATCCCCTACGTCGGGCCACCCCAGCAGATTCAGACCCCATCGGACCCCGTCGAGGCGCGGCTGCGTCTCCCCGGTGCCGGCGGCACAGCTGAGGCCCTGCGGGCAATCCCTGCGGCAGAGCAGCTTGTCGCCTTGATGTCGTCCTGGGGCTCGTTCTGACACGCCCGGCCACAACCAGGGCGGTGGTCGGGATCCTCGGGCGTCAGGTGGACGTGCTCACCGCGGCAATCGAGCGGGCGATCAGCGCGTTGGAATCCGAGCCGGCCGGCGTCCAACAGGTCATCGACGGGCTGCGGGAGGCGTTGTGTCCTCCCCAACCCCCGGCACCCAGCAACCCGACGTCGACCAGCAACAAGCCGAGTCCGTCGACCTGAAACCGGTCGAGGCTGCGTTCGCCGTCGCTCTCGCCGCGCTGCTTCTGGCGTGGGCCGCGATCAAGACGTCGTGGGTGGCCAGCCTCGCCGAGCAGATCACCGCGCAGCTGCTGGCCCGCGGGCTGCCGGGCCTGACGCGTCTAGACCTTGACGCCGCGGACGGTACTCGGGTGGTGCATGACGCGCTTGTCGCGTATGCGCGCACGGCGGCGCATCACGTCGTCCAGGAGGCAGCCGCGCAGGGTGTCACGATCCAACCAGTCGAGCCCGGCTCCGCGGAGCTCGAACGCCAAGCCCAAGTCGCAAGCCAGCTGCTCGCCGATGCCCTGACGAACTCGGCAGCCGCCGAAGCAGCCCGCGTGCACCCACCCGAGTCCGTCGTCGCCGAGCAGGCCAAGGAAGCGGCGAAGGAAGCCGAACACGTCGGTCGGCCACCGAAAGAGGCCGCGGAGGCGGCGCGCCAGGCGATTGCTGAGGACACCAGCAAGAAGGTCACCAAACACCTGGACTCCCTCACCGACGCGCAGGTGCGGTATGTCCTCGGCTCGTTCCTTACGGGCGCGCAGAACCAGGCACGGATCGCCACATTCCTCGGTGCCGTCGGCGCGGAGGACGCGGAGCTTCGGGCGAGCGAGGTGCTCGACACCAACACCTGTGCGCCCTGCCGCGCTGTCCACGGGCTGCTGCTGGCCCGGCTATCGGTCGGCGACTTCCGTCTGCTGCGCGCCTTGTACCCCGTGCGCGGCTACATCGACTGCCTCGGGCGCGATCGCTGTAGGGGCACGGTGGTCGGTTTGTGGGTCAAGCCGGCCGATGAGTCGGCCTGACCACACCTTCTCTCTCGTTCCGCGCCGCCGTGTGTCCGCGGGCGGGGACCAACACACTCAGAGGGGGCGATTGTCATCCCTGCTAACGGAATCCACCACACGGCGACCACGGACGAAGCGTGGGACGGGCCAGCCGCGGTCGCGGCGATGCCGAACAGCAAGCCAGTGCTGCATTACTGCCACGCCTGGCAGACCGCCGATGCGGGCGACGAGAAGGCGGACTTCAAGTTTCCGCACCACAAGACCGAGGGCGGCCCAGCCAACCTCGCCGCCTGCCGGAACGGTCTCGCCCGTCTGGAGTCCGCGAACATCCCCGACGGGGACCGGGCTGGCGTGAAGGCTCACCTTCAGGCGCACCTCGACGACGGCGACAAGGGCGGTGACGACGATGGCGGAAAGGCCGACGATGTCGCTCGGTTTCCCCTCAGCGACGAGGCTTCATGGGCGCGCGCTGGGCAGCTGGGCCTCATGGTCGGGTCGGATCGTGCTCGGGTCCGCGCTGTCCGGGCGCGGAAGCTGTCCGATCGAGCCGAGTTCTTCCGATTCACCAACACCACCGGGACCGACACGGCCAGGCTCGACATCTTCGACGAGATTGGGTTCTGGGGTGTCGACGCCTCCGAGTTCAACCGGCAGCTGCAAGCCGTCGGACAGCGGGACCTGACCGTCCACATCAACTCTCCTGGTGGGGATGTGTTCGACGGTATCGCGATCACCAACATGCTGCGCGCGCACCCCGGCAATGTGCATGTCGTCATCGACGGTCACGCCGCCTCCGCAGCGTCGTTCATCGCCATGGCAGGCAAGACGGTCACGGCGATGCCCAACTCGATGGTGATGATCCACGACGCGTCGGGCATGTGTTTCGGGAACGAGGCCGAGACACGGGACATGGCCGACCTGCTCGGCAAGGTCTCACAGAACCTCGCCTCGATCTACGCCGGACGCGCGGGCGGCACGGCGGACGAGTGGCGTGCGGCGATGAAGGCCGAAACCTGGTACACGGCCGATGAGGCGGTGGAGGCGGGCCTCGCCGATCGGGTCGGTGACACGGACACGCCGAGCGATGTTGTGGCGGCGACCGACCGGTGGAACTTCAGCTTCTACAACTACGACGGCCGCGCGTCCGCACCGCCACCGTTCATGCCGGGCGCGGCCAGGTCTGCTGTCCCGGTCGCGACGCTGACTGTTGATCCTGCGGTCGAGGCCGCTGCGATTGCTGATCTCGTCGCCGAGCGCCTCACGGCGCTGATCCCGCCGACGGTGCCCCCGGCCACTGCCGGCATCGGAGATCGCGAGCCCACCGACGATCCAGCCCTCGGTGTCGATCCCGTACCAACTCCAGCTGCCGCCCCAGCTGATGAGACCGCCCTCGCCGCCCGGCGAGCGGAGGACACAACCCCCGTCTGGAACCCGGACATCTTCCGGCAGGCACTGAAGGAGAGGGCGGCACAGTGACCGCACCAACGATTCCGTCCAACCCGGACGAGCTGGCGAACTACCTGACCGACGACATCCGGGCGGACCTGGCGAACAACCCGGCGAAGATGGCGGAGTTCCTCAACGGGTACGCCGAGAACTTCGTCAAGCGGCACGAGGACAAGGAGCGCGAGTTCTTCGCCCAGCTGGAGATCGGCATGGCCGACATGCTGGAGAAGCAGGGCATGGAGATCACCTCCAAGTTCAAGCCGGGCCAGGCCGTGAAGGCCGTCCGCAAGAACTCCCTGCTGGGCAAGGCGAACAAGGCGCAGATCCACAATGCGGCCGCGATCGGCGCAGGCCTGGACCAGGACTTCTCGAACCCCGTCGAGTTCTTCCAGGCGACGTGGTTCCGCGCGGAAACGCTGCCGAACTACAAGGACCTCGCGGCGAAGCGCGCCAAGTACAACGAGATCGTCAACGCCTACGGCTCGACCGTCCCGTCGGACGGCGGGTTTCTGATCCCGGAGATCCTGCGCAGCGAAATCATGTCGCTGGTGCTGGAGGAGGCCCTGGTCCGGCCACTCGCCACGGTCATCCCCATGGACAGCCTCAAGGTTCCGATCCCGGCTGTCGACGAGACCAGCCGCGTGAACAACATCTACGGCGGCATGCAGTTCTACTGGACCGCTGAAGGTGGCGCCGGTGTCGACTCCTCGGCGAAGTTCTCGCAGGTCACGTTGGATGCCAAGAAGCTGTTCGGCTTCTCCGGCATCCCGAACGAGCTGCTGCGGGACGCGCCCGCGTTCCTGGCCTGGTTCTCGACCAAGTTCCCCGCGGGCATCGCCTGGTTCGAAGACGTGGCGTTCCTCACCGGTGACGGCACGGACAAGCCGCTCGGCGTCATCAACGGCGCCGGCGCGGTCAAGGTGTCGCGGACTACCGGTTCGCACATCGTCTACTCCGACATCGTGTCCATGTACTCGCGGATGTACCCGTCGAGCCACAAGAACGCGGTGTGGATCGCGGCGCACGACACGTTCCCGGAGCTGGCGAAGCTGTCGTTCTCGCCGGATGGCACGAACTACGTGCCGGTGATGCTGTGGCTGGCCAACGCCGTGGGAGTGCCGCAGCCGACGATCCTGGGCCGGCCGGTGATCTTCACGGAGAAGGTGCCAGCCCTCGGCACCCTCGGCGACCTGTCCTACGTGGACTTCACCGAGTACTTGATCGGCGACCGCCAGATGATGCAGGTCGAGTCGTCGGCCGACTACCTGTTCGGCACCGACAAGACGGCGTTCCGCGTGCTGAACCGGGTCGACGGCCGGCCGTGGGTGCAGTCGCCGATCACTCCGCACAACGGTTCCACGGCCACGCTGTCACCGTACGTCGTCCTCAACTGACGACGACTTCTGACGTTGCTGGTGGGCCAGGCATTAACACCCCTGGCCCACTCGCCGCGCCGTCCCCACCTGCGGGCGGCGAGATACCACCAACCCGAAAGGCTGCATTGCCATGCTCAAGCTCGGATTCACGTTCGATGTCGGCGCGACTGCGGCACCGGTCGACCTGACCACCGCGGGGTTCACCGGTCTGCGCGCGTGCCTGAAGAACGCTCAGTCCTGCGCGTTCATCGTCCCGGTCGCAGCTGCCGCGTCGGGCACTGAGGACCTGGTGTTCACGCTGAAGGAGCACAACGCCTCCAGCTCGGGCACCACGCAGAACCTCGCGATCATCACCACCGCATGGGTCAAGTCCGCCACGACGCTGGCGAACACCGAAACCTGGACGAAGATCACCCAGTCGGCCAGCGCCACGCTGACCCTCGCGGGCGCGACCTACGCGGCGAAGCAGCTGATCGTCGTGGTGCAGGTCAACACCAAGGACGTGGACGATGGTTTCGACTACGTGTCCCTGTCGGTGGCGGACCCGGGCACTGTGTCCCGTCTCGGTGCCGGCCTCACGCTGCTGTCGGACCTGACCGTGCGGCGTGACCCGGCGAACCTCCAGCCGGTCCTGTTCTGACGGCTGACCTCACCCGTTCTGCCGTCGGGTTCGGCTCGGGCGCTTCCCCTGTCCCCTCACCCCGAGCCGTTCCCGACCGCAGCACCCCTACTTTCGAGGAGGACGCGGTGACGAGCGCACACCCGCCCCGCGAGCACAACCCGCACGTCTGGCAGGACATCGCCGGCAACCCGGTCACCCAGCACGTCGTCGACGGCACCCCCGCGGTCCCGGTCGACGCTGACGGCAACCCGGTCGAGGAGGTGAACGACTCGTGGCAGGACCAGACCCCGGAGACGGATCAGGCTGGTACGGACTCCTCAACGTCCTCACCTACTGCCGACAAGTCCGAGAAGAGTCCCGAGCCCAGCACCCCCAAGCCTGCCCCCGATGCGGAGAACCAATCCGAGTCGGACCAGACGACTCCATCTACTGCCCGTGGGGCCACTGGCGATGGGACGGCACGGAAGACGGCGCGTACCCGCCAGTCCGGTAAATAGCAGCGGCGGGAGGTGACGTCATGGACGCCGAACCCGTCTACTGCTGGCGCGAAGACGTCAAGGCTGGACTCGACACCGTCGCCACCTCCCGCTACGACACGCAGATCGACCGGTGCATCGTCGCCGCGTCCCGCTTCATCGACAAGCAGATGCGCCGCGTGTTCTACCCCACCATCGACACGAGGCGTTTTGATTACCTCGACCACCAGTACAGCCTTCCCTGGCGACTGTGGCTCGACTCCAACGAACTCGCCGCGCCGCCGACCCAAGTGCTGTCTAGCGGCATCGACATCACCGCCGGAGTGCTGGCCCGTAACGGCCGCGGCGACACCACCCCGCCGTACACCTACCTCGAAGTCGACCTGTCCACGGATGCGACGTTCATGGCCGCCTCCACCTACCAGCGGGCTATCAGCGTCCTGGGCCCGTACGGGTTCAACCTGGCGGAAAACGCCGGCGGCACGATCTCCGCGGCGATCACGAGCACCACGCAGACCACCGCCACCGTGTCGAACGGCACCCTCGTGGGCGTCGGGGCGATCCTGCGCGTCGACACCGAACGGATGATCGTCACCGAGCGCGGCATGGCCGACACCGGCCAGACCAGTCAAGCCGTGCTGCCCGCCGGCGCTCAAGCCGTCACCGTGCCCGTTCCGGACGGCACCCAGATTCACCAGGGCGAGACGATCCTGATCGACGCCGAGAAGATGCTCGTCGACACCGTCGCCGGCAACAACCTCATCGTCAAGCGAGCGTGGGACGGCAGCGCCCTGGCCGCGCACAACGCGGGCACCGCGATCTATGCCTCCCGCCAGTTGACGCTCGCGCGCGGGCAGCTGGGCACCACCGCGGCCACGCACTCCGCGAACGCGCCGATCGCGGTGCACGCGGCACCCGGCACGATCCGCACACTCGCGGTCGCCGAGTCCATGGCCCGGCTCGGCTCCGAACGCTCCGGCTATGCGATGGCCATCAGCCGCGGAGAGATGACGAAGATCGGTGTGGGGTTGCCCGAGCTGTGGCAGCAGGCACTCGCCTCATACCAGCGGAAAATCAGGGTGCGCACCGCAGCGAGGCACCTATGACCAGCGACGTCGAGATCAGAGGCCCGTTCTTCGACGACGTCCTCTACGAAGCAGCGTCTCGCCATTTCCAGCAGGACGCGACGATGGACATCGCAGACCAGGGCGCTCGGGACGTCCGAGTCCGGCTGTCACAGGTGCTGAAGCACCCTACTGGTCGCTATGAGGCGTCGATCAGGGCGCGGGAGCAGCCGTTCGACACCGCCAAGGTCGACGGTGAGACGCTGATCTACGCCTGGTGGCTGGAAGGCGTCGGCTCCAGAAACTTCCCCGTGACGCGGTTCCGCGGCTACAACACCTTCGAGCTCGTCACGCCCGAGCTCCAGGCCAACGCAGTGGGGCTGGCGGGGCCGAGCTTCGAGCGGTTCATCGAGGAGATCAGCTGATGGCCCTCGACTGCGACGCGCTCATGAACGCGATCCGGGACCACTGCCTGACGCTCGGCGTGTTCGAGAGCGTCAACATGCACGAGCCCGAGGGCAACGCCGGGAACTACGTGGCGGCGCTGTGGGTCCAGACGGTTGATCCGGTGAAGTCCAGCGGACTGGCCACTACCAGCTTGCGGGTCGCATTCACATTGCGGATCTACTCGAACATCGTGGCCAAGCCGGCCGATGAGATCGATCCGAACCTCGCCAGCGCGGTCTCCGCAGTGATGGAGGGACTCTCGGCGGACTTCACGCTCGCCGAGCAGGTTCGCGAGATCGATCTCCTCGGCCAGTTCGGCGTCGGCTTGTCCGCGAAAGCCGGCTACCTGAATCTGTCTGGCCAGCTGTACCGGGTCATGGACATCACCGTCCCGCTGATCGTGGACGACGTTTTCGACCAGCAACCCACCAGCTACTGATCACCGCCGCTCTGCGCGCGGCAGCCCCCTGAACGCAGGAGAGGAGGGCTGACCCGTGTCCAAACAGGGCGGCCTCGGGGACAACTTCTACGTCGACGGCAACAACGTCTCCGGCGACATCGGCTCGATCGAGAACATCAGCTCACCGCAGAAGCTGCTGGACGTCACCGGTATCGACAAGTCCGCGTACGAGCGCATCGGCGGCTTGCGCGACGGCGAAATGAAGTGGACGACGTTTTTCAACGCCGCTACCGGCAAGGTCTTGTCAGTCCTGAAGACGTTGCCGCGCACGAACAGGATCGCGACCTACTGTCGCGGCACCACGCTCGGCAACCCGGCCGCGTCACTGCTCGCGCTCCAGCTGAACTACGACGGCAAGCGAGCCAACGACGGCGCCTACACCTTCACATGCGAGGCGCAGGCCAACGGGTACGGCGCGGACTGGGGTGTCCAACTCACCCCCGGCATGCGGACGGACACTGCCGCCACCAACGGCACGAGCGTCGACCAGACCACGGTGTCGACCGCGTTCGGATGGCAGGCGTACCTCCACCTGAATGCGTTCACCGGAACCGATGTCACGATCAAGATCCAGGACAGCGCGGACAACAGCACGTTCGCCGACCTCGCATCCGGTGCGTTCACACCGATCACCACAACCACGCCGCAGGCGCAGCGGCTCGCGGTCGGCGGCACAGCGGTGGTGCGGCGCTACGTGCGCGTCTCGACCGTCACCACAGGCGGCTTCACATCCGCCACGTTCTCGGTGATGTTCGTCCGGAACACGGCGGCGGTGTCGTTCTGATGAACCCGAACCAGGTTGCCTACCGCATCCTCAACCCGCCCGAGACTCACTTCCGGCCAGCGTCATGCGCCGAGGTCAACTGCGAGCACTACCTCAACGGGTGGCGCGTCCGCGTCGAAACCCTGTCGCCCGAACTGTTACACGCAGCACGCACCAGCGGCCGCTCGTACACCGAACTGCCCATCGCTGAAGGCGAAACGTACCTCGTCTTCGAAGCCGGGCAGCCGTGCTTCAAGGCAGCGACGCACCGAACGAACGTCGGCCGGGCACCGCTCTACGTCGTGGACACACCGACCGACAACGGTCGCGCACGGCGCCGAATCCACACCAGCAACGGCAGCTGGGCCGACGACCTCCACACGCACACCGACGCCGTCCTCGGCGCGATCAACAAAGGATAGGGGGCCACAGTGGCCAAGCAAAGCGGCCTTGGGTATTCGGTCGCCGTCGATGATGGCGCCGGCACCGCCCGCACGATCTCCAATGACATCACGGACTTCTCGTACTCGACCCCGCGCGGTGTGCAGGACACCACCGGTGTGGACAAGTCCGCGAACGAGCGGCTCCTGCTGCTCGCCGACTTCTCGATCTCCCTGAACGGGGTGTTCAACAACGTCGCGAACATGAGCCACGACGTGTTCAAGACCGTGCCGACCGGCAGCGTTCAGCGCACCGTCACCCTCGCGATCACTTCCCCTGCGAGCGTGACCAGCACGCTTGCGAACGAGTGCGTGGCCTCCGACTACCAGGTCAAGCGGGCTACCGGCGGTGCCCTCACATGGACGGCGCCCCTGTCGCTCGCCGACGGCACAACGCCTACGTGGTCGTGACCCAGCACGGGACAAGGAGACACCCGTGACCGGGTTCGAAGTTCCACGGACCATCTACCGTCTGGAATGGGACGATGAAGCGTACGCGGACCTGGTCGTCCGCGTACGAGCCGTGACGGTTCGAGAGGCCCTCGACGGGTTTGCGGACCTCTATCCGTTCGAAGACGGCCTGACCCCGCAGGAGCGAAGGGATCGTATCCACCACCAGCAGGTCGAGTTCATCGCGCACGTTGTCGACTGGAACATCTGCGAGAACGGTGAACCTGTTCCGGTCACAGTGGAAGCCTTGCAGGGCATGGAAGGAAACTTCGTCGCGTCCATGATCGGCGCTTGGCGAAGGAACACCACCGGAGTGTCACGCCCTTTGGACGGCGGCTCGACCTCTGGCGATCTGTCGGCGGTGGAGTCGATTCCGATGGAAACGTTGTCGGAAAGCCTCGCGAGCTAACCGAGGCTGTAACCGTTCTTCGTCTGCTACAACGGTTTCCTGGCTACACCTACACAACCCTCATGCAGGAGGACGCCCACCTCCTGAAGCTGGTGAACATCGTCGATCACGGCCGCGAACCTGACGAGGGCGGTGTGCCGTGACCAACGAAGTCCTGATCCGGGTCGCGATCAACGATGACACCCAGACCGGCCGCGAAAAGCTGAAGGCCGCGTTCGCGGCGATGGGCGCCGAGGCCGCCGTCGCGTTCAACACATCGGCGTCCAAGGGCCTTAAGGAGGCGGGGAGCAGCGCCGGCGCGGAAGTCTCCGATGCGTTCCGCGAGATGACCATGCTGGGGTATGGCGTAGCTGGCGCGGACGCCGCCAGGGAGTTCACTGCCAAGTCCAGGCCGGCATTGAAGGGCGGCGCGTCGGGTTCTGGCGCTGACGCGTCGGATGCGTTGCGTGCGGCGGCCATCGCGGGCTTCGGCACCGCAGGGACAGACGCTGCTAAGGAGTTCACGGCACAGAGCGGCAGCGTACTGCGGCGCGAGTCTGGCGACGTCGCCGCGGCGGCAGCCGAGGCAATGCGCGACGTTGCCAAGGCTGGGTTCGGCGAGGCCGGCGAGGAAGCGTCGGAAGAGTTCGGGAAGAAGACCAGCGAGGGCTCTGGCGAACCGGCCGAGGAGACCGGAAAGAAGACCAGCGAGTCGGTGTCCCGCGGCATCCGGGCCCGCAGTGCCTTGATCGCCACGGCGCTCGGTGGCGCGATTCTCGGCGGCGGCCCGCTCATCGATGCGGGCGCGATCGGCACCGGCGCCTTGTTCCTGACCGCGATGGGCGCCACGATCCAGCGGGGCAACCCGGCGTTGCAGGCTGGGTGGGCGAAGCTCAAGGACGACGCGACAACCGCCGCGCAGGGTGCCTCGATCGGTATGGTCGCGCCGCTGGATCGGGCCATGGGCGAGATCGACCAACTGGTGCAGCGCGAGTCGCCCCTGATCAAGAAAATGTTCGATGACGCCGCTGCCGATATCCCGATTCTCACGCAGGGTGTCGAGGCGTTCGCCACGAATGCGTTGCCGGGGCTGGAGTCGGGCCTCGCTAACAGCCAGCAGGTCATGTCCGCGACCGCAGGCGTCGCTGGTGATCTGGGACAGGCCGTTGGGGAGACCGGTGCCGCGTTCGGTCGGAACTCGCAGGAGGTGTCAAGCAGCCTGCACGCCGTTGGCGCCGTGGTCACCGAGGTCGGGCACGCCGCATCCGGCCTGATCGACTTCACGACGCGGCTGGCGTCTGGGGCGCTTCCGACCCTGGCCTCAGGGTTCAACGGGTTGCTCAGCGGCGCCGGTGCGGTCCTGCATGTGCTGGAGCCGATCGCGCCGGCACTTGGCAGCATCGCCGTGTATGGGGTCGAGGCGTGGGGCTCGTTCAAACTGGCCGACATCGCTAGCACGGGCGTGAACAAGCTGTCGGACAACCTCAAGAGCCTGTCGAAGAACCTCGGCGACTATGCCACCAAGACGAAGGACACGGAGGGCAGCAGCAGCCGTATCACCGGCGCGTTGGGCACGGCCGCGGCGGCGGGTGCCGGGTTCGCCTCCAAGGCTGCGAGTCTCGCTGAGACCGTGGCCGGCCCCCTCGGTCTGGCGCTGGGCCTCGGGTCGTTCGCGCTGGAGCTGTTCGGGCAGAACAGCGAGGA